GGGAATAATATTCTAGTGTATTTATTTTTGCGGTCTGCTATTATTACGATTGTCTATATATAGACACGTGAAGCGGTTAAAATAAACTAATAGAAAACAGAGGGAGCTACTTAGGGTAAAATCATACCGAGCTACTTAGGCAATTCCTAGGGAGCTACTTAGTGAAATTAGGGAGAGCTACTTAGTCAAAATTACGTTGCCAAGCCTTTAACCTGATTATCTCTCCTAGGTCATGCTTACTTATATACTCCCCTTTATAATAATAGTAATTAGAATAGTTACCAAAAAACTCAGGAACACCTAATACAGCTACAGGTTCTCTATAACTATTACCAATAAGAATATCTTTTCTATTCATAAGACCTTCCATATTTCTACAGTATACAACTGATACAACATAAGAAGAGTCTATGTCTTCAGGTAACTTATCCTTATAATACTCTAAATATCTATCTCTATCATTAAGCCAAGGTAAGAACTCATCTCTTAAGTAACCCTTAGACTCATCTGAATATATAACTATCATCCTATCCCTCCTATCCTACGTGCCAAATGTGATTGAAATCAAATACGCCTTGTCTTCTAATATCTACTAGTAAATTGACTACATCTATCTTTCCATGTGGTCTGCGTATATAATCATCTAATGATATATCAGTAACTAGATTAGTATTTATCATCCTTTGAACTAAGTTTATAACCTCTAACTCATTTAAACCGCTAGCTATTACCCTATCAGATTCTTTATGAATAATAGTGTATGTTAAAGTATCCATCCTAACTTAACCCCCTATCCTATCCTATCCTATCCTATCCTATCCTATCCTATCCTATCCTATTGTAACTCATCCTAAATTATTTTCTATCCTAAGTTTATCCTATCCTACCATTCTCTTATTGTAACATAATTACCTCTATTGATAAGTAATATACCTTCCTCATTAACCGCTTCAATAAGTTTATCTATATCTATATCATCACTCTTACTCCCAAACTCTTTATTATAGTGATTAGGGAATACGTTACTAATATCTTTATACCAAGTGTCATACAAGAAGTATATTAAACTACTTCTATCTAGCTTATCCTTAATTGTTTTCATACTACCTCTATGGTAGACTGTATAATATACTTTAAACATTACTTACATCTCCTTTACATACTCTTCCATACTATCTACACCTATTGATTTACCTCTATGGTATTCATGTATCCACGTCTCCGCTATAAATACAAGTATATCATCTTCAAATGGAGGAAGTGTACTCCATTCTTCAACTTCGTCTTTAGTACACCTATAGGGATTAACATAAACATCCAATCCAGGTTTCCTATTAACATCATAAGTTAGTTCTCTTGAAGCGGTCTCCTTAATCCATTTCAATTCTGCTTTGAGCAAATCCTTATCATAATTCTCACTGAGATATATCTCTATCATTATAATCTCTCCTTTACGAAGGCACCAATATTACATGATACACCTCTATAGTAACTACATTCTAAACCATGTCTATTTATTAACACACAGAGTTTACCTTCATCAATAATGTTTGAGTTAATCCTTACATCATCTCTTTCTCTAAATACATTTTTCTCTATACATACATCCGCTTCTCCTTTTCCCATTAAATAGCTAAGACCTCTACTACTACAATTATCAATATGTTCTAATACTTTCTTTAAAGCCTTGGAATCATATTTTTCAGTTAAAAATATTATAATCATTATAACATCTCCTCTACATACTTACGTATAATAACAGGTTCCCCATTAACAAATGCTTTACAGTATAATTCTTCTATAAGAATACATAAGTCATCTTTAAAGTGAGGAAGATTTGATAAATCAATCGTATTCTCCTCATCTATAGGGTCATCGGTTTCAATCACTACATCCTTATCATAGTCTGTATTAATACCATAAGTTAATTCCCTACCTACAGTATCATTAATATACTCAAGTAAACTCCTTAATGTTTCTTTATTATAATCCTCTTTTACAAATATATGAATAATTATAATCCCCTCCTTTCAATTCTAAGCCCTCTCAGCCTTCCATACAGAGCATCTATTATACCCTTAAACCAATTTATCATGAACTACTTAACCGCTTCTTAAATAAGCTCTAAATGCCAAGTATAGCTAATGTACCGCTAACGATAATAACTAACATTAATATACTCCCAGTAACCATAAAGATTTTATCATTAGCATCATACTTAATACTCTTGAACGTCTCATAGAAAAATAAACCTACACAACCTATTGTAACTATACTAACAATAGCTAATAGTATAATTTGACCTATCATTTTACTACCTCCTTTATAGCCATTCTCAATCCATTAATTGTAAGAAAATCATTCTGATAAACTATCGTATAACCACTATCTCCTACAAGGATATTAATATCATTAGGGTAATCTAATACTATAGATTCAAATACATCTATGTCATCTCCTAGTAGTTCCTCAATACGAACATCCGCTTTTGGATTCCTAAAATCATAGGTTAACTCTCTAGGAGAAAAATCCCTTATTGCTTTAAGGATAAATTTTAACTTATCTTTATCATATTCACTGTGTAAATAGATATCAATCATATTATTCATCTCCTTACATATTAATTGATTTACTTAGTATTTGTTTACTTGATACCTTTAATATCTTTCTATCTTTAATATCTAGTTTACTAATCTCTACCCAACTATCATTCTTTAGATAAATCATTACTGATGTAGTATAGGGTCTGCTTGCTACAAAATCTACCTCATAGTTATTATTGTCTATTTGTAAGTTTTTCATTGTAACTCCTCCTACTAATTTATATATTAATTATACCATAACCGCTTCATAGTTGTCAACACTTAATTACATTTGAAGCGGATATCTTTCAATATTCTCAATTAAACAGACCTAAATGATAAGGAGCTACTTACGATTTTAGGTACATTAAAACTTTACCCTAGGGAAAACCTAATACTTTTTAGTAATTTTAAAAATAAGAATCCCGTACCTATAAGGTTCTATATTTTAGTACCACTTTTCCTAGGGTCTAAAGATTAAAATACTAGATTAGAATCATTCTAATGTAATAACCTAGATTAATGTACCATTATATAAGATTATTATATAATAACCGTAGATTAAGACCGCTTCAGCATAGATTAACAGTAGAATACTATAGTTTAAGTATTGTATAATAAATGAATATTATAACTATAGAATAAGTAGTTAGGGAAGTCGGTAGTGAATGATTGAACGAGACGGACACATAAAAGTTTTCCCAGGTTCTAGATTTTTCCTCTAGTTTTGATACTCTAAAATATTATTCTCTTGATATACCTACTTCAATAGTCAACATCCTACTATTATTCTTAGTGTTTATTATAATAATCTGATATAGTTAAACATATCATAAAAGTTATTACATGATATATACTAAGTTACTTGCCACTTCTCTACTTTTAGTTTTGCTCTATCTATATTCCTAATGTCTTGCATAAAGTTTAACCAGGTTTCGGAGCTTTCTTGTCTACCATATACCTTATCTACTACCCAATCACTATATTCTCTCCTTAGGCATACATATACTATTCTTATTACTATGTTTCCTTCTTTATCTGTTACTGGTATTATTGCATAGTCTTTTAAATTAAAGTCCATAATCATTCCTCCTTATTGTTTACCATCTTTCTAACGTCATACTGTTAATAGCATATTCCATCATTTCTTTAATTATTCTCTCACAATTCACTATATCTCCTCCTATAAGTTTTCATTTATAAAGTCATCAAAAATATTGTGTATATCTTCACCATATACTGTAAAGTAACGATATATTTTATCATTTTTAATATCGTGTATTAGAAAAAAGTCTTTATATTTTAATCCTATATCTTCCCCACCGTTTTCCATTTCTTTTTGTAATTCATCAACTGTATTAAACTCGAACACTAAGTCTCTCATATCTCCGAATTCTTCGTAATGTTGAGATGCAAATAATAAATATCTGTACATGTTAACTCCTCCTATAAAATTTATGTTTTAATTATATATCTTTATTGAAGTGATTAGTGAGTTGCATTTTAACAATTATGGCTTTTAACCTTTCTACTTCTATCTCAAGTCTGTTGTTTTAATTTTCCAACCATTCTGTCCATGCTCTTTCATTGTCTGTCATAATATTCCTCCTATAAAATGATTCTTTTATTTGTATGCACTCCATATTAATCTTAAATAGATGTAAGGTGTAAATCCTACTTGACTATTTGATATCTGTGTCTCAAATCCTAATTTCTTAAATTGCTTTTGCATATACTCTAGTTCTCTTCTACTGTACACTTGCTCTTCCATACTCTTACCTATTGGATAATAGTGAATCAAATGTGTACCTAACCTAATAGAGTCTAGTCCTAGCTCCTCTACAGTGATACCTTCTAACTTATTTAAATGTTCTTCTACAATTTCATCTAACTCGTATGATTTATAAGTATCTGTATTTAATCTATTTCTAAATTCTTGCTCTTCACTTAATTCTTTACTACGTTCTGTATTTATCTTCTCTTGAATATTATCTGTAATATACTTTGCTTTTCTTTTTCTAAACATTTTATTCATCTCCTTACTTTCCAGTATATTTATCTTTACTTACCATACTTGGTTTTGGTAATTTCTTAATATCATATTGCTTTACATTTTCATACATATGTGATGCTTTTAATAACTTCTCTATAGTCATATTAATTCCTCCCATACGAATCCAAATATCTCATCATTTTGAACTTGTCTTACCCATTCTTCTAGTACCATATGAAGCACTGCACTAACACTTTGTGTACTAGGGAGGTTAACAACAGTTGTCATATAAAGTCCTTGAGGTATATGCATTTCTATAGAATCTGAGTATAACTTATCAATATCTATAGACACAACTTCTGTATTGTAAGTGAAATTAAGTCTCATAGTATAAGGTGTTACATCAACTCTACCTAACTTAACTTTAGTTTCATTCAGTAATACTAGATATTTACCCTGTTTACTTGTAAAGTAATCTACTAATTTTGTACTATTCATATTACTTAAACACTTCCTTCATTTTATTATAAGCCTCTAATAATTTTTTATATTCTTGTTTCGAAAGAGTTACTTTTTCTTTTGAATCCGATTGTTTAAAGTATTCCCTGTAGTCCCTTTCGATAGGTCTAATAATATAATCAATATCTTTCTTTGGATATAAATGCTCCTCTACAGGTTTAGTAGCTTTACCATCTCTATTTTGAGTAATAACAGTTACATTGTTAAAATCATGATTACGTACAATGATTCCATTAAAACCAAATACAGAGATTCTTTCTGATACAAATATATCCCCTTCTCTATAATCATCTGTTCTTAACAAATCTTTGGCTTTAATTATTTTCCAAGAACTAGGTAATCTCTCATATTTCATTTTATTAGCATTTAACTTAGTTTTGTACCTACCTAGAGTTAATCTTTGAACATAATTAGATACTAAGTCTGTAGATTGGTATCCATAATAGTTATCTTCCTTTATAAATTTACCTACATAATCATTTAAATACATAGTTAGTCTCCTTTATATATTAATTCATCATTCTTATACACTTTCTCACCTACATTAGAGAAATTATCACCTTTATCGAACTCATGATAAACCTCTTTATTAAGATATATACGGTCTTCTCCTTTATCTGTCTCTAAATCTACATAGTATTTCATTTCACCAATGACTGGTACAGTAACGCTACCTGATTTTATATAAGTAGTTGGTTCTCTGTATTCACCTACTCCTACTACTTTACCTTCATGGTTATCAGGAGAGCAACCCCCTAGTAATAGAGAAATAGTAATTGTAAGTAATACTATTAACTTTTTCATACTTTCATCTCCTTGTATACTATTATATAATAGATATCTACCCAAGTCAATAGTTAGATATTAATTTATTTATCAGCTACGTACTCATAAAACCCAATATCTTCTCTAAGTTTATCTTCTCTTAATTGCTTAACATCTTTAGGTGGTACTGTAACTCCTTCAACATATTCTACTAAGTCAATGAATGCTTTCTCTAAGTATTCCCTAGGACAGTCTTCGTTTTCCCAATAGTTAACTCCTTCTTTTTCCCAGTTATTATTCATGCTATTTCCCTCCTTTCAACTCTTCAATTTCAAGTGTAACTACTTTATCTACATGTTCCTCTATAGCTTTATAAGCTAACTGATTTAAATATTGTTCACTAACTCCTAATATTTCAGTAACCTTTTCCAGGTTTCTTACTACATCATCTAACTCAGTATCTACATAACCTAGAGATTCAAACATTTCATCTATTTCATTTTTGTCAGGCTTAATTTCTTTATATTCATTATAAAATTCTTCAGTAGTTCTAAAGTACTTCTGTCTACCTCTTTTAATATGATGGTAGTCTATTAATTGTCTCTCACCATTAATTGTATCAAACTTTATTACACTAAATGATACGACATGACCACCTATTTCTAGTTTAACTCCATTTAATTTATCTATAATCATTTTATTTCTCTCCTTTTATTTATGGCTTTAACCATTCCCATTTTTCAAACCATAGTATTTTTATAATATTGTACTTATGACCTACTCTGTAGTCATCCGGGTTGAACTCATTTACTTTTAAGGTAATAATCTTTCTTTTCTTAGGATTATCTACACCGATAAGAATCACATCTACATAATCTACATACGCAAATCCTTCATCAGGAGGATAAGTAGAATGCTCAAATCTACTATAATAATTATGTTTTGATATTTTATAAATCATCTCTTTCACTCCTTTATATACTATACTTATACTATACAATAAAAAACTCCCTTTGTCAATAGGGAGTTTAAATATTTATTAATTATTTTTAATTATTTCTCTAATTTCACTTAGTGACTGGTCTCTATATAACTTACCATCTTCAAATACTTTTTCTAATTGGGTAACATTTTGTTTATTTAACCATTGATGGAGATTTAGGTTATCTTCCCATGAACCATCTTTATACACAGCTACTCTACCTTTGTGTGAACGTTTGCCACTATCTGTTTTAGGGTTCTTATAGATAAGCTTCTCTTCATTTTTAATCTTAGCATAGGTTGCTTTGATTGCAAAACCATGAGTATCACGAGTATTAAACTGGTAAGAGAAACTACCTACACCTAATACAACGTTAATACTTGCAAAACCTTTTTCTTTTAATCCTTCACAAATTTGTTGTGCACGCTCATAGTTAATAGAGTCTCCATAAATTAATCCTACATGTTCATCTAGTAATTTATATCCTTTTTCAGTTTCAGTACCTCCAAAAGTATCCCAAAGTACCTCTACAGCACCTTTACGTTCATACTCAGTATCTGCGTCAGGGTCACCACAAATAATCTTAACAGGGTCTCCACTATCAGGTCTGATTACTACTTTCCCATCACGTTCCATAATAATATCTTTTAGTCTAGGTAAAGTTTTAGTCATATTACCCCAAAAGTCCCACGTATCGGATACAATAGAAAATATTCCTGTTGGGTAAATTTCTGTTAACATACGTTTGTATGTCTTGTACTCATCCATTGTTTCATAATCACCGTTTGCACACATAACTGAATGCTCAGTAGCAGGGATAGAAGCAACAACTATTTCCTTTTCTACATCTGCATTGTAATAAGATTCTAAGAAGTCCACTACAGGTACAGTGTCACTACCCTTAAAGCTAATTGCATGTCCTGCTGAACTTAATTGAGTTGTTTCTAAAGAACTCATACCACGCATACTGAAGTCATGACCTTGGAAATCTACTGCTTCAGTATTACCTACTGTCTCTAATGCATACTTATCTAACATCTTACGCATATCATATGCTAGTGTAGCACTTGTCATTGCTTGCCATGTCTGTGTACTAATGATTGTTTCTAGGTAATTAGTTAACCAAAAGAAATCTGCATGTGTATTTTCAATTGTCATGACAGGTGTATTAGGATGAACTACTGTACCCTCTTTTAAAGCTCTTACATCAATAGGTAAGTAACCTAGGTCATGTAATTGTTCTAAATGTTTAGCGTCAGGATTCTCGTGACCTAATGTAAACTTAACCGTACGTTTGTATTCATTAATAACTTCCTCTTTAGGTCTATTAAAGAATTCTTTATTAAACATATCAATAAGGTACTTCTTAACTAACGATTGAATCCCAAATACTACGATGTTATCACTATGCTCATAATACTTGTTACTTCTAGGTACTAGTGTACTATATACAAATTCTGTACCTTCAGGATATTGTTCTCTGTGACTTAATTTATAGAAATCACACATTAATGTTGGGTTTAGCATAATTTATTCTTCTCCTTTTATAGATATCTTTCGATATCATTTATTTGTAATTCTGTTCCGTTTTCTTGTGCTCTGTGTTTAGCAATAGCTTTTGTCCATATACTATCAGATAACATTGAGTCTGTTACAATGATATCTTTAAATCCTGATTCAAATAGTTTACCCTCCATAAATACTTTCTCTGCATGGGTCAATATTAATGATACACTATTAACACCTAGTTTGTCAAGAGATTTTTTACAACCTACAAAAGTTCCACCATAACTTGTTAAATCATCTAGGATGATGCAGTTATCGTATATAGTATTTTCATCTGTAATTATTTTAATTCCCTTAATCTTACCTGTAGCAAAATCACGTTCCTTTTCCCCATATACAATTGAATAATTCTCAACGTTAGAGATTATTAATACACGCTCTACATCAAATAAATATCTTTCATATGCTCCTTTATCAGGGAGTACAATTGTTACAGGTTCTTCAGTCATTCCAATATATTGGTTTAATATATTAATTGTAACATCTACAGCAAAAGAATTTTTAAGCAATTCTTCTGTTACAGGGCTATGAGGTTCTGCTATCCATATAGATTTATAATTAAGGTTGTTAATAAACTCTGCAATATATTTAAGACTAAACATATTACTGTGACCTTCTTCTACTCTATCCATTCTACTGTAAGGTAGATAAGCAATATCTAAAAATTCAGCTCTATCTTTAATACCTAATTGTTCTAAATACTTAGTGAACATATACAAATGCATTAAGTCTGCATCATTTTCCCATTTAAAGAAAACATCAAATCTTAAGTCCCCTTCTACTAAATACTTTAAATCATCATATTTAAAATTAATCTCACCATTAGGGAATTTCTCCGGTACAATCGTTTTATATTCTGAATCCATTTCTGAAAATACTTTAATCATCGTGGTAACTCCTTTTTATAGTTTATTTGAAATACATTTTCTGCTGATATACTTTTAGCAACATCAAAGAACCCTTGACCGATATTTAACATTGTATCTACATCTACTAATGTTAAATTCTCTTTATACATTTTTCTTAATATTTCTTTTACTTCTAAGTATCCACCCTTAAAAACTAGTTTTCCTGTTTCTCTGTGATGTATTTCCCAAACTTCCTCCATCATAATACCTTCTAGTCTTTCTCTAGTACTTTTTAATTTATAAGCTAACTCACCTATATCAGGATACATAACTTTTCATCTCCTTAATTTCAATTCTAAGCCATTTTAAGGTACCATATAGAGCACTTAACCTATTTTAAGTACTCTTTATAGTAAAATTCTTATTGGTCTCCTCTGTACGTTCTAACAGTCTTATCATACTTAGATTTTTTAATTTCAAACATAATCTTATTATAAATCATCTCGATACTAAATAAGAAAGCACCAAACATTACAGATACTAATCGAATAACATTCTCTCTAACATTTAAGTAATCTAAGTAAAAGTAAAGACCTACAGCCATACCTAGTACAATTAAGATACCTGATAGACCAGTACTAAATTTTGTAACATAAAAGTAAATACCATACATACCAATTAATACTGCTATAATATTAATAACTAATTCCATTTATAATCCCTCCATTGTAATCTGACTTCCAAAATTATTCATATAATAAACATAAGCTTGTAATTCATCCAAATTAATTTCTTTCTTTGGATAAGATGCTGATGTCATTTCTGAAATAATGTGAACTCTTTTCTCAGTAACACTAATGTGGACGTTATAACCACCACTAATACAATCCGTAATAAAATCTCTATAATTCATAATTACTCCTCCTTAAAATAAAATAGCTCCTGCTACAGTATAATCATCTCTTTCTAAACAATACTGTTGTATCTTAATATAGTCATCTTTATTAATATTTGATACATCAATTTGTAGTATACCTTTATCAGTATCTGCATTAAATTCCTTATTAACGATTGCTAAAATACTTCCAGTAAATCTAACCTTACATGGCTTATTCTTTTTAATAACTTCTAGTACTTCTTTATAGTTCATTTGTAATTTCCTCCTTTATAATATAAATCCTGTAAGTAATAGTATAGCACCAATACCAAAGATTGTAAATAACATCTTTAAATCTATGTCATCATAATACTTACCTAAAACTAATTTATATCCACTAGCTAAAAATAATATTAAACCGACAATTAAAATTATAATACCAACCATATTACTACCTCCTTTTTCTTTATATCTAAAGTATACTATAAAAAATACCTGCTGTCAACAGTTATTTATTCTTTTTACGTACTTTTTTTAAAAATTCCATACTATAAAACCCCTAACCATAATAATATGTTTGGTAACGCTGATAAAGTTAGAAGAAACATTGCAAACGATACTAATTTTAAATACTCTTTCAAACCATCAAAACCACATAAAATTAACGGAAGTACCAAAGAGTATATTATAATTATTAATATTGTAATTAAAATAGGTGTTATTAGCATTCCTATCTCTCCTTGTTATTAAATATATTCCCATTGCATTTTACCTGCTGTTTTTTGTTTCCCATTACAACAGTTAGATATACTTGCTTGTGATATTCCTGTAAGTTTAGAAGCTTCTTGAGTGGAGCTATATATCACACCGGTTGTTATACATAATGTTTTCTTCTTATTCCCGTTAACTAGTACTCCACTTTTCTTAAGTACTCCTTGAACAATTCTAGGAGTTAAATTATATTTTTCACTAATTTGTTTTAAATTTAACCCATCTTTATTGTCTTTTATAATCATATTAGTAGGGTATTTTTTACTATGAGATAGTAATTGAGTTATTTCTTTCTCCTCTTTATTATTTATACTAGGTAGAATCTTATTACTATTTATTTGTCTCTTAATGTAATTAAAATCTGATTCCCTACAGTCTAATTCCAATAAAGGTATTTTATTTTCTTTACAATATTGACGTTTAAATACGTCTGACTCTACTGTATCTTTATACCAATTCAAAGTTTCATCATAATGGGCTTTACCATGGGTTTCAAGCATGTAATATACACCCTCAATACATACTCTAAAATCTATCCTCCTAGAGCTATTAATAAGATTAACTTGATACTCATAAGGTATAGACTTTACTTTTAAATAATGAAGCATAAATCTCTCAGGGTAGCTAATCCCAGTAGAACATGTAGGACAAGAAAACCCATTATTTACTAAATGGTAAACCCTCATAAATTTTGTTTCCTTACACTCAGGACACATAAACTCAAGAAACTTCGGGGAATTTCTCGTTACTTTTTTAGCCTCTTCCGGATTAACAATAAATTTTCTAAATTCCTTGTAGCTATACAGAGAGTTACCTTCATATACTCTCCTACCTGATGCATATGCATCTCCCTTACCCCACCTCAAGTTACTTTCTTTAACCTTATAAGTAGGAGCGTCAGGGTACATGATAGATTGTACTATATACCCTTTCTCTTTACTTTTTCCTTTTTTTGTCGGTATACTTATTTGCTCAACTATAAGTAATCCATTAACACTCTGACCTTTATTATAATAATATTTTGACATAAAGTTACAGCTTCTCTCTAATTTTATCAAATTGTTTTGTTGTTTTTATGGCATACTCAGTATTAGGGTTTCTTTCCTCTAATCTTTCTTTTAGTTCTTCTAATACTGAGATATCTCTATGTGCCCTTATTTGCTTAGGTACTTTCTTCTTACCTACTTTATCGTAATAACATAAAGCATACCATTCGGTCATCTACTTTCCCAACTTTCATTATTTAATATTCTTTATTTCTAATTCAAACTCTACTAGTGAGTTTTTAGATAAATCTGTGATGCTGAATACATTATTATTTCTTTTAATGAAATGATTGCTAGGTGTAATTCTCTCAGGTTCATTTTTCTTGATTAGTAACTCTAGTTGAGAGAATAGTCTCTCGTTAACTAAATTATTAATGTCTTCTTCAATATCTTTTCTAGTCAAGTAAGAATCATTTAATTTATAGATATTTTTATTAACATTTCCTTTACCAATAAACATATTATCTACGTGACAATTACTTCGGTCACCATCTTTAAAGCATACGTGACCGTTCTTAAGGTCTCCTCGTGATTGACTAATCAATTCAGGGAATGTATGTGCAATAACAACACCTCGTGAATATGTTGTTTTCTTAGGGTTAATTAAGTATACAATCTCATGTGCAGTCCATTTATGATGATTTTTTCTTGTTTGTGTACCCTTTATTAGCTTTTGCGTTACTTTATTTCTAATTAATCCGGTAGGGTGAGCTTCATAGTAACCGTTGAAAGGTACTGTTCTCCACCCTTCCTTGGGTTGTACTGTATGGTCTAAATGTTTTCTTCTCTTAATCATTATTTTTCCTCCTTCTGCAACTTCTTATCTAAAGTTACACTATAATCCTCTTTATAAAATCCTTTAATTCTACCTTTACGTCCTCTAGCATGTTTAACATACTTGTAAACAGTACCTACAAATTGAATTCTTTTTCCTTGTAACTCTTTTAGTTTTTCGTAGAATGAAATACCTACCTCAATATTAACATGGTCAATAGGTATCCCGTTAATACTTACATTAGTAACAGTTATTCTCACACAACCATGTTGATTGCCTTTATGTCTTCTACGCTTTGAATACTTAACATCATCTAAGTAGCCTTTAACATTAACTTGCTTCCTATTAAAGGGTTTTAATTCATCTCTCATAAGTTCACCTCCAATTATAATTGTAATTCATGATAGTTAAACATGTCACGAACTACCTTCTTAGCAAAGTAATTAACCATGTACTGCGTTGAAGTTCCTTCAAGTTTATCATAATCAAAGTCAATACATGTGAAAACTACAAAGCTTCCTAGATTCGTACTACCTTCCCGAACTTCAAATACAAGTGTGTCATTTTTAAAACTTTTAATTTTGAATTCTTTGTCTGTACTGAAGTTCTTAGGGAAGTTCCACCACTCTTTAGTTGTTGCTAAAATCTCTATTGCATTTGAAAATTGTCTTCTGATTGTTTCTTTACTCATATTAATCATCTCCTGTACTTGTTATATACTAAGTATAATACATAGCTTTGAAGATGTCAACACTTATTTTTAAGAAAATATAAGAAGATTTATTATCATTCCTAGTGCACATATTAATGAAGCACTGGAGTATAGAATCGACTCCTTATCATCTTTAACTTTTCTAGCTAAGAGTAAGAAAAGTAACATACCTGCCTGTAATAAAAAGAACCATCCATAAAAGCCTGCCCAAATGTTTATTAATATTGCAGTACCAGTTAACATATAGCTCATATCATCATTAATTAAATCAATGATAACTACAGCTATAAAGGCAACAGAAGCTATTGTCACTAAGTCCATAGGCGTTAATCCCAATTCCAGTCTTCCATTACAAAATCAATGTAAGCTTCATTTTCTTCATCTATAATTTGGTCTTTAACTGCTTCTATTTCTGAAATAACAAACTGTAAAGAATCTGTTAGTCTACCAAGAGCAATACGTTCTGTTGTTTTAATAGGTAAACGTCCTGAATGAGGGTGAACTAAGTTATCAATAACTTCTACTGCTTTTGTATCACCACTTACAATTTTAATAGTTCCTTCATCAAAAAATACCTTACTTGATTTACCTGTACTTGCACTTAGTAAACTTGCAATACTATTAATCATATACACTTTCGTATCTTCTAAATTTTTTAGTTTTTCATTTAACATTTTATTTCCTCCTTATAACATTAAGTCCTCGTTTAATTGACCCATAGCTTCTATAAAATCAGGGTTCCTATCTAACATATCTACAGGATTATCAACATCCCACTCCACACCTGCATGTATATCTAAATATGAAATTGGTATATCTATAACAAAATCTACATCATCTACTGCATCTGAATAGCTGTAAAAACTATCAGGGTCATTTTCTGCAATAACTATATTGTAATCCTTAAACTCTTCTTCTATGGCTTTTCTGCTAAGTCTTGTTGCTGTCATTTTAACCAAACCATGTTCATCATTTAAATGATTTTGTATTGTTTTTATTGTTTCTTTTAGAACTCGTTTATTTGTTTCTTCATAATGGATAACTAATATATTCATCTATATTACCTCCTAATACAAGTAAACTACTGTCATAGCATTATGAATAGACTTCATAATCCAAAATAAGAATAGTAGTAAGGCTCCTGCACCTATAACTCCAGGCATCCATCTATCTTTCCAAAATTCAATTCCAAACATCACTACAAAATAAGATACAAATCCCCATATAAACCATAAAATTCCTAATAACATAATAATCATTCCTCTTTTCTTTGTTTTATTTATAATCTTAGTATATATTAAAATGCTTCATCTGTCAAGCCTTTAATGTAAAGTTTTTTATTAAAATATTCTAAAGCTTTCTGAGCTGTTGATACCTCTTTAGTAAACTCCCTAAGTTCTTTCATGTTAAGTTCTTCTGAGCCAATACGCATTACTAATTCTACACCCTCTCGACCATTATCAAATATGATAGGTGAAAATTTTGTTTTATGTTTCTTATCTACTTCAGTAACAATAATATTACCTGCTAGTCTTACAACTATAGTATAATCTCTATACTTATCTTTATAAAGTACATTTGTTTCTTTAGTCATTTCTTTTTCTCCTTAAATCAATGTATAGTGATTTTTCCCTTATTCTTTTCAACATTTTTTCTTTCTCTTCGATAGGAGTAGAAGAAGGTAGTTTATTTTCTACCTTCTTTTTTTGCTTAGGTTTACCTACTCTATCTGATTCACTGTTTATAAAGTCATTAAAATCCATAGTAAAACTCCTTACAATAAAATATTGTTTACTGCTAACCATATTAAAAGTACAATAATACCAAACACAATTGTACTGATAACTGCCATTATCATAGAGCAAGCTTCTACATCTAAAGTAGTTTTACTTAATAACATCATCATTAATTTATCTAGTAAAAGGGTCATACCTTTAAATACTAAGTAAAGTATTGCCATAGCTACTGCAAAAGATATAATAATGTATATTATAAGTAATACACTATCAAATGAACTTATCATTGGTTTTTCACCTCTTTAATTACTGTTGTATTGTTTATATTCTTCTAAATCTTCTTGTTTTCTAATTTCACTTTCTTTATCTAGTTTCTTTAGTTTCTTGTACTCAGAAATAGTTAAAGGTCTATTAGTTATCAATTGGTTTTTCCAATGGTCAATATCCGCAGGTCTATCAACCTTAGTATAAAAAGACCAACTTAAACTAGTTTCTTTAATTTCTTTACCCTCATCATTTGTCCGATAAAACTCAGTAACACCTAATAAATTTAAATACCAGTAACTATAATACTTATAATCTTTTTCTTCAGGTAATCTCAAATAGTAAGAATTATTCCATTCAGTATATTCCCATCCAGGAAATACAGATTTAAATATTAGTATAGGTATTAAAGCCGATAGTATACCATATACAACGATAATAATAAGTAATATACTTATTATTTTTACTAGAGTACTATCCGTTAAATCTTTGATAATGTCTCCTAGAATTAATGTTAATGCTATAGCTATGATATTATTTATTATAATTACACTAAAATATATTAAGTCTCCTATTGTTCTACCTGCAGGACTAGACCTTAACTCAGACCAACTTATCTTATCCATTTTAGTATTAGCTTTATTCTCTAAGTAGCTCTGTTTTACTTCTTCTGAAACTTTCATAATAATTCCTCCTTTTCTGTATAATATTACTATACACTATATAAAATGATTTGTCAATAAAAAAAGCTAACAAATTAATGTTAGCCGGGTTGATTTACTTTATGCTCTTTAATAGAAAAAGATACACGTTTTCCATCTTTTGTTTCTACTTGATTTTCTTTAACAAATCTTTCTGCTAACTCTTGAGTTGAAAAGTAAAATGATTCTCGGTCAGAACTTCCTTCTGTTGGTGTCATAATTACAGTCTTTACAATAACTTCATATACACTAAACTTTGGTAATGTTTTATCCATAATAAATTCCCCTTTATTCATTTTCTTTAGCCTTAATGGCTTGGGCTACTGCATCATTAATTACTCGTGCCATGATTCTGTGTGCAGTTCTAATAACTAAGAATCCTATTCCTAAGAAAGTAGCTAATACAAAAGGGTCAATTGTAGCATGAGTTATAATAATAACTAAACTAGCTACACCGTAAAAGAACAAAAATCCTATTATATAAATTAGTGCTACTACTAATAAATTAAATAAGTACACTCCGATAAATTTACTCACCATATCTCTCCTCTTCTAGCAAGTTAGTAACGTATTCGTTATTTTGTTCTAATTCTTGGATGTAATCAAAAGCTAATTCTAACATTTTACTTTCACTAATGTGACCTTGTTTATAATACTCTAACTCATTCTTGAATTTGTTTTGTGCTTTAATACTAGGTATAACCATAATATCTCTCCTCCTTTAGTAATACTATACTACACTTATTTGTTCTTGTCAACAGTTTCTTTATCTTTTTTAAAAAGTTCTTTAGATAATTTAGTATGCTGTTCTACTGCTTTATTATATCTCATATATTTAAGATGAAGTATATTAATTTCACTAAAAGTTATTTGTCTTAAGTTATGTTTTGATACAATATCTACTTCATCATTAGGATACTTAAATACCTTAGCTTGTTTTTGCTCAGCATTACTTAGTTCCCAGTACATCTTAATAGTTCCTCTGTAGGATACTATCTTGTTCATCTTACTTACTTTCCATGTACCGAGTGCTAAAACAAACATAATGATAACTGCAGGCGCTAAGGGTGAATAAACAGCATTACCTGTTACAAAGTATTCAAGTACACGCATTATAATGAGTATTAAAAAACTAACTACGAAACCAACCATAATAGAATCTAATACCTTTGTAGAGATATAATTTCTTGTTCCTTTAGAACGTATGCTGTCCTTATAATTATCTACTTCTTTTAACCTTAATTGTATGTCCCTATTAGCATCTTCAATCTCTTTAACTAACTTTTCCCTTTCTGTCATTGTCCTATCTCCTTTGGTCTATTTGAGCTATCGACTTGAGTAAGAATTTATAATTTCTTTTAAAGTTTTTTGCTTCTATTTTACCGAACTTACTTCTAATGCGTTTTTTAGCTTGGTAAGCTGTACCTCCTTCTAGTATCGGATTTAGTAAGTCTACGCTTAACTCTAGTATTCTTTCCTCCGAAAGCTCATCATCTGAAATTAGTCTTACAAATGCATCAAATCTTTCTAAATCTGCCATTTCCATAATTAATCTCTCCTCTCTATATATTAATATACCATAAAACAAAAAGAGAGTCAAGAATTAACTTGACTCAATCACTGTTCCATAAGTAATAAATGATAGCAATAAAGATGACGACAATTAATGTTGTCATTTAAGTCACCCCCTTATTACTTTTTGGTTGGTACTGCTTCAAACCTATACTTATGAATTGGATTATCTTCCCCATCTTCAGTATATACCCTAATAAGCTTGAAATTTACCCCTTCTTTAAATCTACTTGTTTTGTAGTACCTCATATCTATGCTGTTATCTCCTGTTCTACCGGGTAGGTAAGTAGGTAATGTTTCCATAAAATAAGCTTTATTATTTTCCACTTTTTTAAGCGTATAGTCACCGACAAATTCTACGTTCTTTTCTTCTTTAATCTTTCCCGTGTTTGATAACTCAGTAGAGACTTCATTCTTTGCTTTGTCGTGATACATGAAAGAAGATATATAATAAGATGAAATAGAAAAAGCCAAAACAATAACCACTAGTATATAGAATATACTTGCTTTTCTTGACATAATTAACACCTCTATACAAAAATGTCTCCTCTTACAGTTATAATATAAGAGGAGACTAACTATTAATCTATAATTTTAACACATTTATCTAAAAGTGAACAATAAATCATTTTATCACTACCAACTAATTCTCGTAATTTACTATAGTACTTAAGTAAATCATCAGAATCCGTTAGTTCAGTGTAACGGTCAAGAACTTCATTAATACGACTTTCAAAAAACTTACTATCGACAATTTCTAAATGGGATATTTCTTCTCCTGTTACTAGTCTTAAGTCCTCTAACTCTACATCATATATCTTCTTGTCATCTTTAATATCTTCAAGTAACTCATGCTGTTGATATTCGAGATTTGTATTATTAATACGTACTAAAGGTTTTAAAACATGAGAAGTTTCATAAAGATTTCTAGGCATTTGACCTCTTAAATGACTAAAATCTTCTGATTCTGATAATAACCCTGTACTGATACCAATATATTGACCTGGTTGTACTTCTGTAGAACGATATCCTTTTGGTATTGTACAAATATAAAGCTTATTAGATTCATATACTGGCTTAGATGCAGGAAAATTATCGACAACATCTTTTAATCCCTGAGCATCTAGTAAGTTCTCTTTTAACTCATTTAAAGTATATAATTTCTCTTCTTCTACTTCAGGTTCTTTAGAAGGAGTCACTTCTTCAGTGAACTCCTCTTCAGATACCCATTTATCTTTATTACGCATGTCATTTAACTGCTCTTGAAATGATTTTTTATTTCTCATATTATAACCTCTTTACTTACTCAACGACAATATTATCCTCTTCTAATGCTTTGTCCTTAAGTTCAGATTTTCTTTCTACATGGTATAAATCTAAGATGTAATATAAACCATTCTTATGAAGATTATATTTACTATAAATGTCCTGTAAATTCATATACTGATAATCCTTAATAATCTCTTTAACTAAGTTTTTGTCTTTTAAGATATGTGCAATTCTTTCTTCTACAGGTGATTTCTTATTACGCTTACCTACTTTATAGTAGTTTAGAACTGTGTAAATTAATCCCATACTTACCTTAGCTTCTTTTGCAATGTAATCTAAAGGTTTACCTTCATTATAACTTGTTACAATGAATTCTTCTTTAGGTGTGTTAAACTCTCTTGATGTTTCTAATGGTGTGTATTTACTTTCCTCTTTAGTTAATAATTCTTTCTCTTCTTGATTTAATGAAATAAACATAATTGTTAGCTCCTTTACTTTTAGTATACATATACTATATCATAAACTATAGGAGCTGTCAACCCTAATCTTTAACTTTATTTAATTTATTTTCATCAAAGAGCATTGTTTCCCCTGTAAGTGCATAGAAATAATTACCATTATTATCTGTAAGTATTTCTTTAATCATAGCAACATCTTTTTCTTGGTCTTCTCTTGTATATTCTACAATAGTATCTTTAGGATACTTAACCTTAGTTGTTTCTGAATATTCTTCATCTAGATAAACATCAAATGTTATAAGAGAGTTAACAGATACATTATAGAGAACCCAATGCCTTTTATAGTAGAATGATTCTTTATCTAAGTCTCTAGATACTTCAGTAAATTTGTGTTTCCCTGGACTCATTCTAACAAGGATATCTCCTTGGTTGTCTTGTTTAACTCTCAGTACTTTCCCGTTTTTTAAGTATGTCATGATATCTACTATATCGTCAATTGGCTTAGCATCTTGTATTGGATTTAAACTAATCTCATCTGCCATTACTCTAACCTCACTATCTAAATTGTATAGCCTACTCTATCAAGAGCTTCTTTTAATTTTCTACTTTCCTCATCTAAATCTAGATTTTTGTAGAATTCATTTTGTAGTTCTTCTAATCGTTGTAATACCTCTTCATGTTTCTCTTCAGGTATAAATTCTAATAATACTTCACTCATAGCTGTATCTTGAGCTGTTTGTTTTAATTGTAATTCTCTAAGTCCAATAAATGACATACCTTTTAATTGATTTCCGGTAATCTTATCTTTAGTTTCCATTGCACGTATCATTAAAGCAGGGTCTAAAGTTTCCACAAATTCTAATCCTTTTGCACCTTTAGAAATAATCATATCTAGTACTTGAATATCATCATAGATTGTTTGTGTGTGATGTTTTGATTGTTCAAATGGAGAAAGTTGCTCCTCTTCTAATATAGGAGTTTCTTTTTCCTTAATATCTTTTACGCTTGTTTTTTTACGTTTATCAATTAATTCTCCTAAATCCCAACCATTTTCAATAGCTTCTTTTCTTTTACTTTTGTATCTTGTAATAGCTGATTTAGACAATTCTAAATCATATTCTTTACATAGTTCTATAATATCATCATAACTCATATCTTCATCTAAAGCATTATCTACCTTTGAGCGTAGTAATTTATTATGGTATAGCTTAGATAATATACTTTCTTTTTCTTTATCAGGAACAACTTTTATATCACTGTTTTTATTTCTTAAATTCTTTTTTCTAGCCATTATATAGCTCTCCTTAACTGTCATTTATTTATGGTAACTGATGTTCTGAAACCAGTTTAACGAACATAAACAAACCCTACAACATCAACTGTTTCAAGGTTACACTATATAATATATCACAATTTCTGTTATTATTTCATAATATATAAATGTAATATAATTTTATTAACTACTTTGTATAAAATTTTAATATATTTTTTAACTATTTACAAAGCCTTTACCTAAAAGATATTTTAACTTTTCATAAATATAATTTCACAGAAACTAGAGCAAGTAGAAAAAACTTAACTAGTTTCTGTATTAAAAACATTATGAAAACTTCTTATATAACGTATATTTATACTTAATTATCACATATTTATAACATTTTCCTAGAATAAAATAGTTAATGTGTCGTCACCCTTTAGGTTAATTACTAGCTCAGTTAATTTATGAGTCTTATCTTCAATTTTAACATAACTAGACTTAATATCTTTAGTGTTAACTTTAACATATGACTGACCACAAGCAATAGTAATAATATCCGTATCTTCTAAAAAGAATATACCTGTTTCATGTGTATTATATAAATTAAAGTAGTAGTCTTTACTTAATAACTTAACACAAAATACACTTTTACTTATTAAACTATTATTTCTGAAGAATGCTAATAGTTTATCAGTATCCCCTTTAGATAATTTATCTTTTTTAGATAACATACCAAATAGTGTTTGACCATCGTATAATTTCTCTGTAGTAAGTAAATATACAATATGTGTATAACCATTTAATGGTGACTCTTCTTCTAGTTTGTATAGACGTAACTTAATATCTTTAGCTATAGTAATATCTTGATATGTTACTTCAGGCTCAATAAAAGTACTTACAATATCTACTTTCTTAGTAGAGGTTAAGTTAGTACCTCTAGCAAGTAAATCTGTCATTAATCCAGTTTCTTCTAGCTCTTTTTTAAGTTGTTCGGTTCTAACATATCCAAGACCTGAAGAACCTAATTGATTATTCATACCTACTACAGCCTGTTTCATTGATTCTACTACATTTACCTTATTAACAAACTGTAGACCCTCATCTTCATTACTTATGTCCTCAATGTAAGATTGTACTGTAACACCTGAAGGGAAGTAATCACTATCGTAAGATACACCTAGTAATTCTACTTTACCACTTGTTAAGGTCTTGTATAAGGTCTTAATAGTTGTGGGTTTGTCTACATGTTCTGAAAATCCTTTTAACATTATTTATCTTTCCTTTCTGCTTTAACTCTATGTCTTGTTTTGAATATAAATATCAAATGCTTACCTCTAAATGTTCTTTGTTCTCTGATACTACACTTTCCAATAAGTTTTTTACCTCTATGAACATAATAAACTCTATCTGTATGCAAAATAGATTCTGTTTTTTTTCCTTTTTGCTTAAGAGACAAGTAAGTTTCTTTAACATCAAGTGCTTCACTAATAAGATTTAGTGCATACTTTTTCTGTAATTTCACATCTGTACTTGTTACGTTATCAAATCTTTTAATAAATAGTATACGATATTCAATAACAGATGTTGCATCTTTAGGCTCTGAAGGCTTTTTAGCAAAGAAACTATTATTAGCTCCTGTTAAAGTATTCGTAGGGGCAAAGTTAACAGGTTGATGCTGTATCTCTTTACGTCTATTTGGTTTGTCTTTGCTCATTAATTACTCTTACCCCATTCTTCATAGTATTAAAGAAATCTTCTTCTATAACTTCCCACCTATTATTATAACCATAGATAACACCTCTTGTAAAGAGTTTATAAGTATTATCTACCCCTACATAATGAATTATTTGGTTAATAATAGCAGGTTTTTTCATTCTTTTACTTTGAGTTGTTTGGGAGAAATTACCTTCCCCTCCACTATATCTACCACTAGCATTATAGCTATACCCTGTTCTATACGTATGAGGGTCTCTAATCAATCTAAGTATTGTCATTAAGTTTGTCTTCCATAATATATTCATTGTATGATAAGGGCTTCTATGTGGTGATGGTGTAGCATCTTTGTATTTACCTACAACAGGTTTGCCTTTAAAATTAATGTAACTCATTATACCTACATGATTATGTTTATATCTTTTAAGTATCTGTTCTACTTTAGGTACGTGTTTATCATGACACATTACATATACATACTTACATACTAGACTATAATATTTTAATTGGTTATTTAATCTCTGTGTAGAGTCTCTTTCCGTTTTTATTTCTATACCCATGACAGTACCATTACGGTCTAGTACTAAGCAATCTGTTCTACACTTACCTTGACAAATTACTTTCTCATTAAAGATACGTATATCATTTATATCACTAGTTATCTCATCATCTTTAAACATGTGTTTTTTAGTTCTTATAAGGTCTTTAATATCTTTTTCATAAAACTTAACTACATCATTAGACATTTAACCTATCTCCTTTTACTCTCTTGCAATACTCAACAACACTTTCTAAAGGAGTATATGTTCTATTCCATTTAACACTTGTTAGACCTATAAAAACACCTGTGTATTGACCATGAACTACTTTGGTTGGTTCTTTCTGTGAGTAAATAGTTCTATCCTTATCTCTTTCAAAAAACCCTTTTCCAGTTTTACCTGTAACTGTATCTGTCCCTAAAGGAATAACATTAGCTACAAATATAGGGTCTTCTATAACCTTCTTAGGATATTTACGTTGAGGCATCATACTCTTAATCAAATTACTAAGGGGTGTACCTCCAGGTATTGTCCGTTGGTAAGGTTCTACTCTATATTTCTTCTGAGGATTTTCTTTTTCCTCTCTGTCATGTATGTCATACACAATAACATACTCAGACATTTCCTCTTCTACATGCTCAATAAAGTAATAAGGGGTATCATTGAAATAGTATACACCCTCACTAATTCTCATTGCTAATGAGCTATTATCAAAAGCACTAAAATTAAAATCCATTTTTAAGTCACCTCTATATTAATATACCATATATAGTAAAAAGAGTCAAGTAAAGACTTGACTCTATAAGAAATCCTTTTCCATTTTTCTAATAGTAGGTACAATATCTTCTACATCTGTTAAATATTGTTTCACTGACATACTAGGTGTTTCTTTATTGATTAGACTTACTGAATAAGGCTGACCTTCAGGATGGTCTACCATACCATTTGTCATTTCTTTCAAGAATCCATCATTGATAACATTAAATAAATACTTATCATTACCTTTATCAAACTGTATTGTATAAATATTTCCTTTATCATCTTGAGATTCATGAATGTTTTGTACTGTATCATTTTTAATTAATTGCTCATAAATATCATTGAACTTCATTATTATCCTCCTGTGTTTGATACTGTCTAGCTTTTCTAGCTTGGAATATTGTGAGTATAAATGACCCTACAAGACCAATTATCACATAAACTAACATATAAATAAAGCTTGTAATAATAACACCGAATCCTGATTGTGCAGAGTACAAGGAATCTCTAAAAATAATACTCAGTATAATAACAATAACACCAACTAAGTAGGGTACTATCACATGATAGTACTCAAAATTACTTAGTGGAGGTTGTCCTTGACTTACCATTTTCTTCTCTGTAGTCCATAAATCAAATAATCTAAAGACTATGTTAAATGTTGCAAAAGTTATAAACGCTACACCTATAATAAAAATTGTATCCATGTATTAACCATCCTTAATCTAAAAATACTGTTTTAATATCAATATCTTTATTTTCTTTATTTACAAATAATAATTGCTGTGAAGGTTTAGTTTTTGATAAATGTAGCTCTTTAGCATAATTATTATATCCCATCGGAGATGAAGCTACAATATGCATTCTATTAAAATCTTCTTGTTTTACTGAAAAATGATGTACGTGACCTGTAATTAGTAAATCAATATGACTATCTAAGATAAATTTATTAATATGATTGCCTTTACCTTTTAATCCATCACCGTGGTTAATGATAATAGATTTACCTCCGAAATTATCTCTAATAGTGTAAATATCTTCACGATTATCAATAATATCTATACCATTTAATAATCCCTGCTCTTGGAATAGTAATAAAGAGTCTAGTACTACATAAGCAATATTATCATTATAAATCTTCTGATTTTTGTTACCTTGCATACGGTCATGATTACCACCAATAATACCAAATCTTAATTCTCCTGTAACTACATTAGATAGTACATTTAAGATATCAATAAGTAATCGAGTACCTTTAGATATTTGTTCTGCTAAAGTAAACTCTGTTTCAAATGCCTGGTTAACATCTCTCATATTAATATGTTCTACTAAGTCTCCAACAAAGTAAACAGTTACATTAGAAATCTCTCTATCCTCAATCTCTTTAACTGCCGTATCAATAAAGTGATTTAGTCTTGACTTCAATACTTCAAAATCATATTTACCATTAGTCATATCAGATACAATACTTCCAATATGGAAATCTGATAGCAATACAATTAACTCTGTATCATTAATATTAACTTTACTTCCATGATGCTCTACTAATGTTTCCCCTTGTAATTCTTTAACCATATGTTCTTTAAGTTCATCAAACATAATTTGTGGGTATGCAGTATGTCTATTGTGCTTACGTTGTTCCCTTAAGTGAGATAATTCTTTTTCTTTAGCTACTACATAAGTAGAGACTTCCTCATGATAGTTATTACCTTCAAATACTTGATTATCTGCAACATCTTTTAAATCACCTAGCGTTACCTTACCCTTAATTGCTTTGTTTTTAAGTTCATTTAGATAAGCATCTTGTCTAATATCTTCAACAATTTCTTTAAGGTCATCTTTACCGATTCTATCTAAACCAAACTCTTTAGTAATTTTATTAAACTTAGATGTTACAATTTTACCTTCATCTTTAAATAATACCCCAATAATAACTGCTTGTACTTCTTCTATTGTTTTATAGTTACTCATAACTGCTTCCTTTCTCTCTTATAAACTTAGTTATTTGATTTCCTAAAATATTAATGTGACTGTTTACAAATGTATGGAAAATATTAGAATCATAATCATGTTCTACATTGAACATACTAGCTATTGCTTTAGCATCCATACCTTTAACATAAAAAGTCAGTATATCATTATTAGAACGTGTCTGTGAACCGATAATAACAATACCATGCTCTTTGTTTGAAAGTAAACTATAAGCTAGAGGTAATTTATAATCAGGCAGAACCTCATATAATAAATATACATTACCATTATTATAGCACTTTTCTCTTACCATGTCAACTTCTTTTTTGTAAAAACTATTTAAATCAAATACATCTTCAAAATCTTGAAAGTTATAATACTTAGTTAAACCTTTTGCATCATCCTCTACCCATTTAGGAAAAGGGTCTTTACTTAACTCAGTTATCTGTTGTAATAATGAATAATATTTTCTATCAGAATCAACAGTGATAAAAGTATCAGGAAGTAATCCTATATCAGAGACATAATAAATATCATTGTTCTTAATATAATCATCAATATCTGAATTAGAATTAATAACCTTATTAAATGTGATATCATCATAGATGAATCCTGCTAAAACAGCTGGTTCATCTTGTATTGAAAGCAATCCTTCTTCAAATGTATCTACTTTCTCAATATCAAAAAAGCTATCATACTCATATAAAGTGTCTGACTGAATATGGTTAGAATTTATTATAACACCCATATCTTACTCACCTACTCTTTCGTATAAGTAACCTTTAACGTCTCTTTCATCATCTTTAGAAGCATTTTCTTGTCCGTACTCTTTGACTCTATAACCATAGATGTGCAGGTAGTCTTGAATAACATTCATCATACCTTGAACATTTAAATTATGAACAGAAACTGAATCAAACTTTACTACAATGTACTGTTCCTTGTTCTCCATTAATTTTTTTACTTTTGTATAATCATATGGATTTCTAAATAATATTGTTGGAATATCCATTACTTTCCCTCCTTTTCTTAATTCTTATATAGTGTATCATAGATATTATAAATTGTCAATAAAAAAAGACCAACTTTTTAGTTGGTCTTAATTATTATGCTTCCTCTGAAGGTTATTCAGCAGGAGTTTTAGTTGTAAATTCAGGAACATCTACTTTTTCTGATTCACCTGAATCATTAGCAAATGCTACTTTAAAATCTCCTTTAGCATAAGTTTTTCCGGCTTCTAAGCCTGTAATAGATACTGTAGTAGCCCCATCGTTATTAGCTACTTGAGAGCCTACAACTTCACCATTACTATAAACTTTTAATGTCTTTTCCATTCTTTATTGTCCTCCTATGCAGTAATATCTGCGCTATTTTCACCAGGTTCAACTGTTACATCTGTAGGTGCTTCAGGAATAGGTTCCTTAACTGTTACCGCAACAATATCAGTATGACTACCATCCTCAGTAGTTACAGTAATATTAGCTGTTCCTGCACTAACTGCTTCAATTAATCCTTCTGATGTTACACTAGCAACACCTGATTTGTCTGATTCAAATGACACATTTTTGTTAGATGCTTCACTAGGCGTGATAGTTGTTGATAGTTGGTGAGTATCTCCAACTGTAAGGTCTAAACTATCAACGTCAAGGGTAACTGAAATAACTTTAATTTCTTTTGTCTTAAACTGAGGGACATCGACCTTCTCTGACTCTCCTGAATCATTTGAGAATGATACTTTAAAAGTACCTTTAGGGTAATCTGTGTTAGCATCTAAATTCTCAATCGTGATTGTTGATTTTCCTTCTGTTTTCTCTACGCTGTTTAGTAACTCATTACCTTTGTATAAATTTAACTTAGCCAAATTTACCATCCTTTATCTATATATTATTCTGCTGATACGTCTGCTCCGTCTTCTTTAGGAGTAACTTGAACGTTCTTAGGTGCTGATGGTTCTGAAGTGTCTCCTTGACCTTCTCCTGAATCTACGCCTTTAACGTCCTTACGAGCAGGGCTAGCAGGGAAATCTGCAATTACATCTTCATGTGCATGCTCTAAACTATCTTTAACTTCATCTGCATCATTATCTGTAGGGTCTACGATAGATAATACATCCTCTTTGTTATTTGCAACAAATACGTTATAAACACCAAATTTGAAACGGTCTTCAACGAAAGCTAAGAAAGCTTGAATAAGTTGTTTACCTTTATCTAATCCTTTAATATCTTCAGTACGGATAAATGAGTGATTATAAGGGTCTACTACTGTATTTACTACAAAATGGATATTGTCTCCATCAGTGTAAGCAATAGGTGATTTTTTCATTACATTTAATGTACCTTTACCATCTGTTTGTACTGGGTATAAGAATAACTCTTCTCCCTCTGAAACTACTTTGTACGCATATTGTCCTTCATGTGTACGAGTATAACCGTCACGGTTAACTTTAACTTGTAAATACTTATCTGCTACTGTAACAGATTCTTGTTGTAATACATCATTAACATTCTTTTTAGCCATAAGCTTAATCTCCAATCTTTATTTTAGTAATCTATTTTAAAGCATTCTATAAGACATAGAAAAAGCCTTCCCTATGCTTTATTATTGAATTCTCGATAATAATATAACACAAGGAAGGCACTGTAACTAGTTTTCCCAAATATGATTTTCAGTATTAACTCTATGGTTATTTAATTCTTTCTTTGCATAGTACTCATGGTATGCATTTATTTTAAATCTAACATAGTCTCTTAGTTCTGTCAATTCACTTGCTACTTCTTTTCTTTTCATATCAAACTTCTCCGCTACTTGAGAAACTATAAAAGCATCATCTTCCCTTTCAGGGTTAATAAGTAATTCTTTAAGTAACTCACTTTGAACTTCTGTAAATTCTATATCATCAAATACATAACTCATAATTTGATTATCCTCAAAGTCTTCATTTAAGTCTTCTGTTAGAGACTCTACTGTATAATCTTTTTTACCTATAATTTCAGTACGCTTGTACTTTTCATTCTTCTTAACATAACTATTTTGAACTCTCAAAGTTAACTTAGCTTTAATATACCCTGGAAAATCTACTTTACTTCTAATATTATATTCTTTAACTAGTTTAATAAATTGTTCATCAATGTATTCTCTTAATTCTTGTCTTTCAAAATCATTAGATAAAATACCTGCGTATCTATGATACAATGACCATCTAAGGTTTTTATACCTATTAAGTAAACTATCTAAGTCCCTTTCAAAATCAACAGGAATACCATCTATATCTATTACATATCTATTACCATTGTTAGCTTTCTTCATAAGGATTAGCCCCCTCGAAGATTATTCTTACTTTATGTGACTTATCCTTAACATATATATCAGAGAAATGGATAGTTTTAGGTACTTTAACCTCTTCACCTTCATGTCTAATCAAGGAGTATCCTCCTGCCCATCTATCTGTTACATGTTCTATATACATCACTGTAGAATCTGTGTAAGGGAATCCACCTTCTTCAATGATAATTGATTCACCTTTTTCTTTTACTTCTTCAAATTTCTTTGCTATATCTTTATAAGGTAAAGGAAGAACATCTGAGGAATTTGCATTCCCCAAAGATTCTTTTACCTGATTCATGTTTTTATCTATTAAATTATCCATCTATTATTCAGAATCCTTTTCTTGAGATTCTCCTTTTAGTTCTTCCTCTTGTTCCTCTTGTTTATTATCTGTAGCCCATTCTTTATAGTAGTTTTCAAGAGCTTGATACTCTTCTAGTTGAGTTACAATTACTTTGTTATTAAGCAATGGTGAGTAACCATTAGGGAAATGCTCTCCGTATACTCTACTAAATAATTCTAAATATAACTCTCTGTTATCTTTTAATACAGGTACCCATTCAGCATCTCTAAGTTTAATTTCTTCACCATTCAATGTAACATAGTTTCTCCATGCACCTTTAGTAATTAAACCTCTTTCAACTGCTTCTTTATATACAGTATGTTCTAAGTCAATACCATTTAATAAGATAGGGTCATCTTCTTTACCTACCATATAATCAGATAATAAATCTGCTTCAGCTTTTTGCCCTGGTCGTGATAGTTTAGATTTCTTAGTTTCAATACGCATAATGTGACCATGGTATTCATCTTTACCAGTTAACTCACTTTTCTGTTTTAACTGAGATGCTTTATGAACCTTAATACGTAAACTAGCACTATGTTCAAAAGCTCTACCACCTGTAGATTTAATAGGGTCACCATACATACCTGCATTCATATCATCACGGGCTTGGTTAATAACAATTAACCCTGTGTTTGTATCATTTAGTTTAGGTGTTACAGCATTAATTACTTTTTGAGTAGCCGATGCCTTAAGACCCATTTGCTTCTCATCAATACCGCCATCAATCTCTTTCTGAGTTCTTGTAGCTCCTAATGAGTCCCAAATAAATACAATAGGTACTCCTGGAATCTTTTCATTGAAAGTGTCAATCCAGTACTCTAATTCTTTACCTACCTGCTCTACAGATAATTCTACTGTATTTTTAAGTCTACCTTCTCCGGATTGAATAGAGAATAGTTTTGAAACATCTACACCAAGTTGCTCCATACGATTGTTATCTGCTGTTCCTTCAATATCAATCCAAATAGTGATAACACCTAATTGTGTTGCAATTCGAGATAAGTGAACTGCAAAAGTAGATTTACCACTACCAGTTAAACCGTAAACTTCTGTTAACCGACCTAATGGAATACCTCCACCTAAAATATAGTCATACTGAGGAACCATTGTAGGTATAACGTTTTTAATATCTGCTCTGTTTGTATCTGATAGTAATGTTAATCCTAATTCTTTACCTAAATCAATTGTATTTAAATCTGTTAAATCTACTTCTTTACCTTTTTTTGCTCTTGCCATTTAATATCCTCCTAGTAATTATATCTCAAATAAAAGAGTGCTCTAAGGCACTCTATATCTTATAGGTTATCTAAGTCTAGACCACCTAATACATCGTCAATACTTTGCGTTTGTTTTTGTTTTGGAGGCTCCTGTGTAGTTTGTTGTGGTTCAGGTGCTTGTTGTGTATTTTGAGGTTGTGTCTCAAAAGGTACCTGTGAATCATCAACACTGCTAACATCAAAGTCATTAAATGGGTTTGAATCAGGTTGTGATTGTTGTTGCGCTAAGTTATCCCAATCAACAGAACCTGTGTTACTTGGTTGTTGTCCTGAAGGAGTTCCTTGACCAAATTGCGTGTTATTGATAGGTTGTTGTGTACCTTGTAACTGCTGTCCTTGACCATTACTTTGACCTTGTTGTGTATACTGACCTACTTGACCTTGCTGAGGCTGATTAGGTTGTCCTCCCATATTACTTGGCATTTGACTATCTACATCTTGTTGTGTAGGCGCTTGTTTAGGCTCTGAAGGTTCTTCACCTAAGACATTTGTTTCACGGTTAAATTTAAAGTTATCATGACTTAACTCTGTGTTATTAACGTTATTGATTAAGAAGTTAACAAAATTAGGATTTTGTTCTTCTGTTGGTTTTGCTAATTGGTCTAAGTCAGATAATTGTTGTTCCCAACCTTGAGGTAACGCACCTAAAGGAGCATTAGGATAAACACTTACTTTCCATGACATTTCACCTTTTTTAGCTTTAGCAATATTAACTAAGAATGCTTCATTTGCTGAAATAAAGCTATGGGGTGCATTAGGTGATGGTTTTAACATAGTGTCTTTTAAGTTAGCTAATAATTCTTTATATCCTGTGTTAGATAATTCCATAGGTTGAATCATTACATTTCCTTGAGCATCCGTTTTTGGTTGAATTTGACCATTGTTATTAAAGTATTCAATAACATGAATGTAATAGCGTACTCCTGGTTTATTAGGGAATCTACTGAACTGAACACCATTTGTTATCCAATCCTGAATGTATGGGTCAAGGACAGATGAACCCTCTTCTGCAGGTAATGTTAACCCTGTGAATCCCTGAGAACCATCTTTCTTAGAATAGTTAATACCTGTTGTTCTAAATTCTTTAAAGAAAACATTTGTTCCTTGTGCAGGAGGTAATACTCGTACAAAAGCATTTTCTTTAACAACCTTATTTCCGTTTGCATCTTTAATATTACCTAAACGTAGTACAGGGTTCTTAGGTTTGTAACTCTCTACATTATTGTTAAAAGAACTGTTATTACTTTCTAATTTGCTTGCCTCATTGTTAATAAATTGATTGAAATCCATAATTATCTTTTCTCCTTTTAATTAATTTACTTATTTATTATAACATAGTTTTTTATATTTGTCAATTATATTCTTTACTTTATTTTTTAATGTGAAAATGGATTAGTAATTCCACCATTTTTATTTGTTTGTCGTAATTCTGCACCTAATTGAATCATCATATCTCTTCTTGTCTCAAAAGCTTTTACAACATATTGAAGTTGTTTAACTTTATAATTCCAAGCCTCAACAACTTTAAGTTGTTGTTGATAAGAATCGTGAATATAAACACTAGATTCAATCATATCTTTAGTAGGCTTTTTACCTTGTTGTTCATACTCTTGTCTAATTGTAAGGTTTAGCTTACTACCAATTGTTTCTAGGTTTCTTTGTTCCATTTCAGAATATGCTCTTACCTTCTCTAATATAGAAGCCCAAAAAGCATATTTAGCTGATTGTTGCATAAAGTCCTCTTGTATTGTATACTCTGTAATTCTTAATTCATCTGTAATATCAAACTCTTGTGAGTTCCCATTTCTATCTTTAATAGTAAAGTTTGTAAAATCTAGGGAATCAATGTGTATTTCCATTTATCAGTTCCTCCTTTTAAATATTAACTGAGATACTACTTAAAGGTAAAGCTAGAGGATATTCTTCTTCAAGACTTGCCAATTCCTCTGTTACTTCTCCAGTAGATGACTCTGTTGGTAAAACTGTAGAACCATGTTTATTTTCTTCTCTATTATAGAATGTAACAACAATATTCATCCCACCTAGCTCATCCTGGTACATGCTTGTTATAACCCATCCATCCATAGAACGATTAAATCTAATCTCTCCTGTATTCACTCTTTTTCCTCCTTATATTTATTACTTATATAGTATAACATAAGTTAACTATATTGTCAATACTTTTATTAAATTTCTTGATAAATATGTTTTTCACTTTTAACAACATTAGTAGCTTTTTCAAATTGTTCATCTGTTAGTTTACCTGACTCTTTATAATCTTCTAAGGTCTGTAAATTCATCATATACTTAATATAACCTTGGTAAGAATTAAATGTATCTATTTCTTCCTCATCATATTCAACCATATCATTATAGTTTAACCCAATTTCCATATCGGCTTCAATAGGATATTGTACTTCTTTTCCATCAATTTCTGCTTTTAAGAAATCAAATGGTAAGTTTTCCATAATATGAATTGTCACTTTAGCCATAATTTTAGCTTCTTCAGGAGGACAATCAATTAAGATACTATCATGTACTGTGGCAATAACTTTTGATTTTAAGTTACGAGATTGGATAAAATCATCTAAGTAAGTTAAAGACATGTTTGTTAAGAAACTACCTGAACCCTGGATAATAGTGTTAAATGACTGTCGTAGACCTTCATTTTTTATCTTTTTATCTGTTGATTGGGCTGAACGGATAAATCTTCTATGTCCGTGCATTGTATCAACATAACCATATTGTTGCACAAACTCATGTACATTGTCAATAGAAGTTTTTACACTTGGTTTTGTTTGGAAATACTTTTCAAATATTTCTTCTGCTTCACTTACTTCCATATTATTTTTACCTGCAAATGAGAAGGGTGATTCACCGAAGGCTAATCCGAAGTTAACTGCTTTAGTTGCTTGTCGTTCTTCCTTAGTTACCTCTTCTACTGGTTTATTGTAAACAATACTTGCAGTAGCCTTATGAATATCTTCTCCATTTAAGAATGATTGTAGCATATCAGGGTCTTTAGTAAATAATCCGATAATACGCATCTCTAGGGCGCTATAGTCGGCTCCTAGCAGTACTCCATTTTCAAATCTAGAAACAAATGAACGTTTAATTGGATGTTTGTAATCAAACTTATTTACATCTGATGTGTGTGCAGGTAAGTTTTGTAAATTCTATAATTTGTAAGCTTTTTAGTTTACAATCTGTTACTGTTTAGGTAACACAATAGCTCTCACTATTGAGTAGACTATATCATATATCATTTCTGTGGTAGGTTTTAATTATTATTTTTAAATTTATATCCTCTGTATTCAACAAAGTCATCTGTATTTCTTAGTTTATCTCTTAATGTTTTATGATTATTCATTTCTAGTATACCCATAATTTTATTCATTGTCAAATCTTCATATAATAAATTATTATTTAAATCATACATATTAATAGACTTATTTAAACTTCTCTTTGAATCCTTATATACGTATTCCCAAGTATAACTTCTATGATGCTTACGTTTACCGTGAGCAACGGAACTAATCTTAGTACTTTTAAAGTACCCATTAGATTCTTTTTCAGCTTCACTTGGTGAATCCCATAACTTAATGATGTTACCTTCCATATCTTTTTGATAAATGGCTTTCTTAGATACAGAACTAAGTTTTTCTCTTGCACTATAAGTATTCAATCTTCCTTGCTTATTAGCGTGAGCACTATTACCTTTGTAACTTACCCATTCTAAATTTTCAACACAGTTATTTAATTTATTATTATCAATATGGTTAACTATACTATAGCTGTCGGTAGGTATAAATGTCATAGCCACTAATCTATGTACTAATACATTAGCAATACCTATAGATACTTGCTCATATCCGGAATTTATTATCCACGGCTTTAAAATATAGTTAGTTTTTATATTCCTTACTTTTCCTTTATTACTTACCTCGTAGTTTTCAAATCCTACTACTTTCTTCCAAATCTCTTTCATATAACTCTCCTTATTATTCCCTACCACAGAAATAATACCTTTGCTTTCGTGGGTGTGTATTGATTGTATTGTCTCAACACCTAGTCGTTGAACCTTACCCATACTTTTATATACTTTCAGGGTCTTGGATGCGGATTCTCTCTATTCTTAACCTTTTTACTATATCAAACACGTTACTGTTTGCCCTTATATATGTTTCCATTATAAGTTAGTAGTTAAGACCTAACGAGTCTCTTCCCGCAGTTAACAAAGTTTTACAACCCCAATTTAAGGGTTACTACTACTTAGTCTTGATGTCTCTGTACCTGTTTCAGAAAAAGAACCGTGTAATGTTCGTTTTTGTTTATTAATCATATTAGGTAATTTCTTAGTAAATGAGTTACGTTTTGTCTGCATACTAGCATGATATTTAAGCAATTCAAGAAGTTCTTTAACATCATCTTTTAATTCTAAGTTATCTAATGCATAACCAATAGCTTTCTTATCTGTTTTATAATCCTGCCAAGTAAGGTCTGCTTCTTTAACATTAGCGTTAAATGGTTTTTCTTTAACATACTCTTTATCATAAGGTAACTGAATTCCTAGAATATCATAAATTACTCTACCTTTATGGTCTCCTGAACTAGGAGAAAACATCCATTTACCATCTTTAAACTTATCTCTATACTGATGAATCTCTTTGTCTCTATCTTTTGGCTTTTTCTCATGCTCTTCTAACGCCATTTGGTAAAGGTTATACTGATACTCTTCAAACTCTTTAACAGCCCAATGTTCTCTCATAGTAGCATGGTTCTTAGCCATCTCAGACTCGTATGACTCATCATTTTCTTTCATATAATCTAAGTCACAATATAAACCATTTGATTCAATTCTAGCTAAAGACTTAGTAAGTCTTGGGTAATTAACTTCTAATAAATGCATTGACTTAGGTCTATCTTGCTCTTTAAGTTTCTTAACAACATCACAATGAATTCTTCTACATACATCTGTGTCTCCTGATGCATATGGATGCATTAGTTCAATAGGAAACCAGTCATAGTTAAAGTTACCTCCATCAATATCATTAACTACATCTTTTACATCTCTATACTTGTTAATTAAATCAATTGCAGTATTCAGTGTGTAAGATTTAGCGTAATCAGATAATCCCATATATTCAGGTGATTGTTCTGCAATACTAATAAATTCATCGTTGTTCATAACTAAATTCATGTTTACAATTTCAGGTGAAAGACCTAACTGAATGTATTTTTTCTCTAATTCACTAACTCTAAATTTCTTCTCAGTATCATCTAATTCTACTACTGTTTCATTTAATTTAGTTTCTAGCCACTCTTTGTATTCAGGAGCTTTAACATCATACTCTTTCTTAGCAATTTTTTTATTTTCTTTCTGTATTTCCTTAATTTTATCAGAGAAAAATCTTAATAACTTAGTAACAAACCATAATTTAAAATCTTCTAGTGGTTTATCATAACCTCCGACATCTGTTACCTCGTAAGCTAAGTCAGATAATCTCAAAGATTCTTTAACTTCTTGTGTGACAGCTAAATACCAACCTACTTTAGTATCTTGAATGCTCTCAAAATCTTTAAAGTTCTCAGTACTCATTAAAAATTTAATATCATATTTACCATTATGTGCCACCTTAATATCTTCTTTACTAGCTAACCAATTCTTAAGTAATTCTAGTACTTCATCAATATCTTCTTGACCATTTTCCCAATTAAAGTCCGATTTGTATAAAGGTATAGTCACACCTTGACCATTTCTCCATGATAGAGATAATACTAACGGTTTACTTCCTTCCTTATCAGGCTTTAATGAGTTAGTCTCTAAGTCCCATGCGGTGATATCTACACCATCATAATTATCATTCTTTACTTCCTTATTAAATATTTCCCTTACTCTTTCAATGTTATCTACTAATTCGTAAGATACTTCTTTAGGTTTAAATGCTTCCTCACCTTGTTCTACAAACTTACCTACTGTTTGTAAATCTGATACAACATGACGTTCACTATTTTTATTTACATTAGTGTATTCAATACTATACGTAGGTAATACCCATACATCATGAGAAGATGTTTCATTTTCAATTGTTACTTTACTTGGTACCCCTCTTACTTTACCGATAGCTGTAACATTTAATAAATATTTAACACCTAATTTACCTACGGGAATTATCATATCATAGGAGTTATCAATAATAATGTTATTCATTCTTTCATAATATGGTTTTACTTCTGCTTGTTTAACATCTTGATATTTAATAATTTTACCATAATCATTTCTAATAGGTGTAGGTACTGCATTATAGAGAAAATCAATATCATAGTCTCTGTTTGTTTTATCTCTCTTTAAATTAGAACACTTCTCAAGTAATTTCTTAAGTGTTTTTCCATTAGGTGTATTTAATACATTAGATTTCACACTCCCATCTTTACTTACAGAAAAATGTTCTTCTCTAATGTGGTCAAATAAGATTAATACTTTCATTTAATTCCTCTCCTTTTTTAACTTAATAATACTATACCATATATTTTAAATCTTGTCAATAAAAAAAGAAGAGAATTATTTCTCTTCTTCATTAATTCTATCAATAACCTCTTCTAATTCTTTAAGTGGTTTAAATTTTATAGCTTTTCTATTAGGTAAATGGAAATATTCTTTATTCAGACCATCCCAAGCTTTTTTACCTTTTCTTTCAATAACTTCTATTTGCATAAATTTATGATTCTTTACTTTAGTATATCCTTCTTCTAGTAAGTCAGAAATAGCATCTGTCTCTGCACTTAGTATTTCTTCTACATCTTGTATATAATAACCTGTATTCTCTGATATCTTCCTTGCTATATCTCTTCTATTTGCTGTACTCATATAATCACCTTATATCTTAATCTTTCGTTGTTGTTTTAGTTTCGTAATTACATTGTCTACATCTTCAAAATCACGACTACTTGTTAAGATATAGATATACATTTTCCATACTGATAGGGACACTCTAATTTTATCTGCAAAATCAACTTTATATTCAGGTTTTAAATCATAAGCTTCACCATCAAAGAAATAAAATTTTTCTTGTTTTTCATCTACTTCTAGTATACGAGGGAATGATAAATGAACTTCATCTACATTTGTTTTAATATCATGTAAACTTCTAATAATATCATAAGGGTTTACATAAGGAAATACCACAGAAATATCAATAATAACTTTTGTTCCCATAAATGATAAAGCTATATTATCTACTTCTTTTGCAGTAAAACCATTACGCATACGATAAACAACTTCTGAATCAGGATGACTAGATAAGTCTTTTAAAACATAATATGGTAATACTGAATCAGTATAGTATGTAACTTTACCACCATGTTTACATACTTTCTCTATGAGCCTATCATTATTGTATTTCTCATTAAATAGCATATAATGATTTTCATCTCTCATAATATATCGTCTAGATTTAGATATTAGTTCATCCATATTCTTTTCAATTTCTTCTTCATTACCGTGTGTAACTTTAATAGCCTCATTAATTTTATCTTTATCTTTTGTGTGTATATTAAAATATCTATCACTATTATATATCGTTAATGTTTTATTCTTTGCGATATGTCATCTTCCTTTCATTAAAAAATCCTACTACCTTGTACTATTATAGTATAGCACAGATAGTAGGAAATTCCAAATTAAAGTGACTCTAATTCTTGTAATTGCATTGGTGTAACTTGGTCTTCATATTTTTTAACTAACTGACCATCTTTATACCCAATTAATACTGGTGTACTCATAATATCAAATAACTTAACAGCCTTTTCTCTATCTACATCTTCTGCATCTAAATTAAGTGTTAAAATAGGTTTCTTAATATCCCCTGAATCTTGGAACATAGGGATTACACTTTTTAAGATTTCACACTTACCACAATTATCTTGTGTAATCATGACAATAACATCTTTCTTTTGTCTAATTGCTGTATTTAAATCTACTAAACTATTCATTTTTTCCATCTTCTGAATCATCCTTTTCTAATGTTTTAATAATTTCGGGAAATGAGTTAACTACTGTAGCTTTTTGTGCTTCATAACCTTCTGATAAATCAATTAGTTTTAACTGTCCTGAGCCATAAGATAAAGTATACATAGTCATATCATGCATAAACTCTAACTGAAAAGACTTAGACGTATCATCAGCTTTGGCATCTTTAGAGTTACTAAATAACTTCATAGGGTCATTGATATCACTCACACATGAAAACTCATCATGTTTTTTAAATAATATTTCTGTTTTACTTAATAAATCCATTGCTTCTTTTCTATCCATAATATCTTTTCTCCTTTTTATAGGAATTCCTTAGCAGTACTATACTCTTTACTATCTAAGAATGAGAAATCTTCATCTTTAATATCTTTAATGTTTGTAGATTTTTCGTAGTCTGCTTTACCGCTAAAGAAATCAACATTTCGTAATCTGTCTACATTAGTTTGATTTTCTACAATAGGGTTATAAGGTTCAGGGTTAAAATAGTCTTCCCTTCCAAGATTTTGAAGAGCTCTATTAAAGTTATACTGAACATAGTTAATTACATCTTCACTTAACTCTAGCGGGTCATATAGACTATGTGTATACGCTACTTCATTAGTATAAAGAATATTTAATAATTCATAAGTTTCTCTATCTGCTAATTTTTTTTCTTCTTCTGTTAGAAGATTGTAATCATATTGAGCTGTTAATCCTACTGCTGAACCGTGGTAAGCTTCATCTTGGGTAATTTTATAAATAATAGCTCCTGATTGTGTCATCTGACCTCTACCTGCAAGAAGTAAAGGATAATAAAATCCTGAGTAGAATAATGCACTTTCTAAAAAGGCACTGGCTACTTTAGCCATATATCTATCAAATACAGTAGGATTAGGTTTTAATAATTGGTCATAATAATAACCAATAAACTGAGCTTTTACTTTTAAAAAGTCATTTTCTTCAACCCAAGTATCTAATAAATAACTTGTTTCTTTATTACTTAGTAATGTTGTAAAGATATGACTATAAGATTTAGCATGTATCTCTTCCATACCACCCATAAACGCAAATACAGCTTGGTATTTGGGTCTTGGTTCATGATATGATACTAAGTTCATACCTTCTCCTCCTTGCTTTGTATCGAGCCCTGTGAGCCCTGCAAGGACTTTCTTATAAGTGTTCTTTTCACTCTCAGTTAAACTATTCCAAGAACTTAAATCTCTTGATACATCAAACTCTTCAGGAGTCCAAAATTGGGAGATTCCTTGCTCCCAATAAATATCAGACATCCCGTCATCTTCAATATTCCAATTTGTTGCCTTTAATACTGCATTTTTATTATGTTGTTTTATTTTTTGTGTAATATCCATATCTATTTCCTTTCTAAACCGAACATGTTTCACATTCAATAACAGAAAGTTTACGTGAACGTGTATAATATAATGATTTTAATCCTTGTTCCCAAGCATAGTAATATAAGGATACTAACTTATTAGTCGGTATTTCTGACTCTACATAAAGTATAGTAGATACTGCTTGGTCTGTATGTTTTTGCACTACTGCACTTGTATTAATAATACGTTTATTATCAATCTTATAAGCTGTTTCTCCTTCATAGAAAAACTGAGTTATAGGACTTAAATAAGGCATTGGATAGTATGTTTCCATGTCCCCATATTGTCTGTTCTCTATAGCACTAGGTACAGGCATAATTGAGCTTGTAGCATTCTGTACATATGATATAGATTGAGTAGGTGCTTCTGCTTTTCTATACCCATTATACAGTCCATATACTTTAACTGCTTTAGCTAATTCATCCCAATCATCTTGTGTTGGAATATAGACCTTGCTTAGGACTTTCTTAGCTTTATCTGTTTTAGGTTGGTTAGACTCTCTAATATATCTTACAAAGTATTCACCTGTAGCATAATCAGACTTTTCAAACCCTTTAAATGGTTTTCCTGTTTCTTTAGCCATTAACATAGATGTCTTAATAGACTGGAAGTTAATAGCGCTATATAAACTGTTTACGAGGTCTAATGCTTCCCTAGAACCATAACTAATAATATTCTTAGCTAAAAGCCCATGTAAATTCATTGAACCTAAGCCGATAGCTCTAATATCATCATTTGCTTTTTGAACACTAGGTAAATACGGTAAATCCATAATATCAGTAACTTTTGTTAGTGCTCTTGTACCGATATCTACAGATTCATTTAATAAACCTTTTTCAACCACATTAACTAAGTTAAGTGAACCTAATGTACAAACAACATCTCTATTAATAACATTCTGATTACTATAAGAATATGGATAAATTTCTGATACCTCTTGTAATTGTGAAATTTCTGTACATAAGTTACTCATTTTAACCTTACCTAGATTTTTAAGAGGGTGATTATCATTAGCATTATCAATATAGAATACATAAGGGTAACCTGATTCTAATTGTGTTTTAGCAATGTCTGTCATGACTTCTCTAGCATCATGTTTTACTTTACCAATCTTATCATTATTTAGTAGCTCCTCATACCACTCATCAATATTTAATTCATCTAAATATTTACCATATACTTTGTTAATATCATAAGTGTCAAACGTGTAGAAAGGTTTACCTTCTTTAACTAATTCCATAAACTTATTAGGTATTGTAACACCAATAGACAATTTATCTAGTCTAACTGATTCACTAGCATTAATTTTCTTAGAACTCAATAAATCTAAGATATCATTATGGAAGATATTAAGATATACTGCACCACTACCTTGTCTAACTCCACCTTGGTCATAAATACTAACTTTATGCTCAATGGCTTTAGCAAAAGCAATAACACCTTTACTTGAATTAGGTCTATTACGTACTGGAGCACCTTTAGGTCTAATTCTAGTTAAATCAATTGCAACTCCTCCACCATTAGAACTAGCATTAGCTACACTATCCTCAACAAAATTTAGAGACTCAATTGAATCATCTACTACAAATAGATAACATGAACTTAGTTCACCTCTATTAGCTTGCCCTGAGTTATTATACGTAGGCGTAGATGGTTGGAATGTTTGCTCCATAAGTTGTACTAATAATTCTCTAGCCTTTACATAATCATCTTGAAATAAATATAAAGCTACTCGAACGTTATGTTGCTCATAGTCTTCAACAAAAATAGGTTTTTTATTCTCGTCATACTGTTTTGATGCGTAAGACTCATAGAACTTCTGTCCTGCCATAAAACTAGGAAACTTAAAATTAAAACTATAAGCTAACTTAGTCATCTCATCAATAATAGTATCGGGAACTTTGTTAAATATTTTATCATATGTTCCTTCTTTTGTCAATACTCTAATTCTTTCTACTTCATTATTAAACTTTCTTGTATTATCTTCAATATATTTTAAATACTCATCTAAAGCCTCTTGGTCTTTATAGAGTTTATTTTTTCCATTGTCATCTAATTGAGTTATTTCATTATTTAACTCAATCCATTTTCCATATGTTGCCATATATCTCTCATCCTTTACGCTACTTTATATTTATTACTAAAGTGTTCTAATATTGGTTGTATCTCGTTAAAGTGTCCTGATTGCTCTACTTTAGCAATTAAAGGAATCTTAAACATCTCTGAAATCTTTTTACTTGCTCCACAGAAATTAGAGCCCCATTGTTTATTTCCTGTACCAATAACTTCTTTAGGGCTCCCATTAATTTCTAGGAATCTTTCTATTTGTTTAGGTATTGCACCTTTCATATAAGTAGGTGTTATTAGTATAAAAGGTTTATTTACTTTCTCTTTTCCACTTTTAACCCTAAATGTTTCAAATGAATTATTAATATTAATTTTGTTTACTAGTCTTTCTGTTTGCCCTGTACCTGAAAAATATACAATTAATGGTCTTTCTTTACTTGTCATACCTATCTTACCTTCCTTATATATCATTAAGAAGGTCATTAATCAATTCATCTTCATGCTTACTTACCTCAGATAAATTAGACTCAACCTTCTTGTATGGTTTTATATCTTTTTTGTCGTAGCAAGATATAATATAAGAAGGTGTAAATGAGGTCAACCCATTCATGGTAGTTATAAGAACATCATAAAAAAATTTATCTTTTCTAATATTATCAATAATAAAATCTGTTCTCATAACAGGATATTCGTTATTTCTTAAGTCCTCATATACTTTCTCATCATAAGGTAAAGCAACGTAACTCTGAGCTCTGTTTCTAGTAAATATTAAGCAAGGTGTCTTATTCACCTTGCTACTATCATTAATGACTTGCTCCCACCATGTATGTGGTTCTCTATTGTTTAAAAGAACGTTATCTATAGTCCATTCTTCTCTATGTTTACATTCTACTACTAAAGGAAAATTAGCTTCCTGAGGTACTACTATATCTCCGACAGCATTATTATCTTTACCCCAAGAGGCACCACCTGATTGAGGAGACCTATTAAATTGGTATCCCCACCAAGCAGTTAGTTCTTTAGCTATTTTACGTTCGAATGTATCCCCTTTTTTCTTACTGTTCGTCATTTTTCTTCAACTGAATTACTTTTTCATTGCTGTCAGATTCAGTTTCTTTTTGTGCCTCTTCTTGTTGTTTTTGACGTAATTCCTCTTGCTTCTCTTTTAAATAAGCTTCTCGTTTTTCATTTAACTTATCTTTAGCTTTTCCAACTTGTTCTTGAGTTACTCCTAACTCATCTTCCATGACAATCATCATTAAGTCAATTGCGTTAAATGCGTCATTAAAATCTCCTGACATCTCTTGAACTGTAACAGCATTAATGACTTTAGCAATACGAGTTGCTTCTTCTAAAGAAACACTGCGTGAACCAATTCTATCTAGTTGTTTAGCTGTTTTTTCCTCAACTTGTTTACCATCAACAGTTCCTTGTACTACAGCTTCAATCCATTTCTCCATGTCTGCTTGACTAATACCTTTTGTGTGTGTGCTAATATTTTTTTCCATTATTCTTGTTCTCCTTTTTCTTCTTCATTTTTAGGTTCTTCTTGTGACTTATCAATTGATTCTTGGATGTAGCCTAGTACATCTTCATTAATAAGCTCGGCTTTATATAGAGCATCAATTAAAATATTTAAGTTTAACTCATTGTTGTATTCCAAGTCTGTCATTTGCTCATTAACACCTAACATCAGGTTAGTAATAGCTTTAGCTACATCTGTTAACGTTGCTGTTTCTTCTTTACCTATCTCTTCTAATTGATGTTGTCGTTGTTCATTACCAACTCTTAAAGCTGTAATGTATTCATCTACAAATTCTAAAATATCTTTTTTATTATTTGACATTATTTTTTTCTCCTTTATTAATTACTTAATTACTAGTATAACATAAAACTTCTCTAAGGTCAAGCCTAAAGTTTAAGTTTTTGTTGTATTTTGTAACTCTGTATACTTTCAGGTGTTACTAATACTCGATTCTGTTTTAACAACTCAAAAGCTTTCCTTGTTCCCATATCATTTGCATCCTCATCACCATGTGGTACAAGGTAAACTTTGTTAAAATGTGTTTTTAGCTTATAAGCTAAATCTATATTATTATCTAACGCATCGGTATCTAACATAATATATATTGATGTATCTATGCTAACATAATCAATTATTTTTTTTATTTGATTTTCTGTTACTTGCTTACCTAGTGTTGCTATCCCATATTCATGAAAGGTTAAAGCATCAAATACACCTTCGGTTATAACTAAGAATTTTTTCTTTCTTGCTATATTTAAATTAAATATGACATCTTTTCTTCCTACTTCATCTTGTTTAGCAGGGGCATTGATAGATTTAATATACGGGTTCTTTTCTATACTTCGTGTATTCCAATACTGGTAATTTCCATCATTATCGTAAGTAAAAAATATAATGCTATTCCTTAATGAGACTTTTGATTCTCCATCAACTTTATAGAAAAACCCATTAATAACATAACCTATATTATTATTAATGATTTGTTCTAAAGTTATACCTCTACCTTTTAAGTATTTTAAAAAAGGTATAATCTCTTTATTATTTAAATTATCCTTTAATAATTTATACCCTTCAGGTAATCGAGGAGGTTTAAGATTAGTATTTCCTTTATCTTGATGTACGCCTCTAAGCATTAATATAAGTTTCTCTGATTCAGTTAAATCCTTATTATTAGTTGTAAGTAAAGGGGCTCTCTCTATATCTATATTCTTAGACTCTAATAAATCAAAAGCTTGTTTACCTGTAATGTTATAATAAGTCTTCATAAATGTAATAGGATTACCGGATTCATCACATTTTTTACAGTGATACTGACCATTACTAGAGTCTAAAGCTTGCTTAACATAGAACTTATAACTTTTTTCTCCACAAAACGGACAACAGTATCTTAGTTCACCTATAGTATTTTCTTTTGGTTCTCCTAATTCTTGGGTTAAAAAGTCTTCAAACCTCATAATATCCTTCCTTACTATTTACTAATTTTTTTCATTAATAGTAACATATTGTAAATTTGTCCTAGGTCACTATAAGTTAGGTCTACCGAAAAATCACTCTCTTTAAGTGCTTCATTTAATTGTGACTCTTCCGATTTCATGTTAAAGATTCTTAATTCTTCTTCTGTTTTACCCTCCAGGTACCTAGTAACAACAATAGTTTTAAGACTTTGGAATATAACTCCAATATCTCTAAACCCTTGTTCTACAATATTAGCGTCATATTCTTCTGTTATAACAGGTAAACCATATTGTTTAGCTTTCTCGATAATCTTTAAATTATCTTTACGTACTGCAGGATTATACCAATACCCTATTTTACATCTATGGTTATTATCTCTAATAATATCTTGGTCATTATCCTCTAAGCCATAAGAAGAAGGTAAGGTAGAACGCAACCTTTTTAATTCTAAATATTCTCCATTTCTACTTAACTTATATTCATAAGCATTACTTAAAGGATACCAATCAACTAAGTTAGCAGTAGGTACATTATCTATCGTTTTGTGCTCCTTATTACGATGAAACACATTGAGTGTTGCATTATCTTTATCTAAAATCTTTAATTTCATTATTTTTCCTCCAGTTTTGATACTCCGTTTTCTTTTATAATTTTAATTGTTTGTTCAAATAAAGGAGCTAAACTTTGGTTATGAGTAATTACAAATATAGTTCCTACTGTATTAAGTCTATCCTTTAATAACTTAATTACATTTTCACACCCTATGGTATCTAATCCATCAAAACATTCATCATAAAGTGCAATATTTGTAGATATCTCATCTTTACTCATAATTAAATCCTGAATTGCAAAACTAATTGCTAAATCAATACGTTTTTGCTCCCCTGCTGAGTTTGATTTATACGAGCCTCCGCCTTTACTATTCTTAACAATAACATCAAATTTATCTTTTAGTTCTCCTTTAGCATTTTTTACTTGAGTTTGAAACTCTATTTCAATATCTGAACCTGATAAAGTTTGAAGATATTCATTAGCTTTCTCATTTAAGAAAGGTGTAATAAAGTCTAGCACTACTGAACGTATACCTTTATTACTAAAAGCATCTACAGCTTGTTGATATTTCCCTTTCTTAGTTTCTAATTGTACTACATTATCTTCATGTTTGTCAATAGATTCTTGTAATTCTTTTTTATCTTCTTCATGTTTCTTTTTACTTGGCTCTTCTCTTTCTAAACCTTGAACAGATTGATGTTGATATTTAACTTTTAAATAAGTTTTATTATTTTCTAATGAACTAATATCTGATTTAATCTTAGAAGACTCTTGAATAATACTATTAATCCTATTATTATGCTCACGTTCTTGTCGGTCTTCCTGAGACATTTTGTCTTTAATTTCTTGTGATTTATTATTTACCTTATCAATAGCTTCTTTATACGTATCTTTCATTTCTAGTACACTAGTAATCTCTTGTTTCTTACTCTCAATCTGATTATTAATATTTTCCTGTTCTTTTAATTTATGAGAGTTATCTATAGGAGAACCGCAAACCGGACAATGGTCATTTGTATCTAACTGATTTAAACTATTACTTAATGTAGCTATTTCGGATTTTAATACCTGTTCTTTAGTATTATACTCTGCATATACTTGATTTAGTTCGGTTAATTTATTAGAAAGTAAATCTAGGCTTTGAGAGGCTTTATTATACTCCTCTGAGTGCTTAAATTCATCTTCAGGTATTGTTGGTATCTGTGAAGTTAATTGCTCTATTTGAGCTTCTATTTGCTTCTCCTCTTGTTCTCTTAATTTATCTTTTTCCTTATTACTATTTTCTATCTGAACCAATTGTTCTTTGTATTTATTATACTGTTCTATTTCCTTTTGAAAGTATTCATCTTTTGTAGATAACTGATATCCTAGTTTATCTATTTCGTGTCTTAGATTATTCTGTTGCTCCTCTACTTCTTTAACTTTCTCTTTTGCTACATCTTGTGCTTGTTTATATACGTCTGTCTTGGTAATAGATTCAAGAATTTCTTTTTTCCCTTTATCTGTTGCTTGAGAGAACATAGGAATATCTCCTTGACCATACATGATAGCATTAACATACGTATTAAACTCAATACCAAATAAATCCTGTATCTGTTTATCAGTAACATCATTTGTTGAGCCTGTAATTTCTTTATCATTAACAAATAATTTTACTTTGTTCTTATTCTCTTTATCTTTACGGTAACGTTCAATTAAATAGTTATCTTCTCCAATATCAAACTTAAGTTTAACAGATGTATTTTTCTTCTCAATATTATTTACTACATCATCTGCTTTTAATCCTTTTTCAGTTTTACCATATAAAGCATAAGTAATGGCAGATATCAAAGTTGACTTACCGGAGCCATTTGAATGGAATGACTCATTGGATTTATTTTCACCCTCTATGAGAATGAGACCTCTATTATCTAACTCTAATGTAGCCTCTTTAATTGCTAAAAAATTATTAACTTCTACTTGTTTAAATACAACCATTACTTATCCCCTTTCGTAACCCTAAAGAAACAATGATGAGAACCATAATCAATCCAATAATATTCATCATGTTCTACAATTCTATTATAGTAATGTTTTTCAAAATTACTATCGTCAAAAATCTTTTTCATTTTAGATAAACCATCTTCTAAACCTTCAACATTACAAATGTTCTCTATTACTCTGTCTGAATCTTGAAATTGTAAAATAGGTTTACTTTTATCTAAATCTTTACTTACTACATTACTGATGTCTAATGTATTAATTTTAGGTTTCATATCTTTAAACACTTTCCATAAATCTTCTTTTATCCGTTCCCAATCTTCTGCTAAATTTTCTTCATCTGTCTTATTTAGATATTCTTTATATTTTCTCACTATAAAACCTCCTTTAAACATTCAAGTATTTCCTGCTCTGATTCAGGTGAGTATTGCTTAGCATAAGTACTAGCAATTGTTAAAGGGTCATCAGATACATCACTATCTATACGTTTCTCTACAGTATATTCTTTTTTAATTTGAACCTCAACGTTTTTATCCTTCATACTATCATCCATTTCTAAAACTTTAGCATGGTTTGAGGTACCAATAACTCTAATAAAATTATCTTCCTCTATTAATTGTTCAAAGTTTTCAGGTATATCTTCTCCCTGGATAGTAATAAATCTACGTGTATGAATTGGAATAAATTCTGTAGTCATTTTTTCTGTATCTATTATATGAACACCATTAGCCTCTTGCTCATCAGAAAATGATTGTTGCATTAATGAACCCCCATAAAAATGATTTGGGTTTTGGAAATATTGTCTACGATGATAATGACCTAGTAAAATGAAATCATATTTATCAGGTAATAAGTCCTGGTATCCGAAGGCTCCCTCTAATCTATGAGAACCTTTACCTGTTAATGACCCTTCTACACCTAGATGACCTACTAGTATATTAACCATATCTTTATCATAGTTACTGTTAATGTAGTTTTTTATTTCTTCTGTTTCATCTCCATAAGCCGTAAATACAATATTAACATTATCTTTTAAAATTGTATTTAATGACTTTATTACACTTACATTAGATAAATACTCAAATGTATCTATACTTGAATCGGTATATAATGAATTAGTTGTAGCATCATGATTACCTCTAAGTAATAATACAGGGACATCTTTATTTTTAGCAAATGTACTAAATACTTTGTTATATACTCTAGTATCTACTGAATTACGTTTGTGAAATAAATCTCCTCCGAAAATAACATTAGCTTTTTCTTCTCTAGCAATATCAAAAACTTTCTGTAATGCTTCTATTTGCTCTTTAAATCTATCATTTACAAATTCATCATCCGGTTTTGCATAGTTTGTAAATAAGTGAAAATGGCTATCTGTAAAAAATACAAACTTCATATTAATCTCTCCTTTTATTCTTTATAAAATAATTATACCACCTAACATATAAAATGTCAAGTGGTATATAGTAAAAATTTAAACTCCTGGTAATCCTCCGAATGTGTTATTTATAGCTTCTATTTTATTATCTTTATTTTGGAATTTACTTGTATCCTCTTTTCCATTATCAGATAGTAATTGTATATGTTCTTGTTTCTCTTCAGGTGTTTCATCTCTTACAATCATCTTAGTTGGCTCTACTTTAAGATTAACAAATCGTTCCCCTGTATTAGAACTGTTACGAATTTTATCTAAGTATAGTCTTAAAAAACCACTCTTGAATTCTTCATCTTTTTGGTTTACTGCTAGAGAAACCTCAACAGCATTGACAATCTTACGAGAACCTTCTACATGCTCACTTGTAATAACATCTGAGCCATAAGCTCCTCGGTTAGTCTGAGCTAAAGTCCAACATACAAACCCATATTGCTGTGATAATCTACGAATATCTTCAAACAGTTTCCCTCCTGCATCTGATTCTGAGTGATACTTAGCATATGGGTTTCTCATCAAGTGAGGATAGTCAATAATAACAACATCAATATTCTTATCTTTCTTAATTGTAGTATTAACAATAATTTGCTCTAGTTGGTTTGGTGTAACTTCACCTGGCATATGTTTAGAAATATAAAAGTCACCTAGTAACTTTCTATTCTTTTGGTAATGGTTTTGTATTGCATCATAAACTTTACTGTTTAAAGACATGTCTTGGTTTACAATTTGGCTTTTTTCTGCTCCTGCCATTTGTTGCTCTGCACGTAAAACCATTCTATCCATTTTTTCCTCTAATGCAATATATAAAACACTTAATCCGCTCTTCACATAATTTTTAGCTAAGTTAGAAGCCATTAATGATTTACCTCTACCAGTTGGAGCTATAATTAATCCAACCTCTCCTCTTGCTATACCGCCTTCAATATGATTATCAATAGAGTTAAATCCTGTAGAGAATTTATTTGTAGCTAAATTACTTAATAATTCTTGTTTTTTTTCAGTGTCTTCGAAGAAATCAATAAATTCTCCGTTACCTCCTGAAATATCACTTACTTCTATTTGTTTTAATTTATCTACAAGTTCATGTAAATTGTCTGAGTCTTCTTGTTTATTTTCTGCAATAAACTTAACTAATACTTCCTTAGACATTTCTGTTTTAATATATTTCTCTATTTCATAATTAACAGATTCATCTTTTTCATTAACATCTACTTTATATAAATCTTCTAAGTAAGTCAATGTCTTGGTTACTTTCTCTTCATCTTCCTTATTACTTCCCATAAGCTGTTCTACTTTAATTGCTAATGCTTCATTTGACATCTTATCAGAAATATGGGCTGTTCTTTTTATAGCTGTAAATAAGTAACCCATATCTTCAGATTCTGCTGAAAATAGGTTCTTAGGTAAGTTATCTAATACTTCTCTTGCAAAATGTATATCCTTCATTGATTTGTGAAGAATAAGCTCCTTTATTTTCTTACTCATAGTTATTAACCTCTTCCTCTACTAAATGTATAAGTTTATTATAATCCAACATACCCTCTTTTGTCAATGGTATTTTATCAATTAAATTATATTTCTCTACAATATATTTTACCTCTCTTAGGTTTACTTCATATCCTAGATAATCACCAAACATTCTTAGTATATAATAAGTTGAAGTGTGTTGTCTCATATATAGGTACTCATTACCATTCTGTTCTAAGTTTTGTATATCTATACCACTTAGTGAATCTTTATTCACTATACCACCTAAACTTAATGGTAATAAATCTTCTCTCTTGATTCCTTTGTTTAACTGTTTATTATAAACTATATGTTCTTTCTGCATAGTAAACATGGATAGTCTTGCAGATGGTGAGATACTTGTTGGTGAGTAATCGTTAATTATGCATTGTTTTACATATTTATTAATAATATTTTTCTCTTCTGTAGGTAAGTTCCTAATTTCTTCTTCAATCATAGAATTATATTGTAGTAAGATAATATGTTTCATATCTCCAAATAGCCCATAAGAAGCATTCTCAAGGTCTAAAGCTTGTTCAAACATAGTGTCAATATCATGTAAAGTAGAATTTAATCCAGTAGTATATAGCTGATGTAGATGCAATACAGCAGGATTTTTCACATAGTCTGATGAATTAATGATACTATCTGTATCTCCTAAGTGTCTATTTGTACTATTAACACCTTTTTTTATGCCTTTAATATAATTATTATAGTTTTTAAAATACTTATCTGAACTAAAAAAGTTAGGAGAAGGTATTGGATTAGGTTGCATACCATTCTCGTAATAAAATGTTACATTCTTAAATACATTTTGCATATATTTAAATACATTAATATTTTTATCTTTTATTTTTAAATAAAAATTATAAAAAGTATTAAACATTTTACTACCAAAGAAATTATCACTAACACTATTTCTAGGTAAATTTTGAATCATTTTATTTCTATAGTATTCAGACATATGTTGATGGTAATCATATTCATCTTTAGTTGTTGCCTTACTCATTGCTTTAAGGTGACTTGTATGTTTAGCATCCATATGAGAAATAGCATATTGGTCATATAACTTACATAGAATGTATGCTTTATAAAATCCTTCCGGGTCATAAGACATATTAAAGATATCTTTAGAAGGATAAGGAAGACCTTCTGAATGGAAGTTCATATCTGCTATAATTCTTCTCTTCTCATCCTTAATGGCATTGTACTGAGCCATTTCTATCTTAGTACGTCTGCGTTGTTCTTTTCTCTCATATCTATAAGAAGGAAAGTGTTTTTCTCTTAATGCTTTAGCATATTGTAAATCAGAAGTAATAATATTATCTGTAGAATGATTAAACTCTTTCAATTCTTCTGTAACATACTCCCTAACTAAAGTTATTATTACTCCACCATTTTTCCCTCTTTTAGAAACAGTAACGACTTTATTTTCTTCTTCTAACTTTTTAAGGTTATTGGATAAAGCAGAGATGGAAACACCTAGAGAATCTGCTAATTCTTTCTTAGTAGAAATATGAAATTTATTTTCTATAGCATTTTCCTCTAGATATTGATATAACTTTCTTTGTGTTTTTGTTGCCATCTCTTACCCTCCTATTTTCCTAAGTCTTTTATTTCAAAATCTTCCTCTTCATAGATTTTCCTACGCTCATTAGCATGAGTATACAGGAATCTATTAGTCATATCATTAAAATCAAATATTTGCGTAGTATTGTCATCCTTCTTCTTACGTAGGGCACGACCAATACGTTGTAGTGTTTGTCTTAATGATTTACCTCCTGCACCTAATATTAGGGCATTAATACCTGATATGTCTACACCTTCATCAATAAGTGATGTAGCTATCATTACTTTAAGTTTACCACTTCTCATATCATTTAGTTTCTCTCTCCGAGTTTCAGAGTCGATTTCTCCATGTAAGAAGTAGTGCTCTACACCTAAATCATTTAACATTTCTGATATTGTGTCTCCGTGTTCAATGAAATTTACAATAATCAATGTTCCTTTATCTTGATTATACCACTTTTCTGTTAGTTTTGCAATAAGTTTATTCCTAAAATCATTATTTGTTATACCTTTATCATAAGCTTCTCTATAATCATCAATTCTATCTATATCGTTAGGGTTAGCTACCGGTATAATATTTATTGTTGGTCTAGCAGAATGACCTTCTTCAATTAAAAACTTATTAGTAGTTCTAGCTATAACATTACCAAATAAAGCTTGTAATCTCATCCATAATAATTCATCTTTCTTATCAATAGAACCTGTTAGTGCAATTCTATATAGTGCCTTTTCACAAGTCATTAGATTATTATACCATGAATCTGATTTAGAGTGATGGGCTTCATCAACTATCATAACAGTAACCGAATCTAAAAAGTCTCTCATATCTTGGTATTTATCATATTTCTTTTCATTCTTTTCCCTAACAACTTTTTGGAAATGAGCATTATGTTTTTTTAAATTTAATAAAACTTCTGCATCTGTTTTACTGTTTTGGTAAATTAGTTCTAAAACATTTAATACATTTTGCTCTACCTTTGTTTTAGGTGTTGTATTATCAAGCAATACTTTTAGTAATTTCTTTTGATTTGTTCCACCTTCGAATTTAGGTAATATCTCTTGAGCAATCTTTTTGCTAATATTTTGTTTAGGTGTAACCTTAACCCCTTGTGTTGGGTCTTTAAGATTTGCATTTAATGTAGGTATCATTACAACTGTGACCTGTTTAACATCAAATTTACCTGCACCTACTTTACCTATAGGGATATTTAAACGTTCTTTTAGTCTATCTGCAGACTGATGGAATATCTCTGTAGAGCCGGTGAAAAATGCTACTCTCTCTCCTTTTTCTAACTGAGGAAGTAGTTGGTCTATAATACCACTAGCAACCTCGGTTTTACCGCCGTTAGTGGCTAAGTGAGCAATACCGTTATAAAAAGTTAAACTATTGTATACCGCCTCGTATTGGTAGTCTCTTAAGGTAATTTGACCGACATTATTATCGAGTAATGTTATCTCATCGTCAATATCTTCTTCAGATAAGAAACTTTCATCACGCTCATCAATTGTTTCAAACTGGAAGTTATATCTTGATTGTAACTCCCCTAATAATAACTCAATTTTAAATAAAAGTCCAGTAGGAAATTTATCTTCCTCATAAACATAAAAATCTACATATCCATCCCAACTACCTCTTTTGTAAGCAGGACTATACTGGAATCCCTCCTGCCTTGCTCCTATAGTCGTATGAACTCTCTTTAAAAAGATATCTTTTAAGTATTTATCATCCTCCTCAAATTCTACATAGGTATATAAGTTCTTAATTCTTAATCTCATTTTAGTCTCCTTATATCCTTACACGAGTTATAGTATACCACATAATGCTCCCTAAGTCAAGAAAAAAAGACTAGGATAAGTTTCCTAGTCTATGGCATATTAATACCTATAATTCTTGTAACATATTGAGTTTTACTATTTTGTACTGCACTATCTACAAGAGTCCATGTTGAACCTTTGAAAGATACACCCACTCTATAAAACTCTGTAATAGGTGGTTTTGTATCTGTTCTATCTCCTGATACAAATGTACCTGAACAAACGTAAGTACCACTGCCATCTAGATAAAACTTATGGCAAATTGTACCTGTATCATCATTACCTTTAGTTTTCTCTGTTGTCTTATGTGTAGTATAGACCTCTACATAAGAATAGTTACTAATATCATCTGATAAATTCTTAGTAGTCCCTGTAGATAAGAATGACTGTGCTCCCGTCCATAGTTCTTTATGAGAAGGAGATGTTTTTGGTGAAGTCCAATTACCTCCTACCACTGAACCTGTTACGTTTCTACCATCCGTACCTATAGCATTATAGACACCATGTAAACTAGATGTGTTAGGTGTATCAGACATGAATAATCCTCGACAACTATTAGACATAGGTGAACCTGACACACCACCTTGAGCGTAGAAAGTAAAAGTTGTTTGACCTGTTCTATCTATATGGTCTATAATAGCTTGTTGGAATGTTTTATTATCACTAGTATAAACTAGAAGTGGGAATGATGCACTACCATCGTCTCTAATACTACTTAATAAATATTTCTCCATATCTTTTGGTTCAAATTCTTTTTTCCAGGCTGTGTATACTCCTGTAGGTTTCTTAATACTAGTATACTCTTTACCAGTTTCAGCGTCAGTTAACCTAGCTAGTCTATTGTCATTAGAATCTACACTTAAATCTAAAAAACCTGAATCTACACCACTAGGCATACCTCCTGTCATTCCCATAACAAAATAAACACCTGGTGAAGATATATCTAAAATATTAGTACCTGATATAACAGCATTTTTATTACTAGGTAATCCTTGAATAAATTGCCATTCTGAACTAGAGTTTCCTGAGACAAATCTATATAACATTTTAATTTGGTTATTATTAGTAGATAGTGTATATAAATGTTGAACTACTTTACTAGAAGTGTCAAGAGGTACTACATGTAATACAACATCAATAGACTCAATGTCAGGCTTATCTAATAACGTTGCTAATGTTCTAGCTCCAATATAATAGTAACCAGGTTCTTTTATATCTCTAAGAGCTGTTATGCTTCCATAAGATTTAGTTAATCCTTTATCATCAGTTAGTTTAATTTTCTGTGATTTATTAAAATTATAAACTAAATCATCTGTAATGTCAAATATATTTCTTTCTTTTGTTAATTCTTCTCCAATGTTATTGACCTGAGTAGTCAGGTCTCTAATAACATTGTTTTCCGTTATTGTAGTAAAATTTAATGCCATTTATTATTACCCCTTTTGACCTAAGAGTTGTTGAAGCATTTTCATCATAGCTTCTTGTTGCTGTCTCATAAGCTCTAGTTCTTCTTTTAAACTATCATATTGTTCTTTAGGTACAGTATTTTGTTGAGACTCTTCGTCACTATTATTAATTTGAGGAGGTACATAGTTTTTATTCTCTATAACCTCTTCCGGTTTTTTATAGTATAGGTATCTATCAAGAGCAAAGTTCTCAAAGAAGTAAGCAGGTAAAATCTCTCTATTAACCTTAACCTGTCCAAAGTCTTCATCATAAGCACCTGCCGTTGTAAACCCTGTGATATATTTACCATCTCTAAGGTGTAACACTATTTCATCTCTGCCAATATCAAATTGTCTAGCCATTTTATCTAACCTCCTAAAGTGTGTTAATTCCTGCTATTCTATATATAGTTATTATTCCTTGTGCATTAAAATCTGTTACAGATGTTGTATTAGTAGAGCCATTTAAAGTAACCTTTTTAACCATAGTCGGTGTTGCTGAAGTATTTGTAGGGAAAGTTAAATACCCTTCAAAAAAGTCTACTCCTGAGCCTGTAGAGTTGTTAGATAAATTAAAATCTCTTATATATAAATAAGGAGTTGTAGGTATTCTTAAATCTAAAAACATTGTTTTATAGTGCCCTGCTGATTGAGTTAGATATACAACTTCTAATAGGTCATAGTTAGTCCATGAGTCATTTAAAGGAATAGTATCTTTTGAACCATAATCTAAAGTACCTTCCCAAAGTATCGTAGATGTTCTTTGTTGTTTTAAAGGTTTCCAACCTTGATTGTATCCACCATAATATAGTGTGTAAGGTATACCTTCTGTATCAGTGAATAATAGTTTAACAAACTTATTAGCTTTATAAGGGTCACCTTTATCATAATCTACTTGTATAGTTCCTCTAATAGAACGTCCTTTTGGTGTTCCCTCAATAGAACCTTGACAATAGAAAGTATGGTATCCTTGTGGTACTGTCATAATTAAGTCTTTAAGTGTTAGGTCTCCTACGTTATCTTTAAACCATGCATACTTAAAGTAGTTATCTGTATTTATATCTGTAGTATAATTATTTAAGATTGATTGTTCATCGACATTCTCTATCCAATTAGACCAAATTTCATCATATTGTACTTTATCATCTTTATGTGTTATGAAAGGTGTAGCTTTATTACCTTTTTCTAATTTAGGTAAAGCATAATAAGCCTTAAAGCCATTACCTGTCCCACTCTCTTTTAAGTTAAGTCTCAGTAATGCAGACATATAATTATTTTTAGTACTGCTACCTTCATTTGTGTACTCAGGAACTGTGAAAGTAAAACTATACCTAGCCCATTCTGTAGAAACTTCATCTTTATAGAGTACTCTTCTTCCACCTGTAGGAGGGTTATTGTTTTGCTCTACTGTTTCATATCCCGCTAATTCAAAATAAATATTATTTTCTTTTAGTAATGAGGGGTCATTAACTTTTATAAAGACAGACATAGTTAAAGTATCCCCTACTTTAACTTCTTCTCCTACTTTAAATCGTTTTGTCATCACAGTAGGGAAAACGTCTTTTGAATCATTTAGAACAACAGTGTTTTGGTTTTTAAACTTAGTCCTTGAAATATCACTTTCATATTTAAAGAACCCCCAGTACGGGTTATTCCCATCATCCTTCACTCTAACGTCTTGAATAGGGAAGTACTTACCATAGGTAAATAAACTATCTCTTAATAAGTTAGGATTCTGTTCTTGTACTGGTAGTTTTCTTATCATTTTAAAAGTAGATGTTGAATTAACCGGGTTAAATTCTACTAAAGAAGAAACACCATTTTTACTTTCTTTATAGGTAACCCATCCTGTATCTAAGTCTTCTTGTGGTGGATTAACTAAAGTTGCGTATTGTGTTGTAGATTCAGTAAGTTCCTTTACATTTAAAGTATTACCTTCATTATATAGATTACCTTCATCTAATTTAAAACTAATCCAATCGTATATAGTACCATTAGCATAGGTCTTAATATACATTTTGTTACTACTATATGGTGAATAGTAAATTTTATAATAATTTACATTTCTTTTATCTAACCTTACAAATCCTGATGTTGCTTCATCTGCAGGAGCATTTCTTGAGTTGGTTACATAGTAGTTACCGCTATCAGGGATAGATGATAAAATATTGTTAAAATCAGGCTGTGATATTTGCTTTACATCACTAAGGTTAACCTCTGTTTTTAAAAAATTACCTATATCATTAACTTTAGGATACATATCTTTTAACTTCTGTTTTTCAGTAAGAGGCGTGTAGTTAAATGCCATCTATTTTTCTCCTCTCTCTTTCTTTAATTCAGTAAGAAGTCTATCAACTTCATTAATTTTTTCCTTATATGTTCTTTCTAATTCCTTAATTGATTTTTCCTCAACCGTAGGTATAAATAGCTTAGCTTGAGAATATGGGTCTCTAACTTCTCTAGGCATATAAATCTCTCCTTATTAAATAAAGAGGGGTCAATCAACCCCTCTAGTTTATTCATCCCTAGTAGTAACCATAAGTCTACGAACACGAGGACGTAAAAAGCTATTTTCGGTTGATAAATCTAATCTAACCTGTAGTTTAGTATTTGTTCCTGATGATTTTACTTTCTCGTCAATGACGTAGCGTGTAAACTCATTATTGGCTCTAGTAGTTGTAGGGGATTTAGTAAATGTTTTCCAAGTTTTTCCGTCATCATCAGAGTACTTAGGAACAACTTTAGTACCTTTAGGTAAGAAAGCTTCATAACTAAATCTTACTGTATTGTAAGGAGCCTCTGTCATATCAATAGCTCTACCAACATATGAACCTGTTAATTCTGTTAAGAATGTAGTGAATGTTAAATCACTAGAGCTCATTAATGGTGAGATATATCTATTAGATTCGAAAGTTGCTCTTAACTTAACTTGTCTTGCTAGACCTAAAACATCTAAGTCTTGATAGTTACCAATAGGCTCCCATTTCAACTGGTCGAATGTTGTAGAAGATGCCATGTCATCTAGAATTAATTTCATTTCCCATGTACATCCTGTTCTCTCAGGAGTTAAGTACGTAGACATAAGAACTATTCTATCTGCAGATACATCTTTAATTGGTTCGAATTCAATTGTTGCTGTTTCATTAAATTTAGAAGTATAGATACCAAATTTAAGGTCAGAGTTTTGATGAGGAGTCCATGTTGATGCGTTTGATGAACTGAATAACACACCTTGAAGATATGGATTACCTGAGATAACCTCATTAGGTTTATCAATCTTAGGCTTAGTTCTAGTACCTACCCACATTGTATAATCACTGTTCTCAGTAATAATAACAATAGCATATTCTTTACCGCCTTCAGCCATCATAGGGTCATCAAAATATACTCTAGTTTCAGCACTAGCATTGTTAGATACTTTAATATCATCTGCATTCATAACTGTCTCTGCATAAATTGTTTTATTAGGATAACCTTGGTCACCCATACCTCTAATTTGGATAATAACGTTAGATTGCTTATCTCCTTTAGAAGCAAAGTATAAACCTAATGATGATATAGTTCTGTTCTCATCATACTGGAATGATTGTGCTAATGGGTCTACTAAGTTTACTGTTACACGAGTTCTGATAATAATATCTTGAACTATTTTTTTACGTCCTTGAGCTGTGTAAGTTGTAGCACTTGTAGAGTTAGCATTCTTAAGTGTAACTTCTCGGTTACCGCAACGGATACCTGCAGGAATAGTAAATGTACCTTTAGCTGTACCTTTAGCATCTGTCATAATAGTTCCATCTTCAGAACCTTTTCTGTAACCAGTTGCAGGAGTAATAGGACATCTTACACCATCAAATAATAAATATAAGTTATTATCATTAGGGTTTAGTCCTTTAACTTCAAAGGATACATCTCTGATTCTAATGAACTCAATCATTTCTTCTAGAGTACGTTGTCCTCCTGATTCTAATAAAGTACCAGTACGTCCGTGCTCTCTATCGTAAGCGTAAGTTTCACCTTTCCACTTTTGACCTGCGTCTAATTGTAAATTAGAGTACAAGTAGTGTTCGGTCTCACCATAGTAACTTTCATTGTGTCTCCAAAATCGTTTCATAGTTACTTTCTTAGTTTTTTGCTCAGTAATTGTAACATTTTCAGTATCAATCCAATTATCCTCACTAGGTGTTAACTTAAGTACACCTTGTTTATTAGGGATATTATAAGGGTTAACATTTAATGTTTCTGATGCTTGACCTTGATAGATTGTACGTTCCTCAGTAAATGGTGCTGAAATTAATCTACCCCAAATATGAGCTGTTGTATCTCCAGGAATAATCTTAGGTTGGTTAACGGCTTCTGTATAAGCTAGAGTAGCTTCTGCATCTTCAAAACTAAATACTATTCCGAAGTCAGGATGGGTAATATCTGCTTTATCAAGACTAATGAAACCTTCACTAAATACTGAACGTAATGTTAGTGGGTTCTGTCCTTCCATAGCACCATCATCTAAAGCATTTACTGCTTGGTTATACTCTAAGTTATCTACTCTTGTTTTAACTTTCTGTAAGTCTTCCATAGACAATCTAGTAATTGCAAATGAAATACAGACTGCTTCATCTGAATCAGGTAATACTGTAACAGTACCTAATTGTAAGTTCTCAGGGTCTGTATTTAATGGAGGTGTAACTAACCTCATAATATTAGGTTCACCAGGTAATATTGCAATATCACCATACTTATTAATAAACACTGAATCTTTACGTGCCAAATAATAAGTATAATCTACTAATACTACTGTCTGGTCAATAGGCTTAGCTCCATTTGAAGGTGTAAAGTTAATGTACCATTTCTTACTTAACCCTTCACCCTGTGTTGTTACTTCATAATCTTTACCGGCTTCCATACGTTTATTATATTTATAAGAAACATAGTATGAGGTACCACCTGAAGGTTCTTGACCTTGAGGTGACCAGTCAATAGTTTGACCATCTGTTAATCTGAAGTCTTCTCCCTGTTTATACTCTTTTGTAGTAACTCCTGGGCTTGTCTCAGTCCAAACTTTTACAATTTCAAATGCTGTGTTATTTGAAAGAAAGTCTTGACCGTCACCTTGAGCTCCCCTTGTAACTCGTTCTTTTTCAATAAGTACTTGACCTGTAACACGTCTAATTTCTTTTACAGGGCTATTAGCTAAACTAATAGAGTTATTAGACTTATTAAATATAGTACTTTCATTTTCTGCTGTTCCTAAGTCATAAGATTTAGGTACACTAATTCTTGTTGATACTGGTTTATCTACTTTAAAACCTTTTACGTATGCTTTACCTGCATCTACAACTACAGAAACATGGTCATCATCTTCAGCATTACCTTCTGAGAATAGTTCAAAACCATTTACTTTATATGAACCTGACTCATCGTAAGTACGCTCAGCTAATACTTTATTGATTTTATCCATTTCAGCATTAGTTGATTGGATATATAAATCTCCATCCATGAAAGTATAAATAGTTGCTGAGGTAGGGTCATTAACTGTTAATGACATCTTTTCTTCTAATCTATCTGCACCTTTAGAGAAGTAACTTGGTACCCCACTAGTTTGGTCTAATAGGCTAGCATCTTCATCAGGTGTAACAATACGTTCTGTTAACTTAATACCGATAGTTTCTTTACCTACACCAGTTATTTTAACTGAATCATCATTATCGTAATATCTTATTTTACCGTTGATATATACATAACCAGGGTTTACTGTCAATACATTATCTTCAGACAATGTGAATCCAAGTCCTGATTGCTTATCTCCGTCTTTAAAAATAGCGTCTCCTAGATTTTTTAAATAATATTGGTCTATAGACTGCATTTCATTTAATTCTGCCTGTTGTAGAGGTCTATCAGGATTAAATAATACTTTTGTTCTATCTTTAGACGGGTCAAATCTATCTAAATAAGGTGAACCTTTAAAATTAATTGCCATTTAGAATTATCTCCCTTTTCTTTAAACTTCTACAATAAATCTTTCTTTAGCAGTTGTTTGCTCACTTCTATTTTGGAACTGTTTATTATCAAAGAATAATAGTGTTCCAGTTGATTCTACTTCACTAGGTACTAAGTTAAATTTACTAATACCACTTTTTGCTACTAAGTCCATAACAAATCCTACTTGTCTATATGTTCCAAGAGGTAGTTCATCACCAACAATACTACTTTCTAAGTAAACCCATTTAGCTCCTTCAGCTTTAGCATTTTCCGGTGTCACTTCTACCCAGGATTTATTACCATAAGAAATTAAATTCTTATTATCATCTTCAGGTGATTTAGAAGGTCTAACTAAAGTAACTTTAGTAGCTTTTTTATATCCAATAACCTCCTGTAATACTGTTGCATTTTCATCAGGTTGCGGTGGGTTTGTTTCATTAGACCACGGTGTGCTCTTTCCAATTGTTAAGTAAACTGAATCAGCTTTACTAACTAGATATTTTGCTAACTCAACATGAGAATTATACGTTGCAATTGCCATATTTTTTAATTCCTTTCATCTGTTGTTTTCTTTATTAATATAACATGGTATACCCACTAAATATTACTTTATAAGTATACCATATTATTAACTTTCTGTCAACTTATTTATTAAACTTTTATTAACTCTAGACTGTAAATTGTCACTACTCCACTATCATATGGTTGAGCATAAACTCTATAATCATTATTAAGTCTTTGTTTTCCCTCTGCATAGTTATCATCTCTAGAAGTATAAGTAATATCTACTATACCGTCTTTAATATTTTCAGGATAAACAAATACTTCATTAAATGACCCATTAGAATTACCTACAGCTAACCTTTCTAGACCTTCTTTAAAGTCCCCATGTATTCTTAGGTTGTATTGTTTTCTTTGTTCTATAGGTTCTTTCAAATTATATTTAGCAAATCCATTCTGTGTAATCGTTTGTGTTTGATAAGAGTTACTCAATATATTATTATTAGGTAATTGCTCAGAGATTGAGTCAATTACTTTAATTCTATTATCAACATTAAATGATTCTGATGTTAGTAATTCTTCTTTTAGCTCACTTATCAATCTACTAGAACCTAAATTTAATGGTTCAGTATAATTAGTCAAAGTATAAGCTAACATATCTAAATCAGTATAAACACCAACGTTAAATAAAGTAGCCTTAATAATTTCACCTGTAGCTCCATCAAATACTCCACCTTCAGTGTCTTTGACCATTCTCATAGAACCTAAATCAATATCTGATAGTTTATCTATGTCTTGCCATACAGCATTAAAATAGTCATTAGGCATATTAGATAAAGAACCTTCTTGATTATTAAGTTCACCTAATTTAACATTCCAAATAGAACGTAATGATACTTTTGACATTGGATTTATGTTAGAATAATCTACTGTTTGTAATCCATATAAATCTATTAAATTATTAGTTTCTGTTGTTTCTCCTGTACTAATATTACCTATAGTTTTTAATTCTACCCAACTATCACCATAGTAAGAGTAGTATAGAGTCACATTTTTTAGATTAGTATCTGAATTGATATTTAAAGTCTGTATATTGGTTTTGATATTATTAAATTGAATTCCTTTTTCTATTACATTAGGTTTATCTTCAGGAGCAGGTGAATAATCTAATTTAGAGTTACCTTCAGATAATTTTAGTTCAGTAATTTTAACTGTATTAAAGAACACTGGAGGAGTTGATGCTTTCCCATCAGATGTATATCTTCCAGTATAAATTAATAACCTGTGGTCGGTAATAGTAGGTGCTGTAAAAGTCTGAGTTATAGATACTTTGTTACCTACAGTGCGCTCCATAGATTTAACACCATTAACAACAATTCCTTTGGTATTACTGTATAAATATATACCATGATTATCAGAATAAGATTTAAGAGTTGGGTCATTATTTGTTATTTCCATATCGAAAGATAAAGTATATACTTTACCTGGTTTTAGTACGTTAGACAAATAATTAGTTGAGTATATCTCTTTAGCCCATCCTGATACAGTAAACTCTTCCGTAGATGTTATTTCTCTAGCTATATTATTTACACCTTTATAAGACTGTAATAGATTCCTGTTTTCTATTGTACTATACACATCTAACTCAGTAGATTCTATAGGATTATTATCTGTATCTTTAGCTACTATGTTTACTGCGCTAGGTCTTGTATTCTCATAACTACCAACTAATTTTAAATACCCTATAGGTTGGAAACCTGTTTTAGTTATAATATCTCCATTCAATAATGATGCTATTTTAAACGCCTCTACATAAGTCTCTCTAGATATATCTAAATAATTTTCTACTAATGCTTTATAAGGTTTTATTGTGTAAATTCCTCGTTCATAGTAATAAAACATTAAATCTAGATAGTTAACTTTAATATCTACTGAGTCTCTTTTACCTGCATTTATCTCTAATCTAGTAAACATATTTAATTCACTATTTAAATAATCTTTTATATAACCTATATTACTGCCAATATTTTTTTCATAGAAAGATAAGTTACTAATTGATACTGTAAGCCATCTATTAATAGAAAAGTCATAAACTTGTAATTTAATTTCTATACTTTCGTCAGGAGGTATAACAGCACTGAGATAATAATCAATACTTAATTCTTTTATATAATCAGATACAATTCTTCTAGCCTCATCAGATTGTAAATCTACTTGAGGTCTGTACTTACTCATATAATATCTAAAATTAAAGTTATTATAGAGATAAGATACACCGGAAGTAGTTTGCATATTAAGTTCTACTGTATTATTATTCTTGGTACTAGTATACATATAATAATCAGTAGGTACTTCCTGACCTCTACCTTCTGTACTAGCACTTATTTGGTTTACAGAAGATGTCATACCTGGATTATAAACATATGATGTTACATATCCATAGTTAACATATTGTCTACCTACACTAGAGGAACCTGTTAAAACATCTAAACTATTAATTAAACTATGATTTGTTTTAAAAATATCTGATGAACTATTATCAGTACCTTTACTTTGATTCATATTAATATGACCATAAAATGTATCATCATAACCTGTAAATCTATCAAACTCTTGGTATGTTTCAATTTTAGGCAGTCCATCTAACCACTTGATAACTGCTCCACCTCTAATAGTAGAGGCTCCATCATAAGTAACATATAATGTTACACCTGCAGGTTTAAATTCGTTAATTACATCTATAATCTCTATAGGGAAATAATCACCTATAGATACATTAATAACAGCAAATCTATAATAGTATCCCATTAAGTGGTCTTCACCATTTAAATGTGATTTGTTAGTATAGAAAATATTTGTAAAAGGCTCATATACACTTACATCAATATCATCTCTACCTAAATAATCTTTTATAGCATCTATTATAGCATTATTAGTTCCTCTTTTCAAGAGTAAATATTTTATAATTCTTGCTCTATAAACATCATCGTTCTCATCGGTCTTACGATAAACTCCAAACCAATCCCCAAACTTATCTAAATATTCACTTGTAGATGTCTTTAGAGAAGATTGTAATTTACTTTCTATAGCATCTTTCTCTACTTGATTCATCTCTTCATTGAGTGCATCTATGAGAGCAAAGTTAGGGTCTTGATTATCTTTTTTGTTTCTATCTCTTCTTAATAATGGATGAAGATTCTTTAAAAAATTAGCCACGACTTAAGTTTCACCTCTCTTTACTTTAGTTCTACTTTTATTTCTCCCGCTCTAATAATCCCTTGTGGTGGTACTATAATGTTCTCATCTAAGTTATCAAATGATACATCATATATTAATACATCATCAATATTCATTATAGCTTGAATAAGGTCTGTAATTATTAGGTCATCAGAAGTTTTTAAATTATTTAAATAGCTTCTAATAACACTTTCGATATGTTTTTGTAATGTATCACCAATTCTAGATTTATTAGATATAGTTACTGTAGCAGAAACATTAACTTCTTCTTTTTCTACACCTGTAACATCTAACATTATACCACTTGGTCTATAGTCTTGTAAAGCATCAATTATATCTTCTTTTAAGGTATCTGATAAATTACCGTTTCTATCATGAGCAAATACTGTAATATGTCCTGTTTCTTCATAAACATAAACACCTTCTACATCAGGTATCTGCAGTGCACCATATCTTACTGATTTATTAGTTGCTCTACCTCTAGATTCTACAAAAGAGTGGAATCTACGTTTAAAGTCTTCCTGACTTTCTTCTTTAGTTCCTGTATTAAAAGAATACTCGTTATTAACACTTCTAATCAAACTAGAACCTGATGCTATAGTATTAATCGTTCCTTCAGGAACATTACCTGCAACCCCTGTTTCTTTACAATAAACTTCAACAACAATCTCAGTAGAATCAGGCTCTGCATAATAATCAACTAATGTTTCAAATTGCTGAGGATATTCTTGTCGTGTTGAAGTAAAAGTTGTTCCTGCAGGTATATACATTCTCATATCTAAAGGTTGGTAGAATTGAATAGTAACATCACCATAAGCTCTTTTAGATTGTCTTTTTTGAAAATCAAAAGCTTCAATGATACCCTCTTGTATACCCCAATCAATATTTTCTTTTGTTAGGATATAGAATTGCTCTATCTCTAATGATACAGCCTCTAATAATGACCTAGAGGCTGAACCAGGAGTAAAGTCTGTTATCTTGCTTGTACCTGCCATTGTCTTATCTATTAATTTTGATAGTATGTTAGTTAATTTTCTAGTTTTCATAATTTAATCCTTTCCTATTCAAATAAAGCAAAAATTCCTTCCTCATCTTGTCCTAAGACAAAATTTATTGATTCTTCAACAGATTTTATTTCCACTGAAAATTGACCTGAATAAACATTACCTTGTATTTTCCAATCAATTAGATTAGCAGATTTTACTCTATTATCTGATGTTAATGTTCTCAATACTTCCATTTCTATTAATGTAGCTTGTTCAGGTATATTAAGACCAAATAAATTATGCAAATCTGAACCGTAATTAGGGTGTAGCATTAAAGAACCTCTAGGAGTTAATAAACGTGCCTGTAATTGCTGTTTCATATTATCTATACCTTTTACAGTATCTAAGTCCCCATTACCATTTGTACTGAATGCTAGTATATTATCACTAGTACCATGCTCATTAAAATACTTTTCATCCGCAGTAATATTTAAATCTCTTCCTAAAGCTAACTCAACTAATACATCTTTATCTCTAGAATTAATTTCCTTTGCTGATACATCTGTTAAGTCTGATTCAATAGGTATAATAAGTGTATCACCTGTAGAAGCTAGCCTTTCAGGGTCTTTCATTTTTTCTTCATCAGTTTCTACTAGGTAAGGATACTTTAAGTTATTATGTTCTACTAGGTCTATCCAATAACTAACATCACCATAGTATCTCTGTGCTATTGCTTGCATCGTTTCTTCATGTTGAACTACGTGCTTCTTAAATCTCATTATACGTTAGCCTCCTTTTTAATTAGAGGTAATTGTAACTCTATAGCACTAAAACATAAATCTAGGTCTCTTAAATCTAAGACAACACTATTGTAATCATCATAGTTACCTAAATAATCTGCTACATAATTTAAATTTTCTCGTGTTATACTAACATCTTCTTCAGTTAAGTATTTTAAAGAACTTGGATTTTCTACAAAGCAATTAACAATAGCATACGCTTCAAGCACAATAGATTGTAGAATCATATACATTCTTGGTGCTTGTACTTTTAGTAATGTATCGTTAGCTTTATGAATAATTGTATTATCATTAAATTCTCTTTCTAATACAGGTATATCATCTGTCTTTATATTTGTCAATACTTTTTTTGCTAATTCACTTAATTGTAATTGCGGTGTATAAAATTTAGATACAAATGATACCTCTTCATCAAGTAAATTCATATGAGAAGAAGTTAAATCTGTATCTAGGGCATTTAAAAACCTCAGTAACCCTTGAGGTTGTGGTATAAAATTATTCATTAGCTAGATACACCTCCATCACCATAGCCTATTATTAAAGCCATATTGTCAATATTACCTTTTAATCCGTTAGTAGATTGTCTAGGATTATATATAGAACTACTAGGGAAACTTTGCTTTAACCTATTACCTTCGTTTGTATTATCTCCTGTAGATTTAGGTATTGTATTTTCTCTTCTAGATATTTCTTGGTTATTTCTATCTCTAGTTTTACGAGCATTTTTATCTAATTCTTTTATACCTTCATCTACTCTTTGAGAAGCGTTAGGTTTAACATTACCAAACTCTTCTGTTGTCACAGCACTTCTATCTGCTTCTGTTAATGAACCAATAACTACTAATGTTATTTCATATCTAAAAAGTAACGGTTCATCTTTAGACCTAGTTACCTTTAACCCTTGCGGAGCTAAATGAACTTTATAGTAGCTATCATCTGTAAAATTAAAAAATTGTAAGTAAGAGCCACTTACGTTACCGCTACCGCCTTGCATAGCATATTCACTAACTCTACTTTGTAACTCTTCCATTTTCTGCTTACCTGTTTTTAACCCATCTGCTTCTCTAACAGGTCTAAAACCAGTTGTACCTGTGAAGTTAATAACTTCTATGTCTTTACCATAATCTTCTATTACAATATCTGATTTTGTTTTAATTGCTGTCGTACGTTGTGGTGAATCTATTGTATAATTCTCAGGGTTAACTTTAAATCTATACATATCATAACCACCGCCTTCTTTAGGGAAGCGTAAAGCTATTCTATGAAGATTACTTATTCCATCTGATTGTGGCATTTTATCCTCTCCTTTTCAGTATGTATATAAATCTCATACTACTAATATATCACGAACTAGTTTAAATTACAACTAAAAAAAGACCTAAATTAATAGGTCTTTAATATTAAATCTTTTTATATTCATCTAGGTAATTTGTAAAGAATCCATCTACACCCATTTGTATTAAGCTTTGCATTTCTTCTTTTGTATTTACCGTCCATGCATGTACTTTAAGCCCCTTACTATGAGCTAAATCTACTAATTCTTTAGTTATAGTTGTATATTTAGGTGCAATAGCATAAGAACCATAACTTAAACAATCATCCATTTCACTTTCAGAGAATGTACTTGTTAAGTAAGCTAAAGGTATATTAGAGAATTGATTGTGAATATTAAGTAATGATTCTCTAGCAAATGATTGAATAATTACTTGGAACCTTTCGGAACCTATTCCTATTAATCCTTTTGATTTTAACTGAGTTAATAATTCTTTATCCATATTAGCATCAAACGGACGTTTAGTTTCTATATAGTATTTAACTTTTGTTCCAAAATGATTTAATACATCATCAAGAGATGGTATTGGCTCACCATTAAGAGATGTAAAGTTAGTTTGTATATAAGATAAAGTCATATCCCCTACCTTACCTGTTCCTGTTGTTGTTCTATCTATAGTAGAATCATGCATACACAATAACTTATTATCTTTTGTTAATTGTAAATCCAATTCTATATAATCTGCACCTTTATCTAAAGCCATTTGATATCCTTTTATTGTATGTTCATCTGTATATCCAGTTGCTCCTCTATGACCTATAAGCATGAAGTCTTTCTCCATGGTTTCAGTTTCTAATTCTATAGCTTCAATACTAAACCATGTATAAGGGTCTGCTCTGAATTGTCTATCACCTTCTGAATCTTGGAAAGCCTCAAACTCAAAGTAGTCTCCTTCTTTAACAGGAATAACTCCACTAGTACCATTCTGAGGTGCGGTAGATATAGCTACATCCCTTGTATAAGGTAACCCTAAACTATAAGTACCATTTTTCAATATTCTCAACATACGTTGTCCTGTAGCGTTAGAATCCCATAACACATTACCTGCAACTCTTACTTTTGTTATTCCTTTAGGTACTACTAATCTAGTAGGATTATTAGAATCCCAAAACTCTGCATTATTATAAGTAACTTTACTCCAAGGTATTGGCATATATTTTCTCATTGGTACAGTAACATTCTCCTCTAACTGTATCATAGCACCTATATGCTCTCCTCTATCTGAAATTATTTTATCTGCATTGTTATTATTATTCTCTAGTTCTGTTAGCCTAGTTTTGATATTTGGTATCTCAGTTTTCTCTAAGTTATTAACTTTAGTTTTTAGGTTATTAACATCTGTTTTCATGCTAGGGAAATTCTGATTTACTTCATTAATAACAGTAGAAGCATCTTCATAAAAGTCTTTAAAAGTCTCATCTCTAAATTTTTGGAATTGAGTTATAATACCTTCAGTTCGACCACTAACTTCTGATATCTGAGTTGTAAGTCTATTAACATCTGAAGTTGCTTTTTTAGACGCTTCTATAGACTCTTTTGTGGATTCTATTAGTTCTTCTAAATTATCTTTACCTACACCCTCAAGAAGATAGTTTATGTCATCTAATTCTTTTTGTATTTCATTTAAATTCTTCATAGCCTCTGCTATACTCTCATCTAAATTTTCTAGCATAGGCTTATCGTCTATATAAATTCCTTCATCAGTAAATTCGAATTTATGCTTATCATTTTTAATATAAAATTTATTATCTTCACTAATACCATATTCAATCCAAACTTGAGCTTCATCCAACATTAAATCGTCATCCTGTTTAATAACCCTATAAGAACCATCACTTGACATTTCTTGTGTAGTTCTTTTCTGTGTTTCTGTATTTAAAACTGAAGCTCTGATATCTCCTCTTTCAGATATAAATAAAGTAGTTATATGATTATCCGGCGTACCATCATCATAAAAAACTCCTTGGTGTTTGAATAACATATTAGGAGCCTTTTGTATTCTAGGCTCAATTAATGTTTTATTACCGTAATAAGAAGTAAATAAATCTTGATACTCAGTTCCAGTATAAAAATCTGTTGCCTGCGGTTTCTCTTCTTCACCTGATGTCATAGAGAAGAATGACTTACCATTAAAAGTTTTAATACTTGTACCTTCTCCATCATCATACTTATAATTTAAAGATGGTAAAATTTCATATAGTGCACTACTATATTTATAAACACTATCTGTATCAAATTTACCCCCATCTAAAGGATTCGTATTAATCATTTTATTTTGTTCATTATCACCGTAAACACTTAAGATTATAGGGCTATTTATATCATCATTTAGGAAACCTATTAATACTACAGAACCTTCAGTAATAAGTGGTTTTGTACCGAATACACTTCCCTCAGGTGTTCTACCTATGAAAGATTTAGGGTAAGGTACAGCTAAACTACCATCATCACCTATACGACTTCCTAAAGTTAAATTATTAACTTTAACTTCTACTGATTGATATTTATAATTAATTTTGCTAACTGTAGCTAAAACTAACCCTTTTACATTTAAGTCATCTGAATCTACTCTTTTTAGACTTCTCCCCATGGAAGATTGGAATCTTACTACCATTAAATATACACCTCTTCATCGAATCTCATAACTCTTCCGTTAAATTCATTCCAGTAATCATCAAGTTTATATTTTCCTATAGGTGTTTCATCTTTCGGAAATTTACCTATCATAGATATAAATTCCCCATCACCTACGTAAATACCTATATTAGTATCACTTCTACCAAAGAATAATATATCTCCAACTATAAATTTACTAACATCTACCTTATACTTATGTCCTTTACCAAATATAGTAAAGAATCTACCTTCTGTAAAGAAATAGTTAATATTCATAGGATATGCTAATTCTTCATCTTCACCTAAATACAACCAATATAATAAATTATAAGTATCTATATAAACATCTTTATCTGTTCCAAAAGGATTCTCTTTAGGGGCTCCTTTGAACATATACTTTATATTTGATAAAGATTTAAGATTATCATTTAAATCTAATGCTAGTATCGTACTTAATGGTACATCTTCATCAAATACATATTCTTCTTCCATATATTCTCCATACAACACATCTTGTATCTCATCAAAGTAATCTATTAATAATTCTTGATTTCTTTCTACTAAATGAACTGTTAGTGTTGATAGAGAGTCTGTAGGTATAGACCCTTTATCAACTAAATAGCTTACCTTACGAAAACTTAGTTCTGCTTCTATATCAGTTCCATTATTTGAAAAAGATTCGTATTGTACATGCTGAGGATTAAGGCTTTGTATCACACCGACATAAGGTCTTATATAAACAACCTTTTCATACATATCGTCTGTAGTTATCTTTTTAATCTCTGCATCTTTTTCTTTAACTCTTTCCATAGTTAATACATCAAAATTAAATACATTATCTATAAACTTGTCAATAACATCTTTAGCTTCTTTATCTGTTGCCATAGACTATCCTCCTTTATTTCTTATCGTAAATGAATTGAGCATTCTTACCTATGGCTGAACTCATATCTATTGTTCTAGTACCATATCCATTAGGGGTAGCATAGTTATGTTCGGAGATGAATATTTTTTTACCTCCGTCTAAAACTTTTTCAACAAAAGCTACGTGACCGTATTGGGCACTACCTCCTTGAACACCTCTTTGCCAAATAACACAGGCACCTTGTTTAGGTGTTCTACCTACACCATAACCTGCTCCTTTAGCACCACCTATCCAGTCGGCGGCGTCCCCCCATAAAGGCACAGGAATGCCTAATTGACCTCTTCTATTATAAGCATACCATGTACACTGATACTTGTAATGTCGGTTACCTGGTTGAACGAAACTTGGGTCATGCTTAGGAAGTTTACCGTTATATTTTTTAAGTGAATCTAAAGAGCCACCATCTTGAGCGCCACCACTATCAGAACCGCCATCTTTATCTCCACTACTTTGTTTCTCTGCTACACCTTTTTCTTTGAGTTCTTTAGAAGTATCTTCACCCATAAGACCTCCCATGAAGTCTGATGATTGATTCCATAAACCTGCAAACCTATGAGGGCTACCCTTACCATCTTCTAGAATAGCATCTTTTAAACCTCTAGTTACCCCTACAGTTGTATAATAACCTTGTTTATAATCGAATTTATGTTCTACAGATTCAATGTAGAACTCCCAAGTGTCTCCTCGTTGCTTATCTTCAATAAATAACCTTTTACCTAGGTCATACTTAGGGTCTCCTAAAACAATAATATCTCCTGCGTAGAAGTTAGGGTTTCCGTGATACCAATTAAACAGCATTCTAGAGAACATAACTAAAGGACTATCACTTGCATCTGAGCCTGTATCTGTGGCTACGTTACTAACACCTTCAATAGCTTTAAGATATTTATCAAAAGCCTCATCATTCGGTGGTTCTCCTTTGTATTTAATATATTCATCTAGCAAAGTTGTAGCGTGGGTTTTATTACCAAAACGATATTTAGTTGTCAATTCTTTAAGTGCATCTGTCTTAGCTTTTTTCTTTTTCTTAGAGTTATTAAAATCATCCTGTGTTTTAAACTTCTCTTTTAGTATACTCTTTAATTTATCCTTTGTCAACTTCGGTCTATTATCTGATGTTAATTCATCATCTACTTTATTCCCTGTTATCTTCTCGTATTCTTTTTCTGTTACTTTTCCTTCTTTAACAAATTTCTCTATAATTTTTTTAGCTTGAGCTTTTTTTAAGTTTTTATATTTTGAAGATAATTTACTTGTATACTTATCTATACCTTTAGATATATTATCTCTTCCATAGTTACTTAAATCTTTCATAATTTTAGCGTAAGTTCCTCTTTCAGTACCATTATCATCACCCGAAGAATCTGAGTCTTCAGTAGCTGAACCTGATTTAGTACTAAGATAGATATTCTCTACTTCAAATTTAGTATACCCATATCTATCAGTCAATTCAGGGTGAAATTGTGGTTTAGAAAATACATCACCGTTAAGTTCTTTTAACATACCTGCAGGTGTAGCTGTAAATATAGAGTATGTTTCTACATCACTTTTACCCACATCCTCTTCAATAAAGTCTTCAGTAGGTACTTTAATCATATCCAAAGCTCTCCACTCAGTAGGATTAAAAGGAGTTTTTCTTAATACAAGTTGTGCTTTACCTGGTGTTTTTTCAGAGTTTTTGAAGAACAATTCATTAAAAGGTCTAGCTGTGACCATATCCATTAACTGTTTTAATGACCCATCAAAATTAGTAAACGCAGAAACTTCTGTAAGTTTTTCAAACTCATCCCAACTACTTAAATCATCATAATCAAGATAGTTATCAATTGTATTATATGTTTTTTCAGTATAGTTATATTTCATATAAGGTATGAATCTACGTATAATTCCTGTCATTACTTCATGAGCCGAACTACCAGTAAATTTTACTTCATTATCTCCATCACCATCAATAAGCCAACCTACTTCAGGTAATACAGCTTGAACTTCTTGAATAACACCTAATCCAAATTTCATAAAGGGTTTTACAAAAGACTGACCTGTTATCCTAAATTGAGTTTGGTCATTACCGTAACTACCTACTTTTGATACTTGGGAAACCATACCTACTTGGATAAGTCGTTCTTGTCTTCCTTCTTTATCATTAGGGTCATCATTAGGAGTAATAAATATTCTAATAATATCATTAGCCATAACTAACTTATCCCAATAAGTATCTCCTGCCATATTTATTTGGAAAACTGAACTATCATCCTCCATAGAATTTTTAGTTTGGAAACCTAAAAGTTTAGCCCCAAACTCATCACCATTATAATCACGTGTATCTTCAAATCTTAATGTAAATGTATTGTCATCTGTAACAATTTCTATTCTTACCTTAGGTCTTCTTATTCTACGCATATACACATACTTCCTTTTATTTTTTATATGTATAAGAGTAGTATACTATGATACTACTCTTGTGTCAATACAAAATTACTAATAGCTTCTCTTATGTTCATTTGCAAAGATATCCATGTTGCTATCTAAAACTTCTCTAATTCTTCCTCCGATAATGTCTCCAGTTTCTTCAGGATTATTTCCACCTTGAACGTTAACATTAACTGTTATTCTGTTAGTTGTAGAAGCATTAGAAGCGTCATTAGAGCCCCTATAATTAGAACCAGTAGTTAATACAGGGTTACTCATAGCTTCTTGGTAAGTAGAGGATAGAGCTCCTCCACCTCCTCCGCCACCAGAGCCTCCGTATTTCTTCTTGAATTCTTTAGCATTGTTAACACGAGTACCCATCATAGCCTCGTTTGCTCCCATACGTTCAAATCCAGTAGCAAATGCTTTTGTATTCTGTTCTAAGCTTCCACCTTTGCTCCATCCGGCATTTTTAAGATTATTACTTTCATAATCAGACTGCATCTCTTTCCATAGGTAATCTAATTGAACATCCATGTCACTAGATTTTTTACCTTTGGATTTAGCAAAGTTTTCTAATCCTGTTTTTCTAGCCCCTAACCACTGAGCAATACCAAATGCCCCACTAGAAGCATTCTTAGCATTAGGGTCAAGGTTAGATTCTTGTTGTAAGTTCCCCATAACAGCCCCTACCTGATTGTCAGATAGTCCTTTTCCTTTAAGGAACTTATACATCTTCTCTGCGCCTTCTCCACCTACATCAGATGCAGAGCCTCCGCTATCAGAACCACTATCAGAAGTTCCTCCATCTATATTAATACCTTTAGCACTCTCAATAATTTTCTGAGCTCTATCAAGTAAATCACTATAGATTTTAAGGTTCTTAGTTTCAGATTGGTTATTTTTTTCTCTAAGTTGTTCTGCTGTCATTTTTTCTTTCTTCTTAGTATCCCCTTTAACACCTTTAACGCCTTTTTTCTTATCTTTGCTATCTTCTTCAGATGCTTCAGCGTCATTATCAAAGAGACCTGTTATACCACTCCATGCTTTAGATATAGGTTTTCCTAATAAAGAATCTTGGAATTTATTCTTACCGTCTTTATCTCCATTAGTCCATCCTAGGTTCCATCCTTCTTTAGTGTTAGCCTTCTTAGCCATGTCTCCGACTTTTTCACCAACAGCTCCTCCACCGAAAGAACCTATAGCTCCACCTATTAAAGCTCCAGGTATTGCACCTACACCACCAAATAAAGCTCCAATAGAAGCTCCTGCTGATGCACCTGCCATTCCTCCGCCCATAGAGCCTATACCTCCGCCGATAGCTTTACTATCACCGGAAGCTAAAGCAGGTATCAATGATAAGGCAGATGTAGCAACACCTAAAACTCCGGCTCCTTTTCCAAGTCCACCTGCAAGTTTTCCAAGTTTTCCTATTCCACTACCACCTGCTTTTGGTGATTGTGAAAGGATACCATTTTTACCACCGTCACCAAACTTATCAGCAAATTTACCATAGAGACCTTTAGCTTTGCCACCAAAACCTTTAGCTTTCTCTCCTAGATTTTGTCTTCTTTCTTTTCCAAATATACTATCGTTATAAATATCTTTAAGACCGCTACCAGTACCTTTAGCTATATCTTTAGATTTATCCATGGCTTTTCTACCGTTGTCTCTGTTAAATACTTTTCTAGTACCTGACCAAGCTTCTTTAGATGTTTGTTTAAAGCCTTTACCTTTAGATTCTCCACCAAACATACCTTTCCATCCTGCTCCACCGACTAGGAATCCTCCTAATCCTTTAGCACCATCAAGTATTTTACCTCCAGTAGAACGAGTACCACCACCTTTAGGAGAGCCTCCGCCTTTAGGTGAACCTCCTCCAGTAGGCATTCCTCCTGCCATAGGATTACCTCCGGAGCTACCGCCCTTATTTCTGCCAAATTTATTTCTAAGCCCTTTAGCTCCTTTACCTATTAAATGACCTGCCCCAAATTGACTTGCAGATGCAATTAGTGATGCTGTAAATGCTCCGATAGCTCCTATTGCTAAATATATAGGAGCAGGTAGCCCTGCTAAAGCACTATGAGCATCTCTTAATGGTTGAGCCATATCATAAGTATCTTCTGCTTTATCATCAGTCTTAGATTTATTTTGGTCATTCTTACCTGACTTCGATTCTTTATAATCAGTGGCATTATCTTCCCCTTCTTTACTACCTTCTTTTTCCATTTTCTTAGCTTTTTTAGCTAACTCTTCTTTAGATAGTTTTCCGGATTGAGCATCTTTAAATATTTCATCAGATTGCTCCATAGTAAGGTTGGCTCCTATTTCTTTCATACTTCTATTAAATAGGTATTTTTGTTCTTTTTCACTGCCACCCATTTGAGTAGCCATATCAGCCATGTCTGTCAAGTTTTCAGGATTAGATATACCTTCATCCATACGTTTTTGTAAGTCATACCCGCCTTCAAGACCTTGGTACTGTGTTCCCCATCCCATTGCTATACGAGCATAGGAACTATTCATACCATTTTTAAGTCCTTGGTCTATACTATTGATAGCATTGGCACCTTGTTCACCTTGTAATCCTTTACTTCCTGACTCTGCAAAAGTAGATTGCATAGCGGTAAGATTACTCATTTGGTCTTTAGTTAAAGTTCTTCCTTCTCCTGATTGCTCAGCTATAGAACCTAATGCTTTAAGTTGTTCATCTTGACGACCAACCATACCTGATTGTTTAATCCCGCCTAGGAATGCATCTTGCATCTCCTTCATGTTATCGGAATTTACTCCACCAGTATGCATTATTTGACCCATAGACTCTTGATAAGCTTCTTGGTCTTTAATACCTAAAGAACGTCCTCCAATAGCAAGTTGTTTAGTTCCTGCCATTGTATCCTCATCACTTTTATGTCCTACCGATGCTTCATATGAAGTAGCCATTTTCAACATGTCCGTACTATTATAACCTAACTTGTTATCAATTGACAAGTCCCCATATGCATTTCTTACAGAATCTATATCCATGTTGTCTGAATTTTGACCTAATGATGTAACCATTGGTCTATTAGTTTCACTTAATGAAGCACCTTTCATGTATAAACCTGTAGCCATAGCTGTAGTTCCCATCATAGCATGAGAACCGATAGATGGTAAACGCTCTTGAACCATTCTACCAAATGTTCCTCGTTGTTGGTCTACGTCTCTAGATTGGAAATCTTTCTGAACTGAACCTTTATAATATTGAATAGTTTTATCAAGTTCTGCTCCTAATTTCTCATAGTTAGATATAAGTTCTTCTCTAGCTTTCATTTCTTGCTTAATAGAAGCTAATTCTTGTTCATACTGAGCTTTATTTATTTGACCACTAGCTCTACGTTTAGTCAGGTCTTGTTGTTGGTTTCTATAATTACTATACTGTTCTCTTGCTTGACCTAAGTTGCGTTGATTTTGTTTTCTTTGACTTTCATAAGAGCCTATCTTACCTAGTTCACTTCTAACTCGTGCTCCTTGGTCATATGTTAAACGTCCTGTTCCTTCTGAACGCTCCATATACCCTCTAGTCATATTACGATTAGCTCTTAAACGTTTAGTATAGTCTTTAGTAGCACTAGAATCTTTACTAATTTTATTATATTCTTCTGTTACTTGATTTAAGGTTTTCATTTCCTTAATTCTATTTTGAATACTAGCGTCTGAGCCTATTTTTTGTGAAGACATTTTCTCAAGTTTTTCTTGAGTTTCATCTACAACTTTACCCATCTTAGCATATGCTTTCTCAACTTCAGGGTCAGGTGCAATACCTTTAGATATATTTTCTTTTTGAAGGTCATCTAAAGCTTTCTTTAATTCATTTATATTCTTTGTAGCAGATTGAGTGGATTTAATAGATTCATCCATATCTTTAGAAGATATAACAGATTTACCTTCCTGTTTATCCATTGAGTTCTGTACATTTTTAACTTCTTTAGCAATTACTTTTAATTTCTTTAAGAAATTATCTAAAGGGGCATCAATATTTTTAGATTCCAGGGAATCCATGTAAAGTTCTATTGCCTTCAGACTATTCTCTAAATCCGAACTATCACCGGATAAGACCAATCTATAATCGTCATTCATTGCCATCATTATTCACCATCCATTTTAAAAAAATAAGGATGGTAGTATCACCTACCACCCTTTACATATACCAGTCATCATCTAGGTCTTCTAGTGCTTTATTAACGCTCTCCTGTGATATAGTAGCATCATCTTCACTAGTTTTACCATTTCCTACCTCATCATCTAATTCTTCTTGTTTTCTTCTAATGTATTCCATCATAGCAAGATGTTGTGTAGTAAGTCCTTCTGTTTCATCATTTAGCTCTGCATCGTTTCTCTTAGCTCTTTCTTCCTTATCTCTATCAGATAATTTAGCTTCCATTTGTTGTGCTAAGTCATCAGCATCTAAGAAATCAGGTACTGGGTCAAAGTCTTCATGAGATTCATTCCACCAACTACTATCATCATCTTCAAATTGACTATCGAATTTTCCACCTTTTTGAGCTTGTTTAAGTTGTTTATTATGTTCATAAACATCCCTATTCATATTACCAATAATAAACTCTATTTGGTAATCATCTAAATCCTTAAATCTTTGCTCAGTAGGCAAAACATTAAACTCTTTCATAATAGCCCATAGATTTCTAGATAAAGGTTGTTTAACAATTGATTCCATGCCACCTAATCGTTCTATATCTTTATCTAATGTTTCTATACTATTAGTAACGAAAGGAGTTTAAGAATCCTAACCAATCTTCATACATAACAGTTAAAGGATATAAGTTATAAATATCGTCAGGGTCTTGGAATTCCTTAGGAACTTCAATACCTACTTCTTGTAATGTAGCTAACATTTGATATGCTCTAATTACTTGGTCTGTCTGATACATATCCATACCACCTAAGTAAGCAGAACGTAACGCAAAGATGTTACCCTGTTCTCGTGCATTAGGTAATTTAATTTTAACTTTAAATCTTAAGTCTAATTCTTCAAAGTTATATTCTTTTTCCCAAGTATCATTAACACCTTTAATAACTTTGTTAATAACTTGTTCTTTTTCTTTCTTGTCTTGATATTTTAATTTATCTATTTCTTCCGGTGTCATTTTACTAACATCTTTTTTATCTTCTTTAGTTGTTTCTTGTACATCTTGTTCCTTTTTAATTTCTTCTGCCATAATATGATATACCTTCCTTTTTTAAATATTAATAAAGCCTACGCTTATCCGATTCAATATTAATATAACACGGACTAGTGTAGGCTTACTACTTTAAACATAGTATATCATATTTTGTTTTTAAATCAAAATTACTTTACATATTCACCTGTACGCTTAGTAATTTCTTGTAAACTTTGTTCAATCTTTTCACTGTTTCTAAGTAGGTAGATATAATATTCTTGTAATGAATCATAATACTCATAATCAATAGTTAATATTTCTTGACCTTCTAAATATTTTCTAGTAATCTTACCTGCTTGTTCAGTTAATGTTTTAAATTTATCTAGAATTTGATTGATTGCAATTGCAGTTGATTTACTTGTTACATCTACCTCTTTAGGAAATTTGTGTAATTCTACTTTCATTTCTGTGTAAATTGCTCTTAATTTATCTTGTGACATTTTATATCTTCTCCTTTAATTTGTTATATCTTTATTATAGTTTATTAGTTTTAATTTGTCAATACTTTTATTCTAATTCTAACGGCATTAGATGTAAATCTCTATTACCACTGCCATCTACATATGTTATAGCATCTTGTAATTTTCTAAAAGCTTTAAAATCCATATTTGTTTCTTCTTCTGTGCTCCCTCTTAAATCTATTACAATGTATATTTCCATTTGTACTCCTTTTTATTACATATATTTCAGTGACCAGTAAATACCATTAATAATTAGAAAAGCTAAAAACTGAATGGGTGTTATTATCACTAATATTTGACTCATAGCTAATGATTTTTCTGTGGTTGTTCCTTTTCCATTTAGTATACTTACTACAATAAATATAATACTTGAAAGAAAGAAATAACCATTTACTATTGTTAATCCCATTATAATACCTCCTTATTTAATTGTCAAGCCTTTATCATAATAATCTAAATCTAATGTTTTGTGTGTATCTGTAATGCCGTTATAGTATGTAGTTATTATTTTACCATCTTCTAGGTTAATAACTAAGTACTGATAACTACTTACCCCTTCTATAGTTACAATAGTAGGACTCTTAAAAATAATCCTTCTTTGTTTTTTACCATGAAAATCTGTAATATTATACTCAATAATATTAAATGGTGCATTTCTATCCTTAAAAATAAATCTTACTAGATTACTAAAATTGATTTCATTTTTAATTTTAGTTTTGCAATGGTTTGATAGTTCTAAATATTTATGTGTATTAATTGTATCTTGTAATAGTTTAACACACTGCTTCTTTTCTTGTAAAGACATTTGAGTATAATGTTTCTTTACCTGCCTATCTTTACCAGTTGTTCTTCTTTTTGACCAAAATGTACTCATGTAATTCATCTCCTTTTTTGTTATACTAATAATATACCTTAGTTAATTATAGTTGTCAAGTCCTTTATGTTTATTTTTTCTAGAATATTTTGTTTTATCTTTCTTAACTTTAGTTACAGGATTAATATTCCAAGTTGCTCTCGTATTACTCATTTTTCCTATTGTTTTTCTCTTATTTGTCATACTAACATCTCCTTTATATTTATAATACCATAACTTTTATATATTGTCAATAAAAAAAGACCAACTTTTTTAGTTGGTCTAGTATATTAAGTACGTGCTTTGTCACTTGCTGTTAAGTAACTAAACTCGATTTCTTCTGTTACAATTTCATTTGTCTGCCAAGTTTCATTGTAGTTATTTGCAGAGCAACCATGATATGAAATAATAACTTGTTTCGTTAAGTTATCTACAACTAAAATATCAATGATATCTTTCTTAAGAATTTCTTCACCAAGTGAAGCATATCCTAAATCTGCAAAGTTTTCTTTTTTCATACGTAAACGTTCTACTGTAATTGTACCTTCATAACGTAAGTATACGTGTTCTTGAGGCATGATAGAACCGATTTCGTATACACCAGTTGTACCGTATTCACGTTGACCTGATGCTGATTGTGCTCTTCCTACCGGTTTACCTTTAATCATAAGTAGGACGGTATTACCAGTATGGACGGTTTGTTTAGCTTCTGATGCCATCTGTATTCACTCTCCTAAAGTATTCAAATTATATTAATAGGAGTACCTAATCCAGGTACTCCATCACCTAGATTAGGCTTGTAATGTCTGTTGCTTGTAAACCAAGCTAACAGAGATTTTCTTGAAGCTTCTGATTGGGTAAACTGTCATTGAAATTCTTGCTTCGTTACCTTCAACAATAACTTGTACGTCTTCAGCAGGGAAGTCTTGAATTTCATTATCACGTTTCTTACGACCCAAGTAAGATTGAATAAAGTCTTTAATAATTGAAGCACTTGTATTGATAGTACGAGTACCAATAAATTGGTCTTCAAGTTGAACTTTAAGCTCACTTACTAAGAAGTCATTAGCTTCTCCAACAGCCATTTCAGCCTTAACTGGGTCTGATTTATCGTTGAATGTAGTTACGTCATCAACGATTCTGAAGAATGTATTAGTACGGTTACGAACAAACTCTATACTAATAATACCATTTTCATTTAATTCATCTAAGTCTATTGATTCATAGATTTGGTCTAATGAACTTACACGTAATGGTTTGAATGTGATTGATTCACCGATTTCTAAACCACTTGCAAGACCACCTAAAGCTGCGGCTACCATATAAGCAGGTACATGGTTTTTACGTCCATCATCCATAACAAAAGTACCTGAGTTAGCTACTAATGATACACGTGGATTAGATAATGATGCTTGTCTACCGAACAATTGTTCTTTAGATTCATTGAATCCTCCACCAACAATAGCTCTCATTGGTTCTCCTGCGTCAGAACGTTCTTTAACGAAAGAAGCTACCTCTGCATGAACTGATTGTTTAGATGATAATGGAACAATGTAGTATCCGCCTTCATGTGCAAATTTATCTAATTTATCTGCCCATGTAGCAGGTGGTTCACCGTTAGTACCGCCTTTTAACTTAGTTAATTCAAACGGTTCAATAGTTTTAATAGGTGAAGTAGCAGTTACTGTAGCTGATTCTTCTCCTGCTTCAACCTCTACATTACTTGGTACTTCACCTTCTGCATTAAGTTGCTCGAAAGATACAATACCGTTATAGGCTGTTTGTTTTTCTAAGTCACCGAAAACTGCTTTAACATATACAGCTTTGTCTTTAATATTTGCATTTTCAATTTTATCTAATTTACTAGATTCTAAGTTCTTATCTCCAAAAGGTGATAATTTAGCTTCAAAATCAGGTAATTGATTAATGTCTGTAATAATAGCATTAGTATAGTCATAAGCTCCACCAGTTAAATCATATGACTTAACTTCTTGGTCTCCAACTTTTAATACTAAACGACTTGCTTTTTGAGTTTCTTCATCATGTTCTACAGAAAAAGTTGCGTTAGCTTCTTCTCCTTTATACTTGATTGTGAAGATATTACCGATATTATCATAAACCTCATTGAAACGGTCATCTTGGAATATTACTCTTAAACGTAATGAATCACTTAATGTGTTCTTTTCCAATCCTACTTGAATGTTGTTAGCAACATTACCGTATATTTTAGAAGTTACTTTTAGTCCACCAACTTCTGCTGTTGCAGGTTTAGCATCTTCTATACGCATAGCTAAAATCTTACCTGCTGTATAGTTAGGGTTTGAGCCCCATGCTAATTCAATTGCATCAAGCAATTCTCCTGAACGGAATAAACGTTTAGCTTGTGCATAGTTACGTAATTCGTAAACTGTATTTGGTTCTCCGCCTTCAGCCTGACCGATTAAGCAAAATACTTTTTCACTTGAACCTGCTGAGCCACCGATACCTGAAGTATCTACTTCAATAGATGCATGAGGACGGGTAATAGGTCTTCTTGGGAATGGTTCTACTGCCATATTTAATTCTCCTTATCTGAATGTTATTATATATCTAATTTCCTACCTAAATACTTCTCTAATGATGGTAAGAATTCTTGCTCACTAAACAAATAATGACTACCTTCCATATAAGCTTTAAATCCTGCTACTTGTGAATCCCTCATGTTAAAAAGGGTTTTTGCAGTATCAAGGAATGTATCTATATGAACATAACCATTGAATTTAGGAGTGTTATTTTCAGGTGTCTTTTTTCTAGCCATCCTACTTCCAATCCTTTCTTTCTTTAAAAGTTAGTTTATTAATATCTTGTGTAATAGTATAATCAAGGTCTAGAGAACTTGTGTACTTAATAATTGTTGGTCTACCAAAAATCATTGAGTCACCATCTTCTATTATTGGTGCAATATCACCAAAGGACAAATTCTGTAATTGGAATGTTTGTTGCTCCTCTATACTATCTCTCATAGATATTAAAATCATTTTTAATACAGCATCCAAACATCGTGCAACGTCTACATTAAATGATAGACCTACAACTGTTACTTGTTCTTCAACTGTGAATCCTTTTACTAAACCTTTAGAATCATTTTTCTTTTCAGTAAAGATAATATTAGCATTATAATTCTCATAATCTTCATTTGTTTGGTACTTAAATGATACCTTATTACCTTCGACTTGAAGATTATCATATTTGGCAAACTCTATATCTTCTACTTTTATTAACTCTCCTATAGGTTTAGAAACAGTAAAAACTAACTTATCATCTTCTCTTATTGCTGTAGAAGATTCGACTAAGGTATCTCCTGTTGCCTCAAAGTAAGATGACTGAATACTCCCTAAAGAGTTTTTTGTCTCTTGTCCTTGACCTAATTGTATCAAGTAATGAGCTTCATAGTTATTTTTAAATTTTGGGAAGTTAAATCCTACCGTTACTTCATGTTGTGCATTCTTACCACAGAAAGCTTCTTTAAAGCTCTCTCTAGTTTGATAATCAAAGTCTTTTAAAACTTCATCTATAATATAACAATTCTCTAGCACAGTGTTAAGTCTAGGCTTTATTTCTGATAATAAATATGAATCAACTGATGTTATTGCCATTTAATACTGACCCTCCTCTTAATTTAAATTTTTCATCTTCCAGTTCATTAGTTGCTTAACAGTTTTTAGAGTTGTTTTAGAGAAATTATTCTCATTAACTTTATCCCTATTAAGTATCCAAGAACTAGCAGGTGACTTACTAGAAACAGTTCTAAATATAAAGTAAGAAGATTGCTTTCCTCTTTTAACTTTAGTCATATTATGGGTCATAGGTTCCGGTTTCATTGAAGGATGACTTACATTCTTTCTACGTCCTTCTAGATAATCAGTTATCTTAGAAACTGAACCTGTACCTCTATCTACTTTTAAAGTCCTCATATCTTGGTAAGTACTGTTATTCATTCTACTAGTTTTAATGCGGATTGGTACGGTTAAATACCATCCACCATCTTTACTAGTTTTCTTTTTAGATGAGTGAGCAAAAGCTTTTTTAAGGTCTACTACTCCTTCTTTTTCTAACTTTTTCTCTGTTACCTGTAGGTAAGTAGGCATACGTTTAATACTGGTATTCTCTACTTGTTGTGCTGTTGCTTGTAGCTTATCAAGAACTTCTGAACGCATACCATCAATGGTTCTCTTACCTACCTGCTTATAGTTTTTATTTTTAAATAAATTAGGTCTCTTTCCGTGAACTGGCATTATTTAAATGCACCTCCGAAGAATCCACCTAAATTACTAGGATTAGATGCGGAAGCTTTAGGGTCATCTACTTGAATTTCTAGGTCTTCTTCTATACCATCATTAACTTTATAAGGGTCTTGTAGTACAATAACATCTTCCCTTTTAAGAAGTAATTTTTGAGGTAAGTTTTCAAATTTTGATTTAGGTTGATTAAATTTAGTATATTGATAACGACTTTCCTTTAGTATATCTGATACTACATATCTTAAAGTCATAAGTATCTTTAAAGTTACTGTATGATTCTCATATTTTTCATTTAAATACAATCTGTTATTCTTAATTTCATAATCTTCTTCATAGACTGTACCATCTTGAGTGGCTATATAAGTTACTTCTTTTACATCGTAGTATAATGGAATACCTTTTTTAATCCTATCTTTATTTACAAAATAAATCATTTGTTGAGGCATTAATACCTCAGGAACAGTAAATCTATCTCTATAGGAGATTCTCTTTTCTAATTGAGTTGTACCTATTGCAGTACCTGTATCTAATATTCCTATATCTAATTGGTTAGTTCCTTTCTCTTGAGACTGTATTGCCATTATAGTCTCTTTAGGAGGTAAATAAGCAATACCTTTACCATGACATCTAGGACAATCTACTCTAGGATGACCTGTATCAGGGTTAAGGCACGGACAGAAATATGCTTCTTCCCATAGTACTTTTATACCTCGGTCATTAATAAACCTAATCATATCAATAGTATCGAACTCTAATCTAGTAGTATACTTAGGTTTATCTTGTTCATCTGCTTGTGTTGTAGTAGTATATGTTGTTGACTTATTAATAATATTAGGGTTAGAGTTGGCTCCTATCATATACGGTTTTTCCATTTTCTAACCCTCCTTATAATCCTATCATATTATATCCAAAGTAAGCTCTTAAACCATCCAATAGTTCTTTTATATCTTCATTTATTTGAAGTATCTGAGCACTAGCTCCACCATACATAGCTGATTGAGTAGTTCCTATTGTTTCTGTGATACCGTCTACTTCTAATGTTTTATTAGCAATACCGGCACCGATAATTAAATTACCCCATACTTGGTATATTTCTTTCAATGCATATTTTATAACTAACTGTTCTAACTCAGGAGGCATCTCCCAAGGTTTATTTCTTCCTGCTTTTTTACGTGGAAGCATACCTGATACATATTCTAGTCGTATCATTTGAGGTGCAAATGTTGCTCCCGATGGTGGGTATACACCTGCTAATTGAGGGTATCCATTGAATACAGCATCATATGACATTGATTGTCCTGTTTGCATAAGTGCTGTAGGGAACAATTGAACATGACCTGCTAAATGTTCTACTTTCCACCAGTTAGCAGGGTATTTATATATAGGTCTACCATTAAATTGTAGCTGTAAGTTCTCTACCTGTAATATAGGTTTTCTGTAAGCATGTACAAACATATAACTATTAAACTCTGTCTCATGATAATCTCTCATCTCATGTTGAATATCAGGTAGTATAGAAATATCTAGCGCTCTCTCAGCTTTACCTACTGCTCTTTCTAATATATGATTATAAAACTCGTCACCCATGGGCTGTCCCGTATCAGGATTTTGAACTACAATACCGAACATATATGCTTTAACTGCATCCGGTGACCATCCATAATCAGCTAATGTTAAATTATCTATCTCACTTACGTCTATGTGTTTAGGATTACCGCTTGGATGATAAGGATATTCATAGTTTAATGATTTTTCATAAGGGTCTAAGTCCCCTCCAAACATTGAGTTAACCATTTAATTCACCCTTTACTTATTTTCATCTTTTTTGGCTGTTGTTTTACGTGCTGTAGATTTTCTAGTAGTGCTTGTAGATTTTCTAGTAGAGGCTTTCTTTTCCTCTTCTTTAGGTTCTTCTTCTTTACTAGTAGAAGCTGATTGTTTTCTAGTAGTTTTCTTTTCTTCTTCAAATTCAAAACCTGGAACATTTGCAAACTCTTTTTCTTGTTCCTTAGTTAATCCTTTAACTACTCCATCTTTGTCAATATCTACTGTACCATAAATGGTAGCCATTTTTGTATTTAGTAATTTCTTATAGTATAACATATTTATTGAGTCCCTTCAAGTTTATTTTAATAAAAAAGGGATAAACCCTAAGTTTATCCCTATTCTCTTGTATTCAGTTTTTCTTATTCTATTAAACTGCGATATAACGAACGTTTTTAATACGAGCCCATTTTTTAGGAGCACGTAATGCTAATGCACCATACCATAATACTGCAAATGTAATAGAAGCATTAATTTGAGCTAATGGTAATTTCATCATTGGAAGTAATTCGAATAAGTGAACTACTTGTGGTGACATTTCACCAACGAATACGTCTGCTGTTTCAGGCAATGTTTCGTTCTTATCTACGAATACGATTGTTCCATCTTCTTGTGCATCTTTAACTGGTACACGTTTGATTAGGAAGTACATACCTGTTTCTTTACCTTGACGGTAGATAGAAACGAATTGTGGTTGTTGTTGGTACATAGCGTTAACATTAATTGAAAGTTTAACACCATCGTCAACGTTAGATACTGTAGCTGTTACTTCTTCAGAAGGAGCTGATTGAGCGTCATCTGAGTTAACTACTACTTTATATGATAATCCTGCACGGTCTTCTTCATCTTCAAAAGAACCTTTTTGCTTAGTTTCAACTGTAGCTGTAACTTTAGCAGGTTGTGGAGCGTTTGGTAATGGTTGTAATGATTCATCTAAGATTAATTCATTTTCCATTACTGTAGAACCATGTAATTTAATGAATCCACGAGATGAGTAGAAACCATTTACACTGTAACCAGTGTTAACATTACCGCTATTGTCTTGCATTAATTGCATTTGACGACCTAAGATTGAGTTAACGAAGTCTGCGTGTACACCAATAGGCATATAAGCATCTGTAGCTGTACCGAAACCTTTACCGATACGTACAGCCGCCTCGTTTAAGTGTTTCTCAGTTAATTGGTTACCTTTAGCGTTAATTACGTTATTTTTGTCAATTAATTTAGCTAAACCATCAAACTCTAAACCTTCACCTTCAACTTCAGAAGTTAATGAAGCGTCACCGTAGAATGAAGCCCACTCAATTGTTTTTGCAACAACTGCGATAGCATCTTCTGTAAGGATTTGTGATGGGTCAGCAATGTTATTTACTAAACCTGATGCAATTGACATGTTTTTAGTATCAGAAACGTATTTCATTGATACGGTTTTTTGACGGATATTTGGGTCAGATACTGGTGCTACTCCGATTTCTTTAACGAAACGAGAGTGACCTACGTTACCATGACGTAAATATTGGTCGTATTTTACTACTGTAGATTGAGCAGGACGGCGTGAGATATCACGATAGAAGATTAAATCTTCATTAGTCCATGTTAACATTGTGATTTGGTCATCTAAAATTTCTCTACGTAAAGCTCCTGCGTCAATTTGTGTATCAGGAGTGATTCCATAACCAGTTTGGAATGACTTTACTACGTCTTCTTGGAATTGGTCAGCGTACTTTTGTTGAACGTCTGACAGGTTCTTTTCGATAGTCATATAAATTTATCACCTTTCATTTGTGTTCTTTTTATTTTATGTAGGGTACAGTAAAATGTACCCTATTTATATTCTTTAGTTACACCGTATAATATAACACAACTTTGTGCATTAATTAAATTTGTGCAAAGTCTTTTACAGTTTTAATATCTTTCTCTGATGCATTAGTAGGGTCAGTGTTAATGTTCAAGTAAGATTGATAAGCTGATTGTAAGTCATGTTTAGAAGCTCTAGGGTCTTTAGCTTGTGCTTTATAAGAATCCATGAACTTAGTTCTTTCTTCTTGACTTAACCCTTTAAATGTGTTATCTTCTTGTACTTCTTCAGCATCTTCTGATTTTGCTTCACCAGTTTCAGCTTGCTCTTCAGTATCTACTGATTTAGAAACATAACCTTCTACTTTTTCTTGCTCTCCGTTTGTAGATGTTACTGATTTTTCTACAGCTTCTTCTTCACCAGTGTCTACTGATTTAGAAACGTCTTCAGCTTGAATTTCAGAAATTTTTGCTGATAACTCATTAATAGATTTACTAACTTCACTTAAATCTTCTTTAGTAGCAAAGTTTTCTTTCTCTTTATTTAAGTTTTCAAAAGATGTTAAGATAGATTTAAATACTGTTGTGATATCCTCATCAGAAATTGATTTAGAAGTTTTTTCCTTCTTATCTTCTTTCTTATCTTTATCATCGTCAGTATCTTTGTCTTCATCATCAGATTCAGAATCTTCTTTTTTATCTTTTTTATTTTTACGTTTCTCGTTGTCTTTATTTTCTGTTTTAGTGTCTTTTTGGTCTACAGGGTCTTTTGATTCTTTAGCTGATTTTTCAACTTCCTCATCTTCATTGTCCTCTGCTACCTCTTCAGATTCAACTTTTTCACCTTGCTCTTGTGCTTCCTTAGCATCTTCCTCAGATACCTTTTCCGGTTCTTTATCAGGTTCTTCAGTTGTTTCTGCTACTTGTTCTTCTATAGATTCTACTGTATTCTTTTCATCATCTTCTACAGATTTCGAAACTGCCTCTTGAGCATTTAACTTATCATACTCTTCTAAAATATTTTGCATTTCTTTACTCATAGAATGTATTCTCCTTACCTATTCTAGTTTTTGTTTGTTTATATCCATTACTGCTAGTTCTGCATCTTTACGAGATAAACCTTTAGCTAGTTGTAACGTAAGGACTGATTCCTCATATCCCATACTATTAGATTTACTCAAATCTTCAACAACGCCATTCCATACATCATTAAACTCTTTTAAATCTTTAATCTTAGTGACGTAAGCTAAATTTGTAATGCTAGATGCTATTTCTTCTTTTCTTAAAGCTCCTGCATCAACTTGAGTGTCAGGTGATGTACCATGACCAGTTAAAAATGATTTCATAAAGCTTTCCCATGTTGCTTCAGGATTAGCAGGGTTTTTAACTAATGCAACTCCTGTTATCATAACTTCATCAATAACTCTATTGTCATTTATGTTACGTTTTTTAACCGCACCTTCAATAGAAAAACCTAAACGTCTTCCACTACCTGATTTTTCTAATTTCTCAGCTAAATCAAGCATCTTAACAACATTTTCATCATTCTTCCATAACTTTGCTTCAATAAATAAACCTTTTTCTATATCCACATAGCAATTCTCTGTAGGTATACCTACAACTTTATCACTTTGATGCTCATAATTAATGTACCCCTGTGATTTAAAATACTCTATATCTATTCCTTTAGGATTAACTATATCATTCTGTAAATCCATACTTGGAGTACTAGCCCATCCTGAAACTATAGAATACTCATTAGTATCAGAAGCTGTTGATACAGATTTCTTCAAATCCATAGGTACAAAAGCATTAAATTTTATTTCTTCCAAAGGTGTCTACACCTCCACTTGTTATTTTATTTACTTTTACGTTAATAATATAACAATAATAACTTGTAAGTGAAATATTAATATTTTTTATGTATTAATATCAATTACATATAGTATATCATAGTTATTACCTTTATCAAAATTAAATTACAAAAAAAATAAACAAAGCCTAGATTTATTCTAGGCTTATTAATTAATGTTTAAAGTCAGAAGATTTTTCTCCTTTTCTTCCTTGACCTTTATTAGATGTTTGAGTCCGGTAAACATTATCGTCACCTTTTATTTGTGCATCTGTTCCTATTTCTTTATCAGCATTACTAGAGTCTGTTGATTGACTTTCTTCTGAATCGTCATTATCTCCTTCTAGTAAACTCATCATCATTTGTAAACGTTCTTTTTGTTTACCATCATTATATTGTTTATCTTGTTGTAATTGTGCTGTTCCTTGTAAGAATGAAGCATCTAAGATAATGTCTCCACCTTCAATAGGTTTCTTACCTTGTTCTTCTCTAGCCTCATTAACTGTTTTAAATATTTGAGTTTCTAGTTTAAGAATATTAAGTTTGTCTGTAGCACTCTTAGTATCTCCACCTACGAATTGGAATGTATATTTATCTCCATATTCTGATATAATATGTCTATTAACTAAATCTTCAATAAATCTAAGTAAAGGTTGTAAACCTTTATTTTGAGATTGTTGTTGTTTTTTACCTGGGTCAGCCTCATTTAGAGTAGAGCCACCTTTAGAACCTGTAGCCCCACCTCTATTAGGGAAACCAATTTCTGCAGGGTCAATACCATATAAAGCAGATATAATATTAATAAGATAATTTAACCATTTCTCAAATTGCATATCATTAGCAGTTGGTGTCATATTAACAAATTTAATATCATCTGCCATTACCACTGGAATTTGCCATGAACCATTGATACCCGATAAACTTGATTTCCATTCACGCTTGAAGTTCTCTAATGCATGTTGTGATTGTTGTTGGTCTGAACGTATTTGTAAAATACCTCTTGTAGTACCGCCATGTGAGAAAAATCTATCGTTAAATGACTCAGTATTATTATAGGCAATAAATTCTTTCATAGCTATCTCTACTTCTGATAATCCGTACCCTGAAGAAGATAATTCAGTTCTAGGGTTTCTTATACCCATAGCTAACTCTCTAGAAGTAAAACTAGCTACTACTCTTTTATCTACTACTTGAACAAATCTCTTACCACCCTTAATAATTTTACCTTTTTTATCTGTTGCATAAAAAATAGTAGAAGGGTCTACTGCTATGAATTTTTCTAATTTAGTTTTATTATTCTTATTAAATACTTTTTCAAAGTTAACTTGGTCATAGATGTAAGTATCTCTAACAATTTTCTTACAGAAAGTTTGAAATGAATCTCTATCTACATCTTTATCTTTACCTGTATTAACAATAAAATCTTCTATACGTTTCATTTCTTCTTTTTCTTTTCTACCGGGTTCCGCATCTAGGTCTCTTAATCTTACCTCAAAACCTAAACCTTTCTCTGAATATCTTGCAGGTTGACAATACATAGCTACTTGATTTGAACGTGTAAGTATGATAGCATTAAGGATAGGGTTATTACCAAACTTTTTCAAAACATCATGTAAGTTATGTTCGTTCTTCATGTAACTTCTCTTATCTCTAAATTCAGGATTCGTATCCATCATTTCTATAAATGGCTCTGCATAAGCCTGTTGCTGTCCGTATAAAGACTTAGTTAAATCTTGATACTCTTTATTGTCTTGTTCTATTTTTTTAATGTTAGCTTGTAATCCTTCATCAATAGGAACTTGAGCAATGGTACTATTATTACCATAGTCTTTACCTAATCTGAATTGCTTAAATAAATCTGCCAATTACTAGTCACCTCTACTCCCTCTTACTGTAGTTAATACAACAGTATTATTATAAGTTACATCTCTAATATGTTGAGGGATATTTATTTTAACCTCGAACGGTTCTTCAATGTAATAAAACATCTTCTTACTTTCCATAACAATATCATAATCTTCTAATAGTATATTATTATCTTTATCTACTAATATTACCTTATTGTCTTTTGTTGCTTCTAGAATCATGTATTTTACTTTGTTTAAAGCAATAAAAACAGCTACGTGTTTTCCACCTATCTGTCTATAATAATCTACAATCTCTATCCAATTATCTTGCATACCTTGACCTTTGATGAAATCTTTTGCTTCATCCCATTTTTTATCTTTAGAGAATATCAACCTATTCACCGTCTTTTTTATTTTTTATCTTTAAAGTTACTCTTTTTAATAATTTTCATCATCTTGTACCAAATTCCTCCAAGTATTGCACCTATAAAACTTATAGTAAATATAATTATAGGGTCATTGAATCCAATATAATGTTCAGTATTTTCTATGGAATCTATTACATCATTCTTAATAAGTACAGATGTTGTTTGAAACATAGTTAAAACTATGTATGTACCTATTCCTATTATAGCATAAATTACATACAAAACAAAAACGTTTTTACTAGAGAACTTACTATGAACAAAAATCATTAAAGTTAAAAGACTTAAACAGGTAAATACTACTGATAGTGACGTTATAATATTCATTCCTAACAAAGTTTTCACCACCGTAATGTTCAATTTTTTTATATTTAGCTCTTATTTAATATAGCAAACAAAAAAGAGGAGTAATTACTCCTCTTCAGTTTTATCTTCATTATCTATGTTGTTATCGTCCGGTTGTTCAGTGGGCTGTTTATCATCTGTAGTATCTTCATTTTTATCCTCTTCGTCCACTTTATCGTCCGGCTCTGAAGGTGACTCAGGTTCAGTTGGTTCAGTTTCCCATCCTCCATTTTCATCAGGATTGTCAGACGGTTCAGATGGTTTTTCTTCATTACCTTCATCAGGATTTTCATTCGGTTGTTCAGGTTCAGGTTCAGGTTCAGTCGTAACTTCTCCACCATTTCCTCCTGTATTACCATTATCTGAAGGTTCTTCTCCCGGGTCAGGTTTTTCTTCCCAATCTCCTCCTCCGGTGTTACCATTATCCGAAGGTTCTTCCGTTGATGGTGGTTCAGAATTTCCTCCACCACCGGAGCCCCTTCCACCATCTTCATCTGTATATCCTGGAGGCGGTGGGTTTGGATTATCTGTATTTCCTTGATTATTATCTACTGGATTCTCAGGAAATACCGGAACTGAAGGATTATCAATAGGAGGTATAGTATCTGAAGGTATAGTTGGTTCAACTGGATTTGTTATAATAGGATTATCCGTTGGTAAGTCAATAGAAGGGTTTGTATCTTCTACTATGCTATCTACTGTATTTGGATAAACATTATCGTTAATAACACTTAAACCACCTATACTGTTTGAATCAGGTGATAGAAAAGGAGAACCTAATACACTAGTAATAATAGAACCTACTGTTTGTTTTTCATACCCACTATCTACAGGGACAGTTATCGTACCTATTCCATCTTCACTAATAAGTATTTCAGGTTTGTCTACTTTATCACTAAACTCAATATTATTTTTTACTAATATTAAGTCATCATCACCAGTTACATCATATATTTTCTCTCTAGTCTCTTTATCTTCTTTTTGTCTTTCTTTATTTGACTTCTTATTATAATCTTTATAATTTGTTTCTTTTTTTACTTTTTGAAGTTCTTCTTCAGCCTTATTTAATCTTTTAACATATTTCTTTTTAGTCTCACCATCATTATCATCTGCTTTTTTATAAATCTCTACTAATCTTTGATATCTATCTTTATCTTCTTTAGCATCTTGATATTTATTAAAAAATATGGTCATAATGACTACAAATACTGCTATCATAACCGTTATTATGGTTATGATTACCTCATTGCCTTGTGGTTTCTTTTTCAATTATGATACCTCATTTTATATAGTCTCATAATTCTTCCCTTTTATAAGTTATTAAGTTTCTCTTCTTCTTCTTTTCTAATTCGTTCTTTTTCTTCAAAGTCTTTTCTAAGCATAAATGAAATACTTCCTTGGAACTCATTGCCTGAAAGGATGTTACTTAATGCTGTATCTATAATAGCTACATCACCTAACTCAATTGCTTTACCTGCTTCTACATCTTTTCTAAATTGCTTATTAGCTTCGAAAATATCAATACGTTTTGAAAAAGCAAGTTTATACATCTTATCATGTAAATCTCCTGTTAAAGGGTCATTTAATCTACTTTGAAAGACCATTAAAGAACCATCTAGACGTTGAGTTTCATCCATAGGGTCTTGTCTAAATACATTATAAGACTTATATAGTCTATTTACCATTTCACATAATAAACTGCTAAATTCTTTAATACTATCTTCTTTCTCCTCTTTGCTAAGTGGAGTTATTGATTCTTCTAATGTTAATTTATTTTCTTCTAAAGTCATTTATTTCTTCCTTCCTTTTTTATCTTACCTTCAATATCTTCCTGTAATACTTTTAATAATTCAGTTGTGTTATCTATTCTACTCATATTAGACTTTATATAAATTGTTTTTAATACAATATATAGAATAAATACAATAGAATAGATGATTATAGTGCTAAATAAAATCACTATAATCACCTAAGAATTGTTTTACATCTTTTTTTCTTAAGATGTATCCATCTTTATTAGGTTTAAATCCTAAAGTTTTTAAATACTCTACTGCTTCAGGTAATTCTATGTCATACACAACTGCATTTTTATTTTCCTTAATACTTAAACGTAATAATTCCATAATAGCTCTTGCTCCTACACCATCTGAATCAGGTGAACTTGCATAAGATTCTAATATTATATCATTTTCAGTTCGTTTAAAAGATGTAATTCCTAAGGTATCACCATTATCATCAACAAACTCTTTATACAATGATGAGTTTGTATTAATATGTGATACATCTACACCTTTTTTACTTAAACTAGATAATGAATTTGCTACTTTTTTAGGGTTTACCTTTCCTTCTTCACCATTAGAAATAGCTCTTGCTCCTACTGCACTTCTACTAACTTCTTCTTTTCCTTCTTGTTTTTCTTTACTATCGTTCTCTTTATTACCATCTTCGTAAACTGTCATTTCCATTTCTTTACCATTACGAATAACAGTACGTTTAACCTTATTTAGTCCACCAAGATTTTTATCTCCACCTTTATGGACTATTTCAGGCTCTCTATTAGCATATAAAAAACAATCAAAGAAATTATCGAATCCTAGAGATTTATAAACATGTTCATATTTAACATCTAAAGTATCACTATTTTTAGAAACATAATCTAAGGATAATTCCTCACCCAATAACAAATTCAATACACTTTTATTAATTTCTTCATTACTAATTGTACCATAAAATAATTTATCTGTCAAGTCTATTTCACCTCTATTCATCAAAGTAGAATTGTTTATTTCCTTCTTGATTGTAATCAGTAGAAACAAATGTAGAACCAAAGCTTGTACCGTTTCCTTCTTTAAGAAGTTCTTTTATTCTTGTTAATCCTATATAGGCGTAGACACTTGCTTGTGCATAGTGGTCGTCACCTTTACGTTTGATAACTTGGTACATTTCTCCAGTTTTTTCATCTTCTTCATCCATAATAACAACATTCTGCCAATGTTTTAAGAAAGTTTTTAAATCATCATCTACTGTACTATAAACACTTATATCCTTTGTCTTAAGTGCTTGTACATATCTTTTATTCTGCATTAATTTATCCACTGTAACCCTATTATTGTTCTCATTAAATTCAGGTCTTAATTGTCCGGTAGATTTAGGAGAAGATTTATAAGTACATCCAAATACTTTATCTTTTCCAAAGTGATTAATAAGTTTTAAAACATTGTTTCCTGAATCTCCATTATCTGCAATTATAATATCAGGGTCATACTTAGATATTTCCCAAATTATTTTTTCTAAATCTGCTTCAACTAAATCAGGTCTTGTCATCTTTTTAACAGAGAACAATCGTATTAAGTCCACCTTACCATTAGGTAACATACCATGAACAGTTATCCAGTGAGTATTTCCCCAATCTATACCAATAGCTATATGAGAATATCTATCTCGTTTCATTAATTGTGTTTCTGCAATAGGTGATTTATTACCATAAACATCTTCTTCATTAACTCTAAGTTTAACATCTTCAAACGGATAACCCAAAATATAATTGTAAAACGCTTGCTTAGATTCTGTATTCATTTCTTTTTCTTTTAATTCATCCGCAGAAATCCATACAGCGTTCATTTGTGTTATTAGGTATCCTCGTACCCCTTTATTACCTTTTGTACGCTCAGGGTACTTACAATGCCACTCACCATTATACCATCTATCTAGCGGTTTACCACATTTTTGACAAACAAATTGGTAACTACCATTCTGTACTGTTTTAGCCTGTTCATCTACACCTTCAGGGTTAACACATAACATATTCCCACTTTCTTCAAGATTATCAGGGTTGTAATCATTATAACTCATTTCATTTAAATAATCACAATGTTGACATCTATGACCATAATACCATTGGTCTGATTGTTGATATAATTTGTGTATACCCATACCGGGTACAGATGGTGTGCTCCATCTTCTCACAATCTTAAAAGGTGATGAAGACATTGACTCTAATGCAGATGACTCTGCTAATAAGTTTACCCTGTCATACTCATCTAAAGATAAATAGTCAATATCTACACCCTCTACGGTACTTGCTTTAGAACTTGTTCTAAAGAATAAACTAGAGTTTCTTATCTTTTTAAAACCTAACGAGTCTTTATCCCAATCAACAATATCTCTAAAATATTCTTTTTCTAAAACAGGGTTCAAACGTGACTGAACAAATTTTTTCATTTGTTCGTTGGTCGTTACTACCGTCACTTTCGTGATATTTACATACGGACTAGACTATATCTTAACTCAACTTTTCGGTGTTGAGCTCTCTGCTTTACTTTCTTGACGGGTTACCACACCCAAAACACTTTCTAATTCTTCTATTATCTCTTTCTCTTTTTGTTTATAGGACACTCTTATCATCCTAATATTATTTCTTTTTGCGTAATCATCTTTTAAGCTATCTCTATACTTCAATTCTTCAAAAGCTTTAACACCGCCAAAATACTCTATCGGCTTACTATGCTGTAATCCATCATATTCTATTAAAGTATTTAAATCTAATAGGTAGAAATCAAATATTAAAGGTCTTTTATGAACACAGTCTTTAAATCTTTTCTGTTCTTTAAAACGTATATTATTTTCTTTAAGGAATTCAGCTATTAATTTTTCACCTTTAGAAACTTTACATTTAGGGCATCCACTTAGTCTTAAAACAGAATTAGGTTCTGAAGAAAAAATATGATTACATGTTAAACATTTAAAATCCGTTTTGGTGTGAGTATTTTTGTATTCACCTATAATCTCTATAGTACCATTATGTTTCTCTTTTAACTGTCTTTTAACTTTACTAAGTGGTTTAGCTTGTGTCTTACTTATTCTTTTACTTCTACAAGCAGAACATCTTTTACCTTGTAAAAAATTATTTGGTCTTATTTCAAATTCTTCCTTACATTCATTATGAAACATTTTTATATTTTGGTTTGCGTATTCATAATGTCCTATTACAGTATATTCATTTCCTGCTATATCTTTTACTTGTTCTACAAATTCTTCATGTGTTTTTTTTCTAGGCATTTGTTTTTCCACCTCCTATTTAATATATTAACTTACTTTGGTATTTTTGTCAAGACTTTCTTATCTAGTTTTCACTTATTCCTTTTAATAAGTTATCTAGAAATTTAGTCGTTCGGCATTTACAACTTATTAGGTTGATTTAGCACGGTATCGGCTCTATCCGTTAGGACTTAGCTTTTCTTACCAGGATATTCTTTATTTTCCTATGACCGTTTAACAGAGTTTTAATTCCCCAACTTATAATCTAGGGAATGTATACAGACACTTTGCATTAGCATAACTATGCATATCTGCAAAATGAACCATTTCCATTACACCCATTTCACTAAGACCTAACTGACGTGATTTTATTACAGCCTTATTAGGATGAGTATCATTTACAATCCTAGTTTGCCAAGGTCTATGAGCCTGTGCTTTACTTCTATCCCTATTAGGAATGCTGAAGGTTATAGGGTGTCCTCTTAGTGTATGATACTTAAGCATATAGGTAGAAGGATTTAGCATATTGATTATATGGTCTATCTGTTCTCTTGTTATTTTTTCAGTTTGAAATGTTTCTTGTGCTATCTTAATTAGTTCTTTTCCATCCATTTATATCTTTCTCCTTAAAATGTTTCTGAATTTTCCTCATTCATTACTTTTTCCTTTTCAGAAATCATTGCTGTAATATCTTCCGCTGACATTTCTGATATCTTCTGTAAATCAACTGTAGATTCTCCATTACTATCTTCTGTTGTAATCTCATCAAATAATTCCTGTTGAGGTCTAGATAGTTGAGGTATTGCTCCTCCTTCAGAAGTTTCATTGACCATATTTTGCATTTGAGAGAATATCACAAATAATTTGTATAAATCATTCGGGTCTTTAACTTCTATTTCTTTGTTATCTACTTTCTTATTAAATTCGTACATTAATTTACCGATACCATTCATAAACCCATCAGCTATATATTTTCTTGTATCCTCTTCTTCTAACTTTTTCTTGTTAATTATATCTCTAATATTTTCTGCACTCAATCCATTTCACCTCGTTTTCTTAAATTTTTATAACAATTGTTGATATCTGCGCAAATATCAAAATAAATATACTTAGAATACTGTAAATGAAAATGATTAACTTTTGATAATGCTTTTCCTTTAGTGTAATTCATACCTGATAACTGCTGACCACATAGACTACAAATTCTACTAGGGCTAGCTATTCTCTTATCTCCCTTTTTTACTAAAGAAACAGATGTAGCACCATCCTTAAGTTCTTTCCTTTGTTCTTTAATTTCTTTCTTTGTTTTCATTGTAATCTTCCTTTTTACTATCTTCCTCTACTCTTCTTTGTGCTTTAGCCCTAACTTTTATCTCTTCTGCTGTTATACCATAATTACTTTCTATTATTTTCTTGATTATTCTTATTTCTTTATCATTTATCTCTACTTTTTTAAGAACATATTCAGGTAGGGGGTCTTCTTTCTTCAGTAAGAACTTATCTGTTACAGTAAGTGCGACATTAGAAACAATACCACCAAAGATAAAGTATGTCATAACTACACTCGGTCTTATTGAGTAAATAAGGGACAAGGAATTAATAACAGACAAAATTAGTAGTAAGAATATAATGATAACCAGTGTTTTGAATATGAATATAGCTATGTTATTATTCAACCACTTTAACCTCCTATTGTCTTTTTTTATTATATTATTAATCTAACAATTGACTTTTATGACTGGCTTTTAATGTTATATTAGTGGTGTAATCTAAAAGTTCTAGAAATAATAGGTCAAAAAGAAATAGGTGTTTAACAATGATTATCGTATCTTTTTTTCTGTCTATACCTCTTTTTTGTTTCTATTATTTTATACTTAGTGGTGTTACAACGTCTTTAGGTTATTCTATCTATAGAAAAGATAAAAGTAAGGTAACTCTTAATATAGTATATCTATCAGCTATCTATGCTTTATCTGTTTTTAGTATTTGGCTTATTTTCTCAGAAAAAATAATTATTATCATTATTCTTAATATAATTATAATAACTGCCTTTATCATAACTATTATACCACAAAATAAGTAAATTTAAAAATTAATAGTAAGGAGGTTACCACTTTGACTAAATATAAGGATATCCTTAAGTTAGAGTTTAAAGATGCACTAGCCCATTTTAAAAGAGACAGACGCTATTTCCACGTCTATAGAATAGACAGAGTATTAATAAATGGCTCAATTATATACTTCGACTATTATTACCTTCCTTCTGATGACCCTAATATTGTAATAAAAGAATTAGACCTCCAAAGTTTTGGTAAGCTTAGGTTTGAAATTGATACAAAAACATCTTACGGAAAAGTCGTTACGGATAATTATATGGAGATTATCAATGATTTCTTAGAAAATTATGATATCCATTCTGAATCTGAAACGGTTAGACCTTAGAGGTGATTCTAGTTGGATAAGGAGATAAACAACCTTGTTTCTCAAGTAGAAACTATTAAGTCTAAGATACAAGAAGGTAATTATATAGATAGAGGAACTTTCAAAGATTTAGAAGTTGAGGTAGCTGAACTAAGAAAAATGATAGTTAGTATAGATAAAGATGTAGCTGTCAATAGTGAAAAACAATCAGCAATTTACGTCCAATTAGAAAGACTTGATGAAAAGATTTCAGAACTTGCTGAAAGTACAAAAACTAAGGATACTAAGAAAAAGGATACAACTGAGAAGGTTCTTTTACTTGTTCTAGGAGCTATATTATCCTTTGTCTTTAACAAATTTGCATAGGAGAGATTGTAGATGTCAAAACATATTGAAATAACAATGTCAAGTGGAGCTAAATACTTTTTAGTATCTACTGATGAAAAGAGTTACAATAGGCAAGATATAGATTATATGTTAAGAGGAATGGATGAAACCTCTATAAAAGTATATACTGAAAGTGCTATAACTTCACCTCAAGTATATATTAATCCAAACAGAATAGAATCTTTTAAAATAGTATTCTAATTATTGAGTGACTTTAAGTAGTCACTTTTTTATTTATACTATTGTTGACTTTCTAACATTGTTAATTATAATTATATATTTAAATAGTAATTAATAATAGTAATTAATATATATAACTATAATAGGAGTACTCCTTATTTTCTAAATACGTACTTTTTTGCCTGTAAGTACTGATACTAAGGGATTTTACTTTTATACTGAGTATCTATAAGCAGTATCAGTTATGTTTATATCAATTTTCCCAACCTTATTAATTATAATTATATATTTAATATTATTTATTACTCTATATCAGAATATAATTATATATAATAGGAGTACTCCTTATTTTCTAAATACGTACTTTTTCTCTTGTAACCCTTGATATTAAAGGATTCTTCAAAATAATTTAAATTATTTTTAGAAAACTGTTGACTTATTTATCAATATAGTATATAGTTAAATTATCAAATAAAAGAGAAAAGGAATTGATTAATTATGAAAAGACAAAAAATGTTTTACTCAAGTTTAATATGTAAAGAATGTGGAAATGTATTCAAAGTACCAAGAAAAAGAGCAAATAAGAGAGAAGAAGGTCATATCAAAGATATATATTGTATCAAATGTTGTAAAATTACAAAACATATAGAAGATAATCGTAGTGAAGCAGAAAGAAGATGGGATGCTATTCAGGAAGAATTAACAAAAGATAACTAATATTTTAAAAAAAGTATTAAATTAACTTGACAAAGGTATCAGTATATGCTATAATGTAATTAACAATAAAACAAATACCTTACACATCACTGTTTTTATTACATTGTTTTCCAGTATAAAACAATAACAATGTTATCATCCTTGTGTAAATTAAATGGAAGTAGGTAAACGTCCCTACTTCTATAATTTTTTTGAAATTAACTTGACAAGTAATAAAAACTATGTTATAATTAATATATAAATAATACAACTAAATATCTGAGCATAGTGACTGAATAATGATTTGGTAGTCATAAGGTACAAGATAATCAAACGAATCAAAACTTATCGGAGATATATCGGTAGGATGGGTCGTCATTAGTATTGTTAAATACGATTGGTATACTTGGTACTTACTTATAAGGTCTGTAGAGTATGATAACGGCTAGGGTTTAATTTCTTTTTAGGGTCTTAGCGGAATCCTAGAAAGATACGCTGTAACGACTAACTGTAGTTGGAGCACAGAAATGTGTTAGATAATAGAGGTTATCAGTATAAGTAGCATAAATCTACAGGTTCAAAAGAGCTATATTTGATAAAAATAATTTGGTAATCAAATAAATTTACTTTTCTTCGACCATGTGAAAGTTATTAACTAATATGTTAATATCACATTATTTAATAAACTTATTACCGTTTTACGGTTTGTAAGTCCCTTTTAAATTGCGTGAGATGGACTTAAGGTAGCTCCTTAATAGAGTCAATCGTAGTGATTCACTTAATAACAGGTCTTATAGGTAGGTTCCTCGTGAGACGGGTTATGCTTGGATATTTAGTTGCATTATATCAGAATGTGACTATAAATATTTTCCTCTTTATAGTTTATTATTAACAATTATCAGTTTCCTCCTTTGATTGATAATTAAAAAAAGAATCTACAGGGAGTAAACTTTCACTCTTTCATGTATTTATTGTTCACACTCCTTTATGAACCAATAACTTACTCCTTGTAGATTATACATATTTCCTATATAAGTACCAATTACCACGTTTTGTTCATTTCACCTCCTTTCACTTAATATATAGTTGTTATGAGTGGTAATAATCGTTGCTTCGAGCTTATATAAAAACCTGCTATACATTAAGGTAAGGTTAGGGTATAGCATTATAATTTTGGCTCATTGGTGTAACTGGTTAACACACTGCCCTGTCACGGCAGAGAGTACGAGTTCGAGTCTCGTATGGGTCGTTTTAAGGTTTCTTAGCTCAGATGGTAGAGCACTAGATTGAAGCTCTAGGTGTCATTGGTTCAAATCCAATAGAAACCATAATAAACACCCTTAGTATAATTAGTAGTACAAGGGTCTCCAAAACCCTTAGTCTTTGTGCAAATCAAAGAGGGTGTGTTTTACATAAATGAAATCTGAGAATTCATATGTGCGGTTGACGAACCGGTTTGCTGTGTCCTCGAATGAGGGTAGGATTTCATTGAGTATATAGCGCAAGTGTTTGTTCCTAGGATACGATACTAGCTATATACTTTACATATTTAAAAGGAGAGATACAAATGGCATCAGCAAAACAATTATATTATACGGAAAGTTTAGTTGGTAAGGCAATTATTAATAATAAAGTATCTAATAAAGAAGAAGTTTGGGATAAGTTAGAGCTACTTCCTGAAACTAAATTAGAAGATTTAGATAACAAACAAATGTCTGAAGTTATCAAAAAACTAAACCAAATTAATGAGTAAGTGTTAAATTAATATAGATAAACATGACCGACCTACTGTTATATTATTGTTAGAAATAAATATAATAGAAAGGTCGGTTTTTTAATGGCTAATGAAACTAAACAACCTAAAGTTGTTGGAGGAATAAACCTTAGCACAAGAACTAAGAGCAAAACATTTTGGGTAGCAATTATATCAGCAGTAGCATTATTTGCTAACCAAATTACAGGTGCGTTCGGTTTAGACTACTCAGCTCAAATTGAGCAAGGTGTAAATATTGTAGGTTCTATACTAACACTATTAGCAGGTTTAGGTATTATTGTTGATAATAATACTAAAGGTCTTAAAGATAGTGATATTGTTCAAACAGACTATCTTAAACCTCGTGATAGTAAAGACCCTAATGAATTCGTTCAATGGCAAGCAAATGCAAATAACGCTAGTACTTTTGAGATAGACAGCTACGAAAACAATGCAGAACCTGACACAGATGATAGTGATGAAGTACCTGCTATTGAAGATGAAATTGATGGTGGTTCAGCACCTTCTCAAGATGAAGAAGATACCGAGGAACATGGTAAAGTATTTGCAGAGGAGGAAGTTAAGTAATGGCTAAGACTCAAGCAGAAATAAATAAACGTTTAGATGCTTATGCAAAAGGAACAGTAGATAGCCCTTACAGAGTTAAAAAAGCTACAAGTTATGACCCATCATTTGGTGTAATGGAAGCAGGAGCCATTGATGCAGATGGTTACTATCACGCTCAGTGTCAAGACCTTATTACAGACTATGTTTTATGGTTAACAGATAATAAAGTTAGAACTTGGGGTAATGCTAAAGACCAAATTAAACAGAGTTATGGTACTGGATTTAAAATACATGAAAATAAACCTTCTACTGTACCTAAAAAAGGTTGGATTGCGGTATTTACATCCGGTAGTTATGAACAGTGGGGTCACATAGGTATTGTATATGATGGAGGTAATACTTCTACATTTACTATTTTAGAGCAAAACTGGAATGGTTATGCTAATAAAAAACCTACAAAACGTGTAGATAATTATTACGGATTAACTCACTTCATTGAAATACCTGTAAAAGCAGGAACTACTGTTAAAAAAGAAACAGCTAAGAAAAGCGCAAGTAAAACGCCTGCACCTAAAAAGAAAGCAACACTAAAAGTTTCTAAGAATCACATTAACTATACAATGGATAAACGTGGTAAAAAACCTGAAGGAATGGTAATACACAACGATGCAGGTCGTTCTTCAGGACAACAATACGAGAATTCATTAGCTAATGCAGGTTATGCTAGATACGCTAATGGTATTGCTCATTACTACGGCTCTGAAGGTTATGTATGGGAAGCAATAGATGCTAAGAATCAAATTGCTTGGCACACAGGAGATGGAACAGGAGCAAACTCAGGTAACTTTAGATTTGCAGGTATTGAAGTCTGTCAATCAATGAGTGCTAGTGATGCTCAATTCCTTAAAAATGAACAAGCAGTATTCCAATTTACAGCGGAGAAATTTAAAGAATGGGGTCTTACTCCTAACCGTAAAACTGTAAGATTGCATATGGAATTTGTACCAACTGCCTGTCCTCACCGTTCTATGGTTCTTCATACAGGATTTAATCCAGTAACACAAGGAAGACCATCACAAGCAATAATGAATAAATTAAAAGATTATTTCATTAAACAAATTAAAAACTACATGGATAAAGGAACTTCAAGTTCTACAGTAGTTAAAGATGGTAAAACAAGTAGCGCAAGTACACCGGCAACTAGACCAGTTACAGGTTCTTGGAAAAAGAACCAGTACGGAACTTGGTATAAACCGGAAAATGCAACATTTGTCAATGGTAACCAACCTATAGTAACTAGAATAGGTTCTCCATTCTTAAATGCTCCAGTAGGAGGTAACTTACCGGCAGGGGCTACAATTGTATATGACGAAGTTTGTATCCAAGCAGGTCATATTTGGATAGGTTATAATGCTTACAATGGTAACAGAGTATATTGCCCTGTTAGAACTTGTCAAGGTGTTCCACCTTCACATGTACCTGGGGTTGCCTGGGGTGTATTCAAAGGTTAATAAATAAAGGGGTTGCAATACCCCTTATACATATGTTATAATATTTTCAAAGGAGAGATTTTATGGAAAATATTATAGGTAAAAAAATAGAAAAATTATTTGTTGAAGAATATGTAGGTTCAGATAAGATTAAAGGTAAATTATATTTATGCTTATGTGATTGCGGTATGGATAGAGTTTTATCTAAAAGTCAATTATACTATTATAAAAGTTGTGGTTGTATGAAATCACGTAATGGTTCTAAAAAACATCCTGAGTATACAGTATGGAGAAAAATGAAAGAAAGATGCTATAACAAAAATCAAGACAGTTATCCATATTATGGAGGAAGAGGTATTGAAGTTTGTGATAGATGGAAAAACTCTTTCGAATCTTTTTTATATGATATGGGTAAAAGACCTTCTGATAAATACCAATTAGATAGAAAAGATAATGATGGTAACTATTCTCCGGAAAATTGTAGATGGACTACTAGAAGTGAAAATATAGTTAATAGACCCTCTAAACTAGAAGGATTAAAAAACATACAAGAAAGAACTAATGGTAAATATAGAGTTTCTATAACAAGAAATAATATAAGGTACCAATCATATCAAGTAGATAGTATAAAAGAAGCAATAAATCTTAGAGATAGAATGTTGAAAGAGTATGAAGAAACTAAAAGTATAACAATATTCAAATAGAATAGAAATTTAGACGGATTTAAAATCCGTCTATTTTTTTTTGCAAAAAAGTGTTGACAAAATTAAATACATAGTGTATAGTTATATATGTAATCAAATAAAGGAGGAATTACATGGCACTATTTTTAACATATTTTGCTATTTTTATTGTTTTTCTAGTCCTTGTAGGTTTTGGTATAAGTTATGTATTCGATTTTCTTTCATTGAAAGAAAAGAAAAGTAACATAAGAAAACAATACAGGGAATTAGTTAGGCAAGGTACACTAGATGAATATGGTTTAGAACAATATGTAAAGTATAAAAAACAATTCTTAAATGACCGTAGACAATCAATTGTAACTAGAGCCGATAAACAAGAAATAGACCAAGAGGAAAAAGCTTTAAATAGCTTAATAAAAGAAATAGAAAAAGGAGAAATGTAATGAGAAAGTCAGTAGTTATTTCAGGAGTATTAGGGTTTTTAGCAATTATAGGGTTTATTATTTTATTAATGTGTATTACTAAGATTCCACAAGGTCATGTTGGAGTTGTATACTCAGTAAATGGTGTTAAGGAAAATACTAAATCACCAGGTTGGCATTTAACAGCACCTTTTGATAAGGTAAATAAATACCCAACTAAAACACAAACACATAAATATAAAGATTTAAATGTAGCAACTTCAGATGGTAAAAATTTACAAATGGATATTGATGTATCTTATAAAGTAGATGCAACTAAAGCTGTAGATTTATTTAATCGTTTTGGTAGTGCAGATATCGAAGAACTAGAAAAAGGATACTTACGCTCACGTGTACAAGATAATGTCCGTCAAGCAGTATCTAAGTATTCTGTAATTGATGCATTTGGTGTTAAAACAGGAGAAATTAAAAAAGATACTTTAGATAGCTTGAATGACAACTTAGAAAAACAAGGATTTGTAATTGAGGACATTGCATTATCTAGTCCTAAAGCAGATAAGAATACTCAAAAAGCAATTGACAGCCGTGTTAAAGCTAACCAAGAGTTAGAACGTACTAAAGTTGATAAACAAATTGCTGAACAAAATGCTAAGAAAAAAGAAGTAGAAGCTAATGGTGATAAAAAAGCCAATGAGATTAGAGAATCTTCTTTATCTGATAAGATATTACGTCAACAGTTAATTGAAAAATGGGATGGTAAACAACCTATTCAAATTGGTGGAGACGGAACTATTGTAGATGTAACAGGAAAATAATAAATTAGGGAGGTTAATACCTCTCTTTTTTTTGTATTTAATTATCTGATAACTGTAATGTTTGTAATAAAACCTTAATAATATTACACTAATTAGTGCTATATTATACTTGCGTTATTTAAAGATATATGTTATGATTACTTATGTCGGTTTACAAATAAACAATTCTAAAAAATTATTTAAGGAGTTTTAAATTTATGAAGAAAACAATTTTTGCAACATTAGCATTAGGTACAGCTATTACTTTTGGAGGTATTGCTACAAACGAAGCTAGTGCAGACGAAATTGATTATAATAAGTTAGCAGAACAAGCTAAATCAAATTCATCAGAAGTCAATACAAAACCAATTCAAGCAGGTAATTATGATTTCTCATTTAGTGATGGTGAATTTACTTATCATTTCTATAATTATAATGGTAACTTTGGTTATGAATATCATTCAGGTTCAACTCAAGTAGATAATACAGTATCTAGATTAGCAGGAGAAGAACAAACACCTGAACAAAAAGTAGACCAACAACAAGCACAATTTGATATTCAAAATAAACAAGATACTAAAAAAGAAGTACAAACAACATCAGCACCAGTTCAAAAGGAAACTAAACAACCTACACAATCAACTAGTTCTACAGGAGGCTCTGTAGCAGAACAGATTAGACAAGCAGGTGGAGACGAGGCAATGATTGAAATTGCTATGCGTGAATCTACAATGAACCCTAATGCTGTTAATGCATCATCAGGAGCTCAAGGATTATTCCAAGGATTAGGTAAATCATGGAGTGGTGGTTCTATAGCAGAACAAACTAAAGGTGCAAAACAATATATGATTGACCGTTACGGTTCAACATCAAGAGCTCTTGCATACCACAACGCACATAATAGTTATTAATATATTAAGATTAAGACTAAGATTAATTTCTTAGTCTTTTTTATATATTATAGTTGACTTCATAAGTTAACTATGCTATAATTAGTTTAACAAATAAATAGAGGAGGATAATGAATGAATAAATTTAAAAGATGGTTTCGAATTAATGTTTTAAAAAAAGAAACACTACTTTTTAAAGTTTATTGGAGATACGAGTCACCGTCTTTAAAAAAACCTCATGTATTTCATATAGAGTTATATGCTAAAAGTAAGGCAGAGGCAAGAAATAAATCACAAGAGTATATACTAAAAAATGCAAAAGCATCTGAGGATTTTAAATTTTTAAAAGTAGAGGAGAAATAATTATGGATGAAAAAAAGGAAAGTAAACCTCTAAACCTTCAAAAAATTAGAGTAGAAAAAGGACATACGTTAAGAAGTCTAGCTTCTGAGATAGGTGTTCATTACTCTCTTATATCTTATTGGGAGTATGGAAAAAAGAAACCAAGAAGTGCTAATTTAATGCGGTTAGAGAAAGCGTTAAATACTCCAGGAAAAGAGTTATTTAAAGAATTGGAGGAAGACGATGGAGAATAATAATTTAGTTAATTTTTTAATGACTACAGATGATATAGATGATACTATTGAAATGGTAGATTCATTTGAATTACAAGATATAAACAAAGTTCTAGGTGAAGATACGTTTTTAACAATAATGGAAATTACAGACAGTCTTCCTGATAACCAATATAAAATAGTATTGTTGTCTTCTTTAGACAAGTTATTGAATACAGATAGAAAAGAATTAGTAGAATATGATGAAGAATTCCCTACTATACGAAAACATAATGTATCTGAGCTAAAAAGAGATACAGTTAACTCTGTAATTGATAGTTATATGAATACTAATGTAGAAATACTTTATACAGAGTATCCTACTATTAGTAACTACAGTGTAGTTGTAGATTCTGTTAAAGTATTAAATACTTTATATTTAATTGAAAGTAAAAATGGTAAAATAGAAGCAACACTGTCAGAAGATGGAGAAGACTTACTTGAGTATATATCAGAAGAGGGTTACAGTGTTACAGACATATTAAATAAATTTGATGATGTTGAAGATTTATTTGATGAGGATGACAGTTTAATTAATTTCTTTTCAGATATTGATGAAGGTAAAAATAAAACTATTAAATCATTTATTGAGTTAGTTATTAATTTAAAATAAAATTAGTGGAGGTATTTGTTTTATGAAAAAAGGAGTATTTACAGTAATAGCTGATGGTTTTAAATTTAATGTGATTGCTAAAGATAAAAAAGAAGTTCAAGAACACTGTTTCAAATGTTTTGATTTTAACTATATTTCAGTATCTTTTTGCAGAGAAGTCTATTCAGATTGTGAATTCCCTCAATTTATGGAGGATTATAAGTATGCAGGATAGTGTAAATATATACACAGACGGTAGCTCCTCATATAATAAAGGTAAAGTAGGCTCGGGTGCTGTCTTGGTAAGTAAAGAAGGAAATATAATATCGGAAATTAGTAAAAGTGTTGACAAACCAGGATTAATAAAGTATAATAATGTTGCAGGTGAAATATTGGCTTGTTGTTATGGTATTGAAGAGGCTATAAAACTAGGATACAATCAGGCAATAGTTTATATAGATTATATTGGTTTAATACATTGGTATGAAGGTACTTGGTCTGCAAGAAATATTCTAAGTAAAACATATATTAATATGATACGAGAATACCAAAAAGTAATAGATATAAACTTTGTAAAAGTAAAGAGCCATTCAAATGACAAATGGAATGACTATGCTGATAATCTTGCAAAAAAATCAATTGATATATAAAAAGGAGAAAATATTATGAAGAAAATTAATTCAGTAATTAAAGGTGAAGGTAAGAAAGTACAAACAACAGATGTTAGGAAAATTAGTTATTATGTTAAAGATTATAACCCTTGCATGACAGTAGATGACGCAAACGACTATAATGCAACTAGTCAATATTTGGTAAGTGACAATGGTAAATTTATTGCAAAATATAATAAAGATATGAATGCAGTAGGATTCTATGAAGAATCAGGGGATACTGTAAAACATTTAACACATACTACACCGGAAAGATTAGAAGGAACTGTATTCACTATTGAAGAAGAAACAGAGATTGATTTAATTAATGATACCTTACCTCAAGGTGATATTTTAATTAAATTTTCAGACGGTAGTATTTATTTACCTGATAATGAATCAGTACTAGATAGTGTAAATTACTTGGCAGATAACGATTGGGATTCTGTGGATGATATTATTTATACAGGATTATCTAAAGGTAATAGTGAAAATTGTATTGTAGATTTTAATTATAATAATTATGATATTGGTTATGATGATGTAGAAGATGAAGATGTTTGTGATAACTACCCTGAATGTGAATGTAGTAATTATTGCTCTTCAACAGGAGAATATATCGGAAATTAGTACTATATTAAAAGAGAGTAAAACTATTTATAGATAGGGGAACTTTAAAATATGGCAATACAACTAAAAGAGTTAGACTTTAAGTTAAAAGATTATCCTAATGTAAGATACAACATGGGAGAACATCTAGTCTTTAATGAATTCCTTGAAAAAGCTACAACCGAGCAGTTAGATTTCTGTGAGGATTTCTTTAATGATAATGTTGAAATACTTTGGAATGAGAGTCAAGCCGGTACAGGTAAAACAATGTGCTCAGTAGCCTGTGCTTACGCAGACTATCTTAATAAAAATAGAAAGCTAGTATTTATAATTTCACCAGTATCAGAAGATTTAGGAAGCAGACCAGGTAATCAGACAGAAAAAGAAATGGCTTATTTCATGGGATTACACGATGCCCTTATTGAACTTAATATGAATCCTGAACAACAAATAACTGAAATGTTAATGATGGAAGATAATGTTAAAGAAGATAAACTAGGAGATTGTTGGGTATCTCAAATATCCCATTTATTCCTAAGAGGTGGAAATCTAAGAGATGCTACTATAATTATAAATGAAGCACAGAACTTTAAACGCAGTGAACTTAAAAAAGTTCTTACAAGGGTTCATACAAAAAATTCTACTGTAATAGTAGAAGGTAATTTTAAACAAATAGATTTAAAGAACGAAAGTAAATCAGGTTTTGGAGATTATATGGAATACTTTAAAAATTATGAAGGAGCAGTATTTCATAATTTTACAGTTAATTTCCGCTCTAAGCTTGCACAATATGCAGACAATTTTAAATGGTAAAATAATATGTTGACAAATCCCCTTAGTTATGGTATAGTTATTCTATAATAACTAAGGAGGATTTTTTTATGAATTATTTAGCTAAGGTATTTATTAATAATAATTGGTTGGTGAAACTTATAACAATTGTATTATTAACTTTATTTCTAAGCGGTCTAGTTTATGTTATAAGTGCAATATCATTATTCTTATCAACAGTTCTTAATTTACCTGGTTTAGTAGTATTAGCATTTTTAGCTAGTGTAAGTCTTATTTTGTTTTCTATAGTACATAATTCAAAGGAGGATAATTAATGAAATCGTATACTAAAGTAAAAAATAAAGGTATTGTACTAGATAAATTTAAAGAAAGAGGTCTAGTTGTACAAGAAAAATTAGATGGAAGTAATGCAAGCTTCACAGTAGAAAATGGTGAATTAGTATGTTTTTCACGTAGAAAAAAATTAAATGAGAATGAAACTTTAAATGGTTTTTATGATTGGGTACATGAAAATATAAATGTAAGAAATACGTACGTATCAGCCTTAGAAAAATACATTATTTTTGGTGAATGGTTAGTCAAACATAAGATTCAGTACAAAGAAGAATTTTACAACAATTTTTATGTATTTGATGTTTATGACAAAGAAAATGAAGTTTATTTATCAGTAGAAGATATGAATGTAATTGCACATCATTTAGGGTTAAAAACCGTTAAAACTTTGCTAGTAGCTAAACCATCTCACTACTTAAATGATTTAAAACCTGAAGAAATTCAAGAATTAGTAGGAAAATCTGACATGACAGTTAAACCTGATAAGGGTGAAGGTATAGTAATTAAATACTTAGATGGTAAATCAGAATATGATGACTACTTTAAATTAGTATCTAATGAGTTTAAAGAATTTAGTCGTCAAAAAATGAAAACAGAAGTAAAAAAGAACGAGTCAGTGGCAGATTATGCCATTACAAGAGCAAGAATGGAAAAAATGATTTTTAGGGCTATAGAAGAAGATAGATTATCTGAAGATGATTTAGAATTAGAAAACTTCGGTCTAATTATGAAACAAGTAGGTCAAAACTTTGTTGATGATATTATGGAAGAAGAAAAAGAAAATATACTGAAAATAGTAGATAAACAAATTAAGAAAAAAATGCCACATATTTTAAGAGAAATTTTAGAAGAAAAAGGAGATACTATAGATGGTTAATAAAATTAAAGACAAAGTAATTTATATGGGTGGACATATCCTAAATGAAGCTATGGTAGATTACAGAGATAAACAACATAAAGAAGTAGATGGCATTGTAGGAGTAACTCCGTATAGCCCTCACAAAGATAAATCAATTAATGACAAAGAAAATGCAGTACAAGAAGGATTAGCTGAGCGTATTTTACGCAATGATTTTAAAGCTATGCAAGAGTCAGATATTTTTGTATTTGATATTCTTAATGAGGGGTTGGGTACAATTGCTGAACTTGGTATTGTATTAGGTATGAAACACCAAGCTCAAGGATTAGTGGAAGCATACGAAAACTCTATATATACAACGACATCAGAGAACATTGCCGAAGAAATTAAAGAAGCAAAAAGAGTTTTAAATAAACCTGTTCTATGTTACTGCTCTGATATTCGTCAAGGACATGGTAAGCCATACAATGACCCTGATAGAGCAGAGTTCAGTACGAACCAGTTTGTATATGGCATGGTTTTAGAATTGACAGATGGAGAAGGGTTTATTTCATGGGAAGAAGTTATTAATAGATTAGAGAAATTAGGGGAACAAGATGGATAATTTATCACATTACTTGAGTATATTATATGCTATATTAGTTACAGTAGGTTATATACCAGGTTTAATAGCCCTAGTTAAGTCAGATAGTGTTAAAGGTGTTAGTAGTTATTTTTGGTATTTAATTGTAGCTACAGTAGGTATTAGTTTTTACAATTTACTTCTGACTGATGCTACGATGTTTCAAGTAGTATCAGTTGGTCTTAATTTAACTCTAGGTATTGTTTGCTTATTAGTAGCTTCATATAGAAAAAAGGACTATTTCTCTATACCTTTTATTATTGTGTTCTCACTGTTACTATTTTTATTAAGTGATTTTACAGCCTTAACACAAACTGTAGCAACTATTACTATTATCCTTGCGTATGTAACTCAGATAACAACCTTTTATAAAACTAAAAGTGCAGAAGGAACAAATAGATTTCTATTTCTTATTATCGGATTAGGATTAGCTTCATTAATTGTAAGTATGGTTTTAACACATACCTATGTTCATATTATAGCTACTGAATTTGTAAACTTTGTTCTTATACTTATATGTTATCTACAAGCTAATTATTACTCAAGGGGGTAGGTAATATTGAATGACCTTATCAAAGAGGGAAATAAATATTATCACAAAGTAAGAGCAGGAGAGACATTATGGACTATAAGTAAGAACTATGATGTGGAAATTAAGAAATTACAAGAATTAAACAATATTAAATCAGTTTCTTTAACTAATTTAGAATACGTACTTGTTTGTGTAGAGTAGACCAGGAGGTTTATAAATGAGCATAGAAAAGAAAGAAGAAGTTATAGCACATAATGAGGTAGTATTTAGGAGTCTAACTCAAGGTCTATATGTAAAAGAAGTAGATATCTATTCAGATGTTGTAAGCTATACTAAAGATGTTGATGAGGCTCTTGCTATGCCAAATACTATCAATTTTAAAAATTCAAGAAAGTATGAAAAACTTATTAGGAATTTAGATTTAGAACCATTAAATAAAATTCAAAAAGTTATATACGAAACTCATTTAGAAGAACTTTAAAAAGTTCTTCTTTTTTTTTGTTGACAAATATTATTTACTATGGTATGATTAGTACATAACAAATAAGGAGTGATTTTAAATGGCAATAACTTATAAACAAAAAGGATTAACAGAACAAGAAATTATTAATTTACCTAAAGTTAATAAAGGATGTATCTACATAGGAGAAGAAGATGTATTCCTTAAGAAGAAGAAAAATAATATAATTAACTTAGGCTCTAAGGAACTATTTAGAGATATTCATAACATATTTAGTTTTGATACTGCTACAGAAATACATTTATTTTTAGCCCTATGTGGTAATAAAGAAGTAACAAACTTTACAGGTAACCCTTATGAAACAGTTGAAAAATTAGTTGAAGGTGTAATTGGAGAAAATAAAGGAAGAAATTACAAAGAATATATTGAATCCAGTAGAGAAGAAAGAAAAGAATTTCCTTTATATAGTAGTAAGAGCAGAAGACAAATAAAATCTAAAGGTTATGTAGAAGAAAAAATTAAAGAATTAGAAAATGAAACCCGATTATGGGGGTATGGAGCTAGACAATTAGATGAGTATAAGGAAGTAGTAGAGAGTTTAAATGATGATATTATGGATATTCTAGACCAAGGTAAGTATGGTTTAATAAAATCATCTATTACTTCTTATATGAATGAAGATACAGAAAAAAGTTCTAGTAAGTATTATAAGGAAATGTCAGATTCATTGTATAGCAGTGCTTGGTACATGCATCCAGGTACTGAGAATAATTCATCTTTTGGTCTTAAAGTTAGACATATCAGAGATAAACATAATATGGGTAATAAATGGGTTTTAGAAAATAAAAGTTCATTTGATGTTAAAACAGGGGAGGTTAAAGTTTTCTTAACAGATAGCCTTGTTAATAAAGAACTAACTTTAAATTTGTATAAAGATGATATAAGTAAAAGTGAATATAAAAATGAATTGACATTATCTGTTTTATTAAATGTTATTTTAAAAAATTACTCACAACCTAACTTAAATAGAGGGGTTATAATAAAGATAATAGAACAAACATTAGAACACCATAATTTTGATTTTTCTAGTTGGTGTCCGGATAATATAGATGTTTATGGTCATATAAATTATAGAGGAGACAAATATAGGATTTTTATAGGAGAAAATTCAACTTCTAATTACTTAACAACTTTAACAGATATTGTTAAAAATATTGATAAAATAAATAACTTAGAGGAATTTGGGTTATTTGAAAGAAATGCATTACTATTTCATATACCTAAAAATCCTAAATGGAAAGTTCATGAAGCTTTCAATCTTACAAAACAGACTTATAAAAAATTACTAACTTTAAATAAATTTGAGCAAGGCAATTACTTAAGATTTGCTAATACTCTATATAAGTACTATAATCATTTACACAATGAGGTTAATTTACACCAATTATTTGATGATACTTTTTTAATGGTTCGAGATTCAAGAGATGTTACTGATGCTTTAAAAGTTAAACCTATTGTAAATCAAATATTATCTATATCTTTTGCTAACTACAAAAAGATGACGCACTATTTAGATGTAGATGCTCAAGACAGACAACGTATAACAGGATATGCACTAGATAGATATTACCTTGACTATTTACAGGATTTATCAATACTAATCAGAGAAGGGTATAGAACATTAGAGAGTGTTAACTTAACGCCTTTTTCACTGAAGCTAGAGCATGATATAGTTACAGATGAAAAACAATCCATTCAACAACAATTAGATGATGCAGAACTTAAAGCTAAGTATGATAATAAGTTAGAAAAAATAATTGATAAAACTTATAAATTAAAAGATGGTAGAAAAGTAAAATTCCTTCCTGCAGATACTGTAAGTAAATTAAAAGATGAAGGTAGAATGTTATCTCATTGTGTTGGAGGATATGCTAATAGAATTCTAAAGAATAGCTGTTTAATATTATTAGCAAGATTAGAAGAAGATTTAGATAATTCATGGTTTACAGTTGAAATACGTATTACAGATAATGGTTATGTGTTAGGACAACAACAATCAATTGATGCATATAAATTACCTAATGAACTAAAAGAAGCATTAGAAAAAGATATTAAGAAAATAAATAAAGAAGAATTTAAGGAGGTTGCTTGATGGTCAAACCAGTTATAACTTTAGAGCCTGAAGATGTAAAAGTATTATTAGATTATCTTAGTTTCTTGGAAGATGATATGAGAAACTATGAAGGTATGAGAGAATTATATGAAGAATTACACAAAAAGTATCAACTTGCCAAAGGAAACTACTCAGATTAATTGACAAAAGTATAACAATATGGTATAATAAAGGAAGTTAGAAATGGAAAAATTCCAAGAAGATTATGTTAATATAGATGTCAGGGTGAAAGCTTATGTTCGTGTAGGTTATAGGTATGAAGAAGATATTACTAATAACCTACATGAATTAGTCGAAGATAATTTAACTGTAATAAGTGATTCTGATAATCTAATTATAAAAGATACAGAAATTAAAGGAGATATAGAATAATGGAAAAAGTAGAACTTATTAAGCAATGGGCAAAAGATAGAAATTTACAAACAGGTAAACCTGAAGGTCAAATGTTAAAGTTATTAGAAGAAGCAGGAGAATTAGCTTCAGGTATTGCTAAAAGTAATGACCATGTAACACGAGATAGTGTAGGAGATATTTTTGTAGTATTAACAGTACTATGTTTACAATTAGATATAGATATTGAAGAGTGTATTGATATGGCTTATGATGAGATAAAAGACAGGAAAGGTAAGCTTATTAACGGAGTGTTTGTTAAAGAAGAAGACCTTAAAAAATAAGTAATAACTAGCAAGGAAAACTGTTATATTATGAGGTGTACTTAGATAGTACACTTCCATAATATCTTTCCTTTTTCACCTTGCTTGTATCCAAGCAGGGTGTTTTTTTATATAATTTAGGAGGGTATTAAATGAACGCAAAAGAATTTATGAAAACACAAGCTCAAGTAGAAGATTACTTAGATAAATTAAAAATAACAATTATAGAAGATGCGTTATCAGTATCTAAAGAATGGTCTAATGATTCCAATGATTTAGGTTATGCTTTATCTAGTCTTGGTGAAAGTATAGGTCTTTTAGAAGACTACTATAATATACAAGTACATGCACATTTACCTGAGCACTATAAAGGTAGTAAGGATGTTATTTCTTTTCTAGAAGAACACTTTTCTTATGACGGTTTTGTTGATTCTATGATATTTAATATTGTAAAATATACTACAAGATTAGGAAGAAAAGATGCAGTAGACAAAGAAGTTCAAAAGATTAAAACATATTATGTAAGATTAGAAAGAAATATAAAATATGGGGATAGTACTCGTGTCTAAAAGAACAGACAATTTTATATATTTCTGCAAATACTATTTTTCAGATTATTTACCTTCATTAGGTATAGAAGTTCTTAATCATAATGAAACTTCCCACGGAACAATGGAAGGAGTTAAAACATACTATATAGCAAACATACTTTATGAAGGTCAAGAACTTACAATAACTATTGATTTAGAGGAATTCAATAATGCAACTTCTATGCACAATATGCTAGAAATAGTGAATAAACATACATATAATTGTATGTTTATGTATGATATGGATACACATGGTGCTAAAGATATAGATGATTTTTTTAAATTAATGTATTTTTAGTTAAAAGTGTTGACAATTACCTTACCCTATGTTAAGTTATAGGTGTAAGGTAATTTTTTTATTAGCAACTAAAAAAGTTTTAGAAAGTTGTTGACAAATGAAAATACTTGTATTATAATAAATGTATAACAAATCAAAGGAGAATGATAAATATGGCAAAGCAAGATACTATTGAAAGATTAGAGAGATTAGTAGAACAACAAATGCAGACAACGAAAGACTTAGCAGATAAACTAGGAGAGAAAAACTCTAACCCTTATGAACAAGCAATTGTAGATGCAATTGTAGAGAAAGCAGGAACTGAGAGTAGAGAAATAATTATTACTGATGTTAAAAAACAAATTGAAGAATACGTAGAGGAGCAACTTAATAATCTACCAGTTAAGATTGAATTACAACAAAAAGGTAAAACAATTAAAGATATCTCAGGAATCTTCCATTATAGATATCAAGATATATTAAAACTAGTTAATCAAAATATTCCAGTGTTTTTAAAAGGTGGAGCAGGTTCAGGCAAGAACCATGTATTAGAGCAAGTAGCAGAAGCTCTAGACTTAGATTTCTATTTCAGTAATGCAATCACTCAAGAATTTAAATTAACAGGATTTATTGACGCAAATGGTAAGTTTCATGAAACTCAGTTTTATAAAGCATTTACAAATGGAGGATTATTCTTCCTAGATGAGATGGATGCATCTATCCCTGAAGTATTACTAATTCTTAACTCAGCTATTGCAAATAAATACTTTGACTTCCCTATTGGTCGTGTGACAGCACATGAAGACTTTAGAGTAGTATCAGCAGGTAATACTATGGGAACTGGGGCAGACCACATTTATGTAGGAAGACAGCAACTGGATGGAGATACATTAGACCGTTTTGCTCAAGTTGAATTTGATTATGATAATAAGGTAGAACACCAACTATCAAGTAATGAGGATTTAGTAAACTTTGTACAAAAATTAAGATATGAGAACGATGAAAAAGGATTACCTTATGTCTTTTCAATGCGTGCAATTATTAATGGAAGTAAATTAGATGGAGTAATGGACGATGAGTTTGTTGTAGAAAGTATCATCTTCAAGTCTGTACCTAAAGATGAAATTAATCAATTTATTAGCTCTTTACCTGAAGATAACAGATACACAGAAGCAACAAAAAATCTTTTAGGTATTAAACAAGAACCTAAACAAGAACCAAGAAAAACTCAAAGTCCATCTAGTGATTCAATGGACTTTGACACTATCATGGATAAACTAGGATTAGAATAGGAGGAAAAAACAATGGGTAGACGATTAATAGATAACTCAGAATTAAATGTAATTAAATATGATGGTCTACCTGATTTCTTTTCTGCTTTAAAAAAGAATAGAGTTTCAGGTAGGGACAATTCATCAGATACAGGTAGCTATGACTTTACAGGTACTCATAGCTTTAATGAAGCTTATAACTTAATGGTTAAAGGAGATAGAGAATCCTATGATATGGTTGTTAAGCTTAAAAAGATGACAGATGCATTATTCAGAATGGATAAATCTGTAAAAAGAAAACCAGTTGTGGCTCCTGAAGGTTATCAACCTCATGTACCTAACGCTATAAAAGGTTTACCTAATTCTATGATGTCTCAACAGAGAGTTAAAGCAGAGAAGAAAGTTATTGATGTATTCTATAATTCTAGTATAAGTTGGATGGAAGACCCTGAGAATCTTGCTTATAGAGGAGCTATACTGCTTAGTGCTATACAAACTTTAGAAACAAAAGGGTATAGTATAAATTTATATTTAGGTAAGTTATCAAACTCAAGTTATAATGATAAACTTACTGGGTTTGTTGTTAATATAAAACATTCTTATCAAAGATTAAATGTTTTTAAATCATCCTTTTACTTAGTAAACCCATCATTTTTACGTAGAGTATCGTTTAGAGTATTAGAAGTTGAATCTGATATGACTGATTTAACGCACGATGGTTATGGTAGTGTAGTAGGTAAAGGAAGTTATGAAAATGAACTTAAAGAACACTTACTTGATAATGCTGTTATTTTCGATTCAAGTACAGGTATTCATATAAACAATGAGTCATCAGAAAACTTAAGAGCTGTAAAAAAACTATTTGGAGGTAGGTTGTAATGGCTAATAATATTTGGGCTGTAGTATTGAGCATCATCATCTTACTTATTATAATGATAATACTTTGGTTATTTTTAAAAAATAAAAGTAAAAATTACAATGGTAAAAATAAACCTAATTCATATTTAGATAAATCTGAACCTAATAAGAAAGATGGCAGTAAGGTAGAAGAAGCTAAATACAGAGAAATAGATGCTAAAAAAGAAGATGATGAAAACAAAGAAACGGAAAAACAATACAATTATGACAAAGATAAAATAAAAAATAAACTTAAGGAGTTAGAATAATTATGAAGAATCTGATTAAACTTTTATTAATGGTTGTAGTAACTATCTTGACTTTTTCACTAACTTATGTTATACTTAAAAAAGAAACAAACAATAAAAGAAACGGTGTAGCGCCTTTTGATTTTTCATTAGAAGACCACATTCACCTAAACAAGGAGATTAAATAAATATGATATATGATAGTATTATTTCTAGAACAATGGCGGTATCAATTTTAAATAAATGGATTGCAGAATTAATTACAGATGTTGATTTAGATAAATGTAATTTTACAGAAGAAGAATATGGAGCAGTAGTTACAAATTCAATCAATAAAATACAAGATGTATTAATAGAAAAGAATTATGAAGTTACAGATGGTGAGTTGTATGATATCGTTTGTACAGAGTTAATTAACCCAATCAAAAATAATACAGAAGAAGAACAAAATGAAAAGAATGATTTATTAGAGCACTTAGAAGATTTAGCTTTTAGACATGATATTGATTTAGGTTATGTTAGTGATGGTTCATATAACTTAACTGTAACTCATTGGTTAATGCAGGATGAGTTTACAGATGTTAATATTAAAGTTAACAAAGATGAGGATTTCTATACAGTTACAATTCCGGAAAGTAAATATTTTTGGTTACCTATTACAAAAGAGAATCTAGAAATGTTCTTAACACAAGACCCTATTAATAAAGGAGATATTGAGTAATGGATAGAATTATTGGTAAACATAACTTAACTCAAGATTTGAGATTAGGTGACAAAGTAGAAGTATATGATGCTCATAAATTTAAAGAAAATGAAGATGGGACTATTGAATTAGGTGACAAAGTAACTGAAGGTATTGTTGTAGATTATAAAGGTGACTTTACAGGTAATACAAGTGGATTAGTAACGCTTGATTCTTCTGAGGAAGAATTAATCATAGGTGAACATAACTTTAAACTTATTGAAGAAGGTAATTTACAAGCAGTTTATGATTCTGTATCTAAAAATAAAGTAGAAAGTCTTTCTGAAGATTATGATATGTATAGAAAGTTACTTGGAGTTAAATCAGGAGAACTAGAAGATATATCATATGAGCTAGAGCGCTTAATTATGGAATATAATAAGAAAGTAGATAATTATAATGGACTATTAACATTATCTAAAGAAAAAGCTAGAGAATTATCTCTATTAACAGGAGATAGAAAAACGATTCCTCATATGAAAAATAGAAGATTAGAATTAGGTACAGAAGCAGGCTTTTAATAAGTCTGCTTTTCTCTTATATTAGTATTAGATATAAGGAGGTTGGTATATGGCAAATGAGAAGGAACTTATAAGAATGGTTAATTATCTTATTGATAATATGTCTATGTGGCATATAAATTACGCTAGAGCTGTTCTAATACCGAGTGAAGTAGAGAAGATAATTAAAGAACATGAGAAATTTGATGACCTCCTTAAGAAGAGAGGAGAATGGTTAGTAAAAAGTTCAGACACAGATAACATTGATGACTTAGAAACTTATAATCAAATAATGAATAATCAAAAGGATGAAATGATGATACAAGAAATTGATATCTATACCCAAGGAAAAACAATAAAAGTTGATAATGAACATTACTCTTCGGATGAGCTAAATGAAGTTATCAATAAAATAGAACAATCAGAGGATATTAAAATAAAGTCCAATTATAAATTACTTTGCATAGATTATACTAAGGTAATAGGTTATGAAGTAACTTATGCTAGCTCTTATGAGGAGAAATTTAAAAACGACCTAGAAAAAGACCTGTGATATATTAGTACTGTAAGAATAATTAGGAGGAATAAACCCTATGGAAAAAGTAAATCATGAGTTTCTAGCAGAATTGGCAAAGAGTAATAGTCCTGTACTAAATTCAAAACCACTTCAAGATGGAGACTATAATATTGAATTTGACTATGACGGTTTTCACTTTGAGTTCTCACAGAAAAATGGTTATTGGCAATGGAAATATAACGCTAAATAATTAATTCTTAGGCTACTTTAATTAGTAGCCTTTTTTTGTTGACAAAATAGAAAAAGTAGTGTATAGTAAAAGTATAAATAAAAAGGAGGAATTATGATGTTTGGAAAAGCGCCGGAGCATATTATGGAAATTATAGATAAAGAGGATAATATATTAGGAGAGGACTTAACCTTAAATATAGATTATAAGGGAATAAACCTAACTGTTAAACGTCACCCTCATTCAGGACATCTAAATGGTTATATTAATGTGCCTACGAATATAACCAAAGAACAGTTTAATAGTATAGAAGATTGTTCTCATGGAGGTATAACATATGATGAACATGAAGGTGACTATAGAGTATTAGGTTTTGATTGTGCGCACTATAGTGATATGACACCGTATGCTGTTATTAGTTTTTCTGATAGTTATTATAGAGATTTGAAATATGTACTTAATACTTTAAAAGATATGGCAGACTGTTTAAAAGAAGGTGAATAGTATGGACTTCTATCAATTTTTAAATCACGAAAACGTACGAGTTAATTCTATAACACCAAGTCAAAAGAACTTTATTAGAGAAAATATTGATTATACAAATTTAGATACAGTAGATATTGATTTTATGAACTCTAAACAAGCAAAAAAAGAAATAGAGAAAATTATAAGAACTAAAAATGAAGAAGAGTATGATATGGCTATGGATGCTTTATCAGGATGGGAAGGATAAATACTTTTAAGGAGGATTGTTATGAAATATATTTTAGGATTAATAACACTAGGAGTTATACTATTTAAAATTTATGAATACTTTAAGTATAGACAAGATGAAGTTGACACAACAGAAGATATTTAATGTTTGACATTAATAAACATATGTGTTAGTATTATAATAACAAGTAAAAGGAGGATGTTATAATGAATTTAGAAAAAAGTTTTTTATTATCTACAATAGAATTTGGAAGTACTTATCAAGGAACATCGGATGAATATTCAGATAAAGATTATATGAGTTTAGTAGTTCAACCTTTATCAGATACTATTTTTAGAAATAGTGAAAAAGCAAGCAAACATACTGAAGTATCTAGGTACTATGCAGTGGAAAGATTTATCTCTTTGGTATTAAAGAGTGGGTTTGATAATGTCCTTAATTTATGTGCTCAATTAGAGCAAGCTAAAAATACTAGATTCAATAAAACTGTTTTAGACTTGTTTTATGATGATTTTATATTTTTAACTTATGTTAGGGCTAATTTTAAGCCTATAGCATATTCTGTTATTGGTAATATCAATAATATACTAAAAAAAGAAGAGCTAACAGGTAAAGACCTTGTTAAGTTTTACACATTCTATAATCATTTAGAATATTATAATGATTTATTAGATGATTTAGATAACTTAAATGTTAGCTATAAAGACTTTGCAAAAGTTAAGTATATGCCAAAAGAAGTATTAGATAACAAGAGAAGTAATGTAAGTATTGAAAAGAAAAAAGATTTGGTTAACAAAGTAGAACCTCTAATCCAAGAAGTAAAAGATAAACTTAAGTCTAATGAATCTAATATAAAACATTATAAAGATGCTATGGAACTAGTAGAAAAATCTTTAAAAGATAAGACTGTATCATTTCTTACGGAGGTCTATAATGAGAGATAAACGAATACACTCAGAATTATTATATGATATCATAGGTAAACACATACAAGAAGAGGAAAATATTACACCGTATATAGAAGCTATATATGTAGATATGATGAATATTATTGTAGTAGAATATACTTTTTATAATGAAAATGGAACAAGAATGCTAGGACAATATCCGATAGGAGAGGTTATATAAATGAAAAATATTATTAATTTTTTAGTAGACTATAACATAAATTTTAGTTACTCAGAAGATAGTTTAAATGTTATGAATAACTCATACTTAGTAGATAAACATGGTACACAAGATTATGAAATTGTAGGTAACTATGAACATATTACAGGGGTATTTTCTTATCAAACAGAAGAAGAGGTTATAGCTAAGCTTAAAAATCTTATCGGGGTTTGGGAGTAATATATGAAAAAAATTTATATATTAGAAGAAGAAATAGAGGAAATGGACTATGACTTGTGGGAAGAAGATACAGTGTATACAACAAGTTATGAAATTTTAGGATATACTGATTCCCTAGAGGATGCAGAATATATTAGAGATAACTATGGAACAAGTAATCCTATATTCATAAATGAATATCCTTATATAACAAAAGAGAAGTTAATAGAAGAACAACGTTACTTTAGATACAATAGTTATATTGAACTTAAAAGAGTTAATGGTTACTTTGAAATATCTGAAATAAATGACTTACAGGTTACTGAAGACTTTAGTATTAATAAAGATGATAAAAATTTTGATTCACCTTTTTCTATAAATATGTTTTCACACAATAGAAATAGTATAGGTATAGAATTCATTATGTTTTCAGAATATGATGATAAAGAAGATATTATAGAAAAAGAAAAAAATTCTTTTTTAATGAAATTAAAATATCTCCTTAAACATAGTAAAGAGGCGGATATACGTAGCACATCAAAAATTATAGATTCAATTGATAAATTAACTTGACATTAAGTATAATTTATGGTATATTATTAGTATAGTAGTTAACTAAAGCCTCTTATATAATGCTAAACACAGTTAGCCTTTTTAACCTTATAATGAGAGTAGGAGCCTGACTATATGGGTACTTTGAAATCATTATATTTTACCTATCTACCAAGCGTAGAAAAGGTCTACGGTAACGTTATAATTCTATTTAGCGTTACTAGCAATCCTGAGTAATGGCATTGGCTAGATGTAGCTACCTAGTCGTTGAGGTTCGAGTCCTCTCTCAGGATATTTCTAGGACTCTTAGCTTAAAGGTAAAGCCAACCGCTCATAACGGTTTGACTGTAGGTTCGAATCCTACAGAGTCCATATACCAGGCTAGCAAAAAACTTATAGGTATTAGACATATGTGCAATTACTTGACTATGATTTAATATTATATGTGGATTTATTGTTTCATATCTACTAAGTAAAACCTATTTCTCTTAAGTTACTGGTTATAAGAGAAGGAGTGAAAATCTCTAAAGGTCTAGTCAACCTGATGTACGAGAGATACCGTATGTTGCCCGGCAGAGGCTTTGTATCTGACCGTAGACTCCGGATGGTAGTATCCCTCCATTCCGTATCTAACGCAGTGACGAGCGTTTCAACGACAGAGGGTCTCATATAATTGTCGTAAAATATTATTAACCGTAATCTAAGTACGGGAGCTCTGTCGGACACCTATTTTCATTAATAGGTGTTTTTTTATTGACTTTTATAAATAAGTATGGTAAGATAGTTATATACAATAAGGAGGAGATTAAATGGCTATATACGTGGTTCCTGATATTCATGGGGAGTATAATAAATTACTAACATTAATGGGTAAGATAAATGAAGAAAGAAGACCCGAAGATACTATTGTATTTCTAGGTGATTATGTAGATAGAGGCAAAAGGTCTAAAGATGTTGTAAACTACATGTTTGATTTTATATCAAATGATGACAATGCAGTAGCTTTACTAGGAAATCACGATGATGAATTTTACAATATAATGGAGAATGTAGACCGGTTAAGTATCTATGATATTGAATGGTTATCAAGGTATTGTATAGAAACACTTAATTCTTATGGTGTAAGCACTGTAACTTTAAAGTATAGTAGTGTAGAAGGTAATTTAAGAAATCATTATGATTTTATTAAAAGTGAATTAAAGAAACTTAAAGAATCTGAAGATTATAGAAAGTTTAAGATACTTATGGTTAATTGTAGAAAGTATTATAAAGAAGGTAAGTATATATTCTCCCACTCAGGGGGAGTTAGTTGGAAACCTATAGAAGAGCAAACAGTAGACCAATTAATATGGTCTAGAGACTTTCAACCTAGAAAAGATGGATTTATATATGTGTGTGGTCATACACCTACTAGTAGTGGAGAAGTAGAAGAACATAATGATATACTGCTATGTGATGTAGGTTCTGTATTTAGAGATATAGATTTACCGCTTATTAAATTGGAGGATTAGATATGAAGAAAAAATATTTTAAAGGTCTTAAACTTAATGATTTTGAGAAAGAAGTTTTTGGGTTAAAGAGAAATAGAAGATATAAAAAAATGAATAAAAAATTAGGAAGAAATGAACCTAAGTATTGGAACTATGATATGTCCTTCTTTGTTCAATTATATGCTGATTTAAATGCCTTTATAGAAAGTAGTGAACGTTCTTGTATAGATATGGAATGGAATACTTTTGTAGATGTAGATGGTGAAGAAAGAACACAAATAGATATGATAAAACATATTTTAAGCTTAATACAGTACTACCATGAAGAAATGGATGACTTTGATATGGATAAATATGATGAGCTTGAACAAGTACAAAATAAAATATTAGATAATTTCAAAATTGTGTTACCATCACTATGGAATTAAAGGAGGGATTTTAAATATGGAAACAATAAGTTTAGGAAGATTACTAGAACTATTCAAAGATACAAAAACATTAAATAAACTTAATAAAGATAATTTTATAGCTTTAGAGCCTGCATATCGTCAGGATAAGGATAGTAAAGGTCATACTATACACTTTGATTTTAAAACACCTAAATTTGAAAACTTTTTCACAATTATTGTTAAACTCAACTCTTTTGAAGGTTATGGTAATGATGATATTGAACTCTGTCTATTAGCAGGTTATTTAAGGGGATATGTAAGTAAACGTATACCAAATACTTATGATGATTTTTTTAAAACCCTTATTCAATTAAGAGATGAGTACATCGAGTATAAAGGGGAGTTCAGAGAATCAAACAAAGAAGAATGTGATAAATCAAACCAATTAAAGATAGAGAAACAAAAACAACTCGATAAAATGGCTAGTACTTTAGATAAATATGTATAGGGAGGTAAGAATAAATGAGAGAGACTAAAGAATACATTATGTTTTGGGGTAAGGAAGATATTTATTCTAACTTTTACCCAGTAACATTTAAGCATAAAGGAAGAACATTTAATAACTCAGAACAAGCTTTTATGTGGCGCAAAGCTCAATATTTTAAAGATTGGCAGATAGCAGGAGAAATATTAAATTCTAAGAATCCGAACCATTCTAAAAGTCTAGGTCGTAAAGTTCGTAATTTTAATGAAGAGCAATGGGATAAGGTAAGATATGACATTATGGTAGAAGTGGTTAAAGATAAATTTATGACTACACATTTAAAACGGGAAATACTCGATACAGATTTACGTAAAGATTTCGTAGAGGCATCACCTTATGATAAAATATGGGGAGTAGGTCTTAAAGCAAATGACCCTAAAATATTAGATGAAAGTAATTGGAAAGGTCAAAATCTATTAGGTAAAGTAATGGAAGACGTTCGAGTACATTGTATTTATAATAAGTAGGCAATTATAAGATGGATAAGATAAATCTTAATAAAAAACATGATGGTTCTACCGTAATTAACATATCAAATAATATTACGTTAAAGATACAATGTACAGACCTAAGAAAAGAATGTGATGACTCAGAGGCACCTACTTCTTACACCCATTTTAAAGCTTATATTATTTATAACATATTTATCGTAGTCAATGATAGAAAACAAAAGAAAAAAGCTAAGTACGATTACTATAATGACCATGTAGGCAGAGGTAATGTTAAAGACTTGTTAAAAGTAAAAGATATTATCTTCCAGTTATCCACTCAATTAAATACTAATGAAATTATTAAAATATCAGGGGCAGACGAAAGAAGATATAAAATATATAAATATTTTATAGAAAAAGATATAAGATTTGAAGATAACATGTATTATAGCAAGAGTAATATATGGATTATAAACAACTTTAGTTTATTACAGAAGTTTCAATGGAATGCTGTGACAACTAAAGATGGGGACTATAATAAAAAAGAACTTAAAAAGATTGATAAAGAATGGAAAGAATTATTAATATAAAAGGAGAGTTAAAATGAATATAAAATATATAGACTTAGTATTAGAAAATTGTGATGTTGTAAGACTAGAGCCTAAAGATGTAAACAGGTTCCATATAGAAGGTATTACAGAAGGTATAGATTACTATGGTACGTATAAAGGGACTTCACACATAAATAGAACACGTCATTGTACTTATTTTGGTATGCTTATTGATAATCCTAAAGAAATACCTCAAGTCGGTTTTGCTTACCCGGATAATACGAATGCTTATGAAATGATTACAGCGTATTCAGATATTACAGCTATAGATATTATTTATGAAGATGGAACAAATGAATACATTTATGTAGACTTCAATGAATATAATGATAACTATAATATTAATCAAAAGAATGAGTATTATAATAATATGCTAGAAGTAACTATTACGGAAAGTAATTCTATAGAAGAAGAGGAAGAATCATATGAATAAAACATTCTTTAAAGCCTTAGGAAAGAATACATTAGAGTATTCAATACAAGGATTAGGATTACTTGTAGCTCTTCCTATAATGCTAATTATATTCTCTGTATTTTTAGCAGTCATTATTGGTATTCCTGCAGGTATCATTTATGGTTTATATGCATTAGGCATAAACAATGACTTTATAACTCAGCTCATACCAGTTATGTGGTTCATAATTATATATGGTATAACAAGAACACAGGATAATAAAAAACCTTTTGTTAAACTAAAACTAAAGGATTACTTATTATCTATCTTATATCTCACAATTATCACAGCTACAAGTGTTTTAGAAAGTGTTTTACTATTTAAAGTATTACCTTTTACAGGAGACATTAGAGCAGTTATAACTTTGTTATCATTTATACTATTTTTAGCTGTTAATAGAGGTATCTGTAAAATTGTTATTAAAAGTTATAAAGAATATAAGGAGGACTCACAATGATAGAAATCAGTGTCTCATGGACTTACCTAATATCATTTTTATTACTATGGTCAGCCGGAACATTATATATTAACTACCTTATTTATAGAATCAGATTAACAAACAAGGAACGTAAAGAAATGAGTAAAGAACACCATCGTAATCGAGAAGAAATAAAACAAAGGATAGAAAATAGGAGAGGAAAATAATGGCTTATGAGTATAAAAATAAAATTCAAGATATTATAACTGACAACGAGAACTACTGGTGTATTGATAATGAAAAAGAATTAAAAGAGTTACAAGAAGTCTATCAAAAATCAAAAGCCTTCGATGAAATTGTAAATGAATTTTACTATCAATTAAAAAATTTAGAGAGTTGGGACACCCTAGACCAAAAAGATTGTCAGACGTTAAAACAAATATTAGAAGAGAATATAAAGGAGGAAAACTAATGGAATTTTTTATAGATAGAACAAGCACAATTAATAAAAAGCCTATAGAAGGTGCCTATATAAAGGAATTAGAACGTGTAGACCAAAAAGGTAATCCATTTACTATAGAACGTTGGTGTGTAGAAATTAATAGCTTAGAAGAGCTTACAGAGTTAAGTAACCAAGAGGGAGAAGTTATTATTAATACTAGAGGTGACTCACCATTTTCACCTTACCTAGAAATATATGATGACTATAGAGAATAAAGGAGGATAACTAATATGAAAATATATCAAGTAGAACATAATAATTGTGAACCCTATGAAGATAATTTCCATTTCAGAGAAGAAGAAGTTTACACAAATAAAGAGAACCTCATACAACGAATTAAAAATGAAGGGTATAAGGAAGAGACTAGCTATAGAGGGGAACAAGAGTTTACTAAAGGAGACCCTAGAGGATTCGATGGAATGGATATGATTACTATTCATGAATTAGAAATTATTAACAATATGTGATATATTATAAGTAAGAATTTAATAGAATAGGAGAATTATAAATGCCACATTTAAAAGCTTATGATAAAGAAGGTAATATATTAGCTATAGGTTATGATGTAAAAAATCACCAGGGTTCAGTTATTATACCTAACTTATCACCACATACTAATTACCCGCAAGGGGAATTTTATATTTCATGGGAAGGGGATAATTTCGAATCAGAAAAAATAGTAGTTCCTGAATTTACTACATTAGAATCTTCTTATAAAGAAATTACTTTCTATGCTAAAGACATCTTAACTGTTAAACCTATGACTGCTTATGATATAGCAGTTAAGAATGGATTTGATGGAACAGAGGAAGAATGGGTTAAGTCCATTAAAGGGGAACAAGGTCCTCAAGGTATTAAAGGAGATAGAGGTTTACAAGGTCCACAAGGACCTAAGGGTGATAGAGGTTTACAAGGTCCACAAGGACCGAAAGGTGATAGAGGTGCAGATGGTGTTGATGGTATAGATGGTACCATGACATTTGAAGAATTAACCGAAGAACAAAAAGCAACGCTAAAAGGTGCAGATGGAGCACAAGGAGAGCAAGGTCCACAAGGACCTAAGGGTGATAAAGGTGAACCTGGTGAAAAAGGAGAACAGGGTGAGCGTGGTCCTGAAGGCTCTGAGGGACCTAAAGGAGATATAGGTCCACAAGGTCCAACAGGTCCTATGGGACCAAAAGGGGATAAGGGTAACACTGGAGAAAAAGGTGAAAAAGGAAATGGTTCTGTCAATCAAACTAGACTACCTCAAATATTAAGAGAGCAATATTTTGAAAACTTAGAAATTCCAGTAGTCGATAGTGTTGATGGAATTATAGAGCAAATCAACCCGCTCAATGCACAAACGGTAAACTACTACTTTATTGGTAATGTTTTGGATATTAATGCACCAGAAACAAAAACAACTGATTTTTCACAGTTTCAACAATGTATTGTAACAATGGGTTGGACTGATAGTTCAGTCTCTATATCTAATGCTAAAATACAAACTTATATAAATACGACAAATACTGCTTTTGCTTTGTTACACATATATAACGGAAAACCTGTCTTAGACAAAGCCTATATCAGTCCGTCTATGCGTGAAGATTATATGAATGACCTAATCAAAACGTTTGGAAATAGAAACGATTTTGAAATTAAATTAGGAAAGGGTATTATTTTCGATATTTCAAGACGTTTCACCAACTTAGCAACATTAAAAGCAATTGTTGACGAAATTTCAGCTAACAAAGGAGATTATTTACAATTACATTTTTCTGATGACCAAGGTTATTCAATTTATTCAGAAATTTTAGGGCAGAATGGAACTACAAGTAATGATAAATATTTAACTAAAAAAGAAATTATGGAACTTATAGACTATGCCAATGGTAAAAATGTTATGATTGTTCCTGATTTCGATGTCCCAGGTCATTCTCAAGGGTGGTTAGACTTATTAAAAGAAAAAAATCCCGATTTATATACTAATGTAGTGTCTGATTATGATACTGGTTTGGCTGATTATTATGGAAATGATATATCTGCAAAATTTATAGAAGACCTTATTGAAGAAATTACAACTATGTTTTATCAACCTAAATACGGTGATAGATTAGTTTTCTCAATTGGAGCCGATGAAGTACCTGGTGCCGATGTTGCTCAAATTGATTATGTGAATTTTGTTAATAGAATGGCAAAAAAAGTTTATGAGAGAGGTTATTATCCTAGAGTGTGGAATGACTGCTTTACAGACGATGGTATTAAAATATTAAACGATAATATCGAGGTAGTTTATTGGCAACAAGGGCTATCTTCTGCCGAGAAATTTATTGAGGAAAATAAGATGGTAGTTAATAGTAATTACTATCTTCTAACTTATGGTCCATCTTTAAATGGAAAAGTAGGGGGTGTCATTGATGAACAAATAGATTATATACGTTCTAATTTTGCTAATAATAAGTTTTGTGAGAAAGAAAATCCGTATACAGTAGTTAATACTAAAGATAATTTAAAAGGTACAGCTTTTACTTTTTGGAATGAAGAAGGTAATGAATTAACAGATGAAGAATTGTTAGAACAAGTTATACCAATTATAAAAGCATATTTTACACTTGTTTAAGTCGGCTCATTGAGACGAAATATTAACATATGATTTAGAAAGTAATGATAAAGTACAAAGCTACAGATGAATGGTCATGGGAAGAAGAATAAATCATTAAGTCACTCTAATAGAGTGGCTTAAATTATTTATAATAATGGTTGACATTCTACTTACTATCCTTTATAATAAGTATATAACCAATTAGGAGGTAATACATTATGAATGAATTACAAGGCGTACAAACGCTATTTAATAAACTAGAGAAGAGAATAAAGGACACAGCTTACTGCGGTAATAAACAATTAGGGTATAAGGATATACTAAAGCTTCAAATGGGGCTTGACGATACAGCTTTCGAAGTATTATACTTTGATGAACTAGAAGAGTACTTAGAAAACCCTCAGGACTACCACCTTTACTATGATGACTCAAGAGTAGACTGGATTGAGGTATGGGAGCATATGAATACTATAGAACAGGAACTAGATAATAGAAGATTACTTGTATAGATAAGAGAGACCAAGAACTTAATCTTGGTCTCTAATTTTGTCTAAATATTCTTGTCTTTCTTTTTTTATTTTTGTTAGTTTTTCTTCTAGCTGTTTAATTTTGTAATCAAAAGGAGTATATTCAATAAGACCTATTTTAGAAGCTTGTTTAAGTCTTTCTATAATAACTGAAGAGGATACTTTTAATTTTTTCCCAATTTCATTAGGAGTAAGACCACTATTATATAACTCTATAACCTCTATAATAAACCCATTCTCCATGTATTTATAAACAGCTTTCCAATCTACATCTTCTGTAGGGATAACACTATCTATAATACTTTGTTTGATATAGTCAAAGTTGTGGTCTCTTACATCTATCTCTATATACTTTAATCCATGAGCAATTGCTTGGTCTTTTTTCCATTTATCATTTTTCTTATTTTCCTCTAACGTAAGACTAAATCTTTGACCTTCATTTTGTTCTAGGTAATGCTGTACACCGTGAACTTCTATAACACAACCATCTTCAGGTAAATAAAAGTCATAACGTTTACGATTAGACCAATCAAATGATTTCTCAGCAACGTATTCAATACCTTGTTGCTTTAATACCTGCTCTACCATAGATTCTCCTCGACTTCTATGTTTATTAAGTTCCTTAAGGGATTTCTTCATAGAAGAGCAGTCAGAACAATATTCTTTAGAATGATTATTAATTTGGCTTGTTTTAATTTTCTTTATCATACCACACTCATTACATTTTACTATACTAAAACGAGTTATTTCTACTTTACCGTCTTTAGCTATTTTTTCTTCTGTAATATTTTCTTTTACATTAAACTTACCTATAGTATCCCCTTCTTTATAAGGATAGATATAAGGTTCAGCAACCCGTTGTAAATTACCTATAATAATATTAAGAACATTGTATAAGAATGTATTACCTCTAGTATCTTCTAATCTCACATACTCAATAATCTTATCTTTATTATTTCTTTTTACAAAGTAATCTATAATTTTAAGTGTTCCTTTAGTATCATTAAATTCATAATTAAAAGATAAACCTATACTATTTTTAAAATCAGTATTATAAGAAACCCTACCGTAAAATTTATAATTATCAATTTTAGGTAAATGACTGATATCTACGGAACGTTTACCGTTGAATCTCTTGATTAGTCCTTGTCTTTTACGCTCATTATAAGTTACCCTATCTAAAGCTACTCTATTAAGAGAACTTATAGTAATAGTTCCTTTTTCACCTTTAAATACATAATCATATGTTGCCTCAGGGACTCTAGATTTAAGAGTTATATACAAACTATCATTAAGACCTTTATAACTGAAAGGAACTTCTATATTTTCCATTTGCTCAATTAAGTCATAGTTATACTTAACACTTTTATTTTTCTTAAAAGGGAGTTTAGATAAGTCCACCCAAACGTCATCATTACTTTTCCTAACTTTTATAATATTTTTCTCCATATTTTTAATACCTCACTTTTATTGTTTATCTATAATATAACACGTATACAACAAGAAGTCAAGTATATAATTTTAGTGTTGACTTTTATAATTAAAGAGATACTACTATCCTTATTTTGTTGACTTTTATAATTAGGTTCTATAGGATTGGCATTTAAATAGTACTTGGGTAGAGGGTAGGGGCATATAATGACACGCCCGGAACTGTGAGCAATTAGGGTAGCCCCCGTATAATATAAAAAAATTATATAATAGGATAAAAATAAAGAAGGGCGTTTGCCCTCCCTTTTCTTTAAATTAAATTTCTTAAGCTTTGAACAATAATATCTAAGTTTCTAACTTTTTCTTGTTGTTCTTCTATATCTATTAAGTCTTTACCTTGGTCGTGCATTTTAAATAGTTTAGTTGTTTCTTTCTCTAATTGGCTTTCAAATTTGTTTAAGTTTGATTGGTAGTTCATAGTTATCAATTCCTTTTCTTTGTTTTATTTATCTTACAAATACTATTATACAGTATTCTGAACATATTGCAATAGTTTTGACTAAACTTTTTTAAATAAATTTAAACAAATGTTTCAAGCAGTTCTTTAATCTCATCAGTAGATAATGAAGATAGGTCATAAGCTTCTCTAAGCTCTTCTAAGCTACCATATGAGCCATTACTATATGAAGCGGTGTTATTGTTCATCTGTATTGTTCCGCTTCCCTGTGTGCGTCTGTGTAGCTCATTATTGATGTACTGCTCTATGAGGTTATCCGTTGGGTGAACCTGCTCCTGCAGGAGTTTACTCTTTGCACTCTTAACGACATTGTGAACCTCTCTAATGTTCATTACTCATCATCACCAGTCATAGCATCCACTAATGTCATTAGCTCCTGCTTAGCCTTTATCTGTTGTTCTAGTTGTTTATTTAATTCTTGCATTGTCTTCTGTGTGTCTGCTATTTGCTTGTCTAATAATCTAACTGCTTCGTTTAACGCTTTGTTTACTCTTCTTGTGTTCATGTTCAACATCTCCTAATAATTAATCCCTAGAGGGTTATTTTCTTCGTGTTCCGCTTCACTATCGAATAAAGTAATATCTTTAATTGAAAAGTTGTTTCCTTCTTTGTCACATACGAATAATTCAAGTTCCTTATTTTCTACTGCTTGTAATTGGTTTATAATCTCTTTAATTGTCATGTTCAACATCTCCTGATTAATTGTATTAGAGAAGCGGTTAAGCTCCTCTGTGTGTCTCTGTGTGCTTCCTAGTATTCGTTAATGATGTCCTCTAGTTTCATGATTTCATATTCAGTAAATAAATTTAATAATTTATCATTTTGCTTTGTTAACTGATTAAGTACTGAAATTGCTTTTTCTTCATCATCGTAAATATCCATAATATTGTCATCATCTGTTCTAAAATCCATAAGTAAGCTTTCTAAAATGTTTTCAAGGTCAGGCTCTTCGTGAATTCCCATGCCTTGTTTCCAGTCAAATTCTTCGGTAACTCCATTATGTGTTAGCTCTACAGTGTAAGCATTATGTTTCCATCCATTTTCAAATTGTACTCCATAGTATTCAAAATCCATCTCAATAGTGTTTAGTAAGTTTGTCATAATTAATCAAATCCTTTTCTTTTTTTATTTTTTCTATACTCTTATATTACCATCTATATGCTAGGGTGTCAATACCTTTTTTAAATTAATTTCCAACCGATGTCGTTTACATATTCTTCTAGTTCTTCCATAGTGTCCGCAAATTTGATTGACTGTAGAGTGTCAGAAGTCACCACAACCGCTTCTTGGTCGTAAATTTTACTGTCTAGGATGTTATTATCTAAGTGGTCGATGTACTCCCAAATTAGGGCTTGTTTTACGCTCTCAAGTGTTGCTATGCTAATTACGATTTCATTATCTCTATTGATTAATTTCATTTGTATCAATTCCTTTTCTTTAGTATAGTTTAATATTATCATTTATTGTTTAAGGTGTCAAGACCTTTTTTTAATTTTCTTCTTCTGAGTTCCAACCGTTAATGAATCCAAGTACGAATGGTATTACCATGAAAACCAATATCCAAATCATCATTTTGTTTACCTCCCTTATTTGTTTTACCTTATGTATTAATATTAACATTTAAGGGGTTAAGTGTCAACCCCTTATTTAGATTTTTTTAAACAGTTTCTGAATTCTTTTTTAATTCGATTTGTAGGTCTAATTCTCTAATCTGTGCGCAAGTTCTTTCAAATGCTTCATAGTATCCGTTTGCTAATTCTTCATCTGATTTTCTTTCTAGTCTCTCTAATTGGCTTTCTAATTGTTTGATTGTTTTTGTCATTGTAATCATTTCCTTTTCTTTAGTATAGTTTAATATTATCATGAAGCGGTTAGTTTGTCAACCGCTTCTATGAAGTTTTTTTTATTTCTTTTTGCTTGTTTTCTTGCCTGGTTTCCAACCTGCAGGTGGCATGAATTTGTCCGCCATTTTTTGAATGTTGCCTAAGTTTGAGTTTGCCATTTTGTATTTCCTCCCTTTTCTTTATACTCTAATATTAACATGGCAGGGGTTGAATGTCAACCCCTTTTATTAAGTTTTTTTATGCATATTCTTCGATTGCTTCATGTACTAGGAAAGTTAAAACTTTACCACCTAAGAATTTACATTCTTTATTTGCTTCTGATAGAGTGTAGTCATACACCTTTTCAAAGCTAACCGCTTCGTTGTATTCTTCTTGTGTCATAACTCCGTCCATAACGCTATTATCCATCATAATGATGTATTCCATTGCCGTATCTTTTACTATTTCTAATCTGTTCATAATTATCAATTCCTTTTCGTTTTTTTTGTTTTTCTAACTATCTTAATATTATCATGTATTTGGAAGTTTGTCAACACCTTTTTAAAAGTTTTTTAAATTCTTTTTTTAGGTTATTTCCTCCGCTTCCTTACTACACTTTATATATTACACTATAGTACAAAATAAGTCAACCCTTTTTATAAACTTTTTTAAATAAATTATTTGAAAGAAAGTTCTTGACTTTAGAGGCAAAATTTGAGATAATAGAGGTGGACGGTATCTTTAAGATAATTAAATTATTATATAAAAAAAGAAAGTATTGACAACCAGTAGTAAAATTGATATAATGGACTTGGAGCCTTAAAAACTCTATAACTTTTTTATATAATATTATTTTTATACTAAAAAAAGTTGTCACTTTATTATCTCATTTTTTAATACATTTGTCAAGCATAAATTTTACATAAAAAAACCGCTTCAAGAATTTAATCCGAAGCGGTTTATATAAAATTTTTATTTAATTTTTAAACATTAATTCATATAAGTCATAAGATAATAAATCTAAATCTTCATAATCTATAATATATAGTGTACCATTAATTTTTATACTGATTGCCTCTTGTTCATAGAATACAATCAATTGTCTAGCAATCTTTGATAAGGCTTGTAATAACCCTTGTTGGTCGTTCATGTCTTGCATACCTTTGTCATAGTACCACTCAAGATTTAAGTTGTCATCTTCCATAATACGTTGCTCATCGTCTGACCACCATTGTCCCTTGATTTCAGTTATCGTACAACCTCCACATATTTTAGTTGCATTGTTAACCGCTTCTTTAATTGCAGGGCTTGAAATCTCTTTACCACTATTAGTATATTTAGGTACGATAATTTCCACTTTATTTTGTAATTTAAACATTTTCATCAATTCCTTTTCAGTTTATTTTGTCGTTGTGCTTGATTACCTTACAATTTAATAATAACATGGTAGGGCTTGAAAGTCAAGCCCTTTATTTAATTAATTTTCGTAAATGAATAAGTCTTTGCTTGGTAAGTATCTAAAGTTTGGCGCAATTCCTAAGCAATATACAAGTGTGTTTAAACTGTCACGGTCTGAGTTGCTTTCACCATAGTATGAAACAATTTCATTTACGCTTAAGTCAATCTCAATTGTTTGTGTGCCCCAATGTCTCATAATTAATTTGTTGCCATCAATTTCGATTGCATATTTTTCCTCAAGCTCACCCTTGCTATATCCGTCAAAGTAACGACCGTTTAAAATTGCTTGCCCTTTGTTTTCTGCTTTAGTTAATAAGTTTTCGATAGTTTTGATAAATTTCATTATAATCAATTCCTTTTCTGTTTGTTTTTTGTTATCTTAATAATATCATGGTTTCAAGTGACTGTCAATAGTTTTTTTAAACTTTTTTATTTAGGTTGGAAGCGGTTGACCGCTTCCCTTACCTTGTAACTTAATAATAACATGTAGTGTTTAAGTTGTCAAGCCTTATTTTGAATATTTTACAATTTTATTTGCTTTCAAGAAAGTAACATCTTGACGGTAGTTTTTTAATTCTTCTGTAAACCTTTCATTATTTCTCATTCCGATTAGTTTAAGTGTTGTTGTAATTTTTCTCATTTTCATCATATCCTTTTCATTTGTTTTATTTGTTATCTTAATATTAACATGTTGTTTCTAGGTTGTCAATAGTTATCTTAAAAAAATATTTATATTATCTTGTAGTAGTAAAAACCAGTTTACAAGTTTAGGTGTGATTGTTGCAACTAAACCACCTATAATAAGTAATAGAATGTTATCTGTTTTTTGAGTTGATTTAATTGTTTTGTTTTTCCATTTAAATTTTAGCATTTGTTTTGCCTCCCTTGTTGGTATACCTATATATTACTATAGAAAGAAACACAAGTCAATAGATTTAATGAAATTAATTTAAAAAACTTTTTTTACATTAATCTATTGACATTAAGACCGAATTATTATATAATGGAAGTGATACCAAAAAAGGAGAGAAAAAAAAATGGTTGAAAATAAAATTAATGAGGTTTGGAAACCTATAAAAAAAGAATATTTTAATAAGTATAATTTTTATGTTTCTAATTTAGGTAGGGTAATGATAAATGATAGGTTAAGCAAAATACATGTAGACCGTGACGGATATTTAACCGTAAAGATAAATAAGAAACGTCACATGGTGCATAGACTTGTATATGAATATTTTGGCAATGACTTTAATCCTAACTATCATGTACACCACAAAGACGGTAACAAACAAAATAACCGCATTGATAATCTGGAGTGTATCAGTCCATCAGAACACAATAGAAAGCACCACAAGGACAACACATTCAATAGGTACAACAGGGGGTATATTCTATCAGACGATGAAAGAAACGCCATAGCAAGCAAATACAAGCCATATAAGTATACTGCGGATATGTTGGCAAAGGAATATAATATAAGTGTTAAGACTGTAAGAAGAATTGTAAAAGAATTTAAAAAAAGTTAAAGAAAAGGCTTGACCTTTTCTTTTTTGTATAGTATAATATAAGTATAGTAAGAAAGCGGTAAGGAGCCTACGTGTCCGCTATATAAGAGAAGAGGTTCCGAGAAAGACCCCGACTAAAATCATTTAAATATTAGACAATTCTATAACTTTTTTATATAATAATTTTTTTATACTAAAAAAGGTCTTCACTTAATTATACCATAAAAAATACAACCTTGTCAATAGTCAATTTTACACTAACTTATTTATTAAATAATTTTTTTATATAAATTAAAATAAATAAAAAATCCCTAGAAATTTAATCCTAGGGAATTGTATAATTTTTTTATATTATTGTATTGCACTTCTATTATATCTTAATTTCATAAATTTATTATAAGTTTGTTTACTGTTAAATATAATAAATTCATCTGATTCATTTTTAAATATATTGTGTACAGTTTGATAACTCATATATCCATTTTTAGCTAAATTCCATAAAGTTTTTATATCACTGTTATTTTTTTCTATTTTAAATTTCATATTATCATATCCTTTTTATATAATTTTTTTATTTAATTCAGAAGCGGTTTTATTTAACCGCTTCATATTTAATTTTATTGACTAATTTTATTTGTTTTAACTTGTGTGTAAGCATATTCTAAAGTGTCCGCTATATTATAGCTTTGGAATACTACACCACCGCCAAACCATTTGGCACGATATTTATTAAAGCCGTATAGTTTATTGATGTTGTCATAGTCTGCTAGTTTAATATTTAAATCCATGAAATGCACTACATAACGTGGGTTGCCGTTTGCGTCATTTGGAATTCTGAAAGCCGTAATGTCTTGCCCTTGTACTGTGTGAGTTTCTTCGTATAAGTAATTTTTGTTTGTCATAATAATCAAATCCTATTCTATAATTTTTTTATTTAATTTCGTTATTTGCTAGGTGGCTTGTCTTAACTTCTATACTAATAATAACATGTATCTTGTAAGGTGTCAACACTTTTCTTTAACTTTTTTAAAAAGTTTTTTAAGGTGTGTTGCTATCCCTTACATCTATTATATTACTACATCTTAAGGGGTATTGCAACCCTTATTTTTAAATTTCTTCAACAAATTTTATTTCTTTATTCTGTACCCCGTAAACAACATTTTCATATACGATTATAATCACATCATCAATTACATTTACTAACATGCTAGCCGGTTGGGCTTGCCCTCTCATGCTCATTATAGGCGTTTTGCGGAACATTTGAACAGTGTCGTAGTTTCCTTTAATGCTTACGATTAAAGCCGTATATGTGCGTGTATGGTTTAATGTGCTTTCATATAATGGCGGTTCTGTACATCTGTATCCGTCCATCTGCCACAACTCCATTATAGTGTCTGCAATTTCTTTTACATCCATTTAAATCATCTCCAATTAAATAATTTTTTTATATAATTCTAATATCTTGTTGCTGTTCCCTTGCTGTACCTTTATATTACTACCATATGATAATAAAGTCAATAAGAAAATGCAAATTCTTTTAAAAACATTTTTAGGGCTAAAAACTACTATTATATAGAAGAAAAAAGAATTTAAAAAAAGTTACTCAAAAGTATTGACTTCTGAATAACTATACTGTAATATATAAAGTGTAGTAAGGCAAGGGACAAACCCCAACCGCTTCTACAAATATTATATAAAAAAATTATAAGAAAAGGATTTGATTTAAATGAAAATAAACTATATTCCAATGTGGGACAATGAAGACGTATTACAGTATGCAAAATCACAACTATTAGTAAATGAATTAGAAACAAAAGAAATTGTATTCAAAAATTATCAAATATCAGATGATATTGATAACGGAACAGATAAAAAATATTATGAAATATATGAAAGTAAATTTTATGTAGATGAGGATACAACAAAAGAAGAATTTAATAATTTAATTATAGAAAATGAAAAACTAATAAAAGATTACAAAACACAAAACGGATTAATTAAAAATTTAATTAAATCACAACATGAAGTAAATGAATTTGAATACAATGTTATAAATATTCTATAAAAAAATTATACAATACACT